CATATCAATATTATATTCAATATTGTCTACTAATGGATGTTTTTCAATAAGTAATATAAGATCATCTAATCCATTAACTTCATGTTCAATGTTAATTTTTTCCTTAATTATAATAGGTGATTTTGAGGGGTCAGTACATAACGCATATGGATCATTATGTTCATCTGGAATGTGACCATCACAAATAGAGAGATAAATATCCAAAGTATCTCTATTAATAATACTAGATGGATCAGGCAACTCCGGAGATGGATAAATTATATTATCTAATCCATTAGTTAAAATAGTTGATCGTGATTTCTTTAATCTTGGCTCATTCATAAGTGTATTAATACTATTAGTACTTCTAGATCGTTTTTCACTGCCGTTGCTATTTTCATCTTCTTCAAGCAATTTTATAATATTTTGTAACGCATGTTTTCTCCATTCATGTAAAGGGTCATTATCATGATTATCATCGTCATTAAACAAATTATATGACGGATGTATATTGTTTGATATGTCATTCTTATCGAAAGTAATTAATTGTCCTGATGGATCTATTATATTACCGCTGTTGTCCCTCATGTGTGTATATATACTGTTAAGATTTAAAGATAAATTGAAACTATTAATACCTCATGTCAACGATGCAAACCAAGACTATGACTTCACCAACATTTACTGTTAAAAAGGAAAATATGGATGCTCCTATTGACTGCTCGAATTATATTGAGCAGCCATGGGACGTAATAAGCTCATACTTCGATGGAAAGCATCTCGAACAACTTGTTCGTCACCAAATTGAATCATATAATGATTTTGTAACATATCAAATCCCAAAAACAATTTCCATGTTTAATCCTGTTCACATTAAGTCCGATAAGTGCTTGGATGAAGCTTCGGGGAAATATAATCTTGAAATGTTTGTCACTTTCGAAAACTTCAATATTTATCGACCTCAGATTCACGAAAATACTGGTGCGATTAAGCTTATGTTTCCACAAGAGGCTCGATTGCGCAACTTTACATATGCTTCGAATATGACAATTGACATGAATATCAAATATATTGTTCGAAGTGGTGAAAATCTAGAATCAGAACAAACTTCATATAAGAAACTTCAGAAGATTCACATCGGTAAATTGCCTATCATGTTGAAGTCGGCAGTATGTGTACTCCAGCAATATTCACATGTACCATCTGCTGTAACTGGCGAATGCGAGTTTGACGCTGGAGGATACTTTATCATCAATGGATCTGAAAAGACATGTTTGGGTCAAGAAAGAGCTGCCGAAAATCTAGTACAGTGCTTCAATACTGAGAAAAATAATTCAAAATGGGCATGGACAGCCGAAATTAAATCTGTTCCAGATTTCAAGTGTATCTCGCCAAAGCAGATTACTATGTTAATTGCAAGCAAAAATAATGGTTTTGGACATTCAATAATGCTTCAAATCCCAAGAATCAAAGCACCAATCCCGCTATTCGTAGTATTTCGTGCACTTGGAATTATCACAGATAAGGATATTTGTGAAATGATCGCATTGAATGTTAATGATCGCACCGAACAAAAAGAAACGCAAACACTTTTAATGTCATTGCGTGCTTCAATTGTTGATGCAGCAACCTATATGACAAAGGAAGAAGCACTTCAATTGATTACTAGTAATGCTATGTATACTCCACTCAACATGGACAAAGAAACTGGTCAACGCAAGAAACGCCAGTTTACAGTTGATGTTCTAGAAACAGATCTGTTTCCCCACTGCCAGACTATGGAGCAAAAAATCTACTTTCTTGGATACATGGCAAATAAGCTACTGAGAACCAGCTTTGGATGGGAAATTGTTGATGATCGCGATTCTTATCTTAATAAAAGAATAGATCTAAGTGGTGTTCTGTTGAATAACTTGTTCAGAAACTACTTCAATAAGCTAGTCAAGGATATGCAAAAGCAAATTGTGCGTGAAATTAACAATGGATCGTGGAAGTCTACTGAAGATTATGACAATATCATCAATATGACAAATATTTATAAAATTGTTAAATCCACTACTATTGAAAATGGTCTTAAGAGAGCATTAGCAACAGGTGACTTTGGTATTAAACAGACTAGCAGTAATAAAGTAGGTGTTGCACAGGTTCTTAATCGACTTACGTATATCGCCAGTCTTAGTCATTTGCGTCGAGTAAATACACCAATTGACAAAAGTGGCAAATTAATCCCTCCTCGTAAACTACACAATACTTCATGGGGATTCTTGTGTCCTGCTGAAACTCCAGAAGGTCATAGCGTAGGCGTTGTTAAGAATCTTAGTTATCTTACACATGTAACTATTCCGTCTAATAGCACGGCATTGTATGATTATACTGAAGATCACATTTATAAGTTTGATGAACTTTCAAAGGAAGGACTTCATGGGGGCGTCAAGGTATTCATTAATGGATGCTGGCTTGGAAACGCAAAAGATGCACTTGCACTCTACAAGAGCCTCAAGAAAAAGAAACATAAGGGTATTATTAATATTTATACCTCCATCACATTTGATATTAAACATAAAGAAATCCGTGTTTGCAACGAAGCTGGTCGTCTTGTTCGACCAGTACTTCGAGTAAAAGATAATTTGCCTGTACTTTTAAAGAGTCATATTAAGCGCATTAGAAATAAGGATATTGGATGGGATGATCTATTAACTGATATGAAACTAGGAGAAGCTATCATTGAGTATATTGATCCTGCAGAGCAAAACCTTAGTATGATTGCAATGAAACCATCTGAACTTCAGCAAGTTGGTGTAAGCAAGGTATATCGATACACACACTGTGAGATTCACCCCAGTACTATATTTGGTATTCTAGCATCTTGTATTCCTTTCCCGGAACATAATCAATCGCCAAGAAATACATATCAGTGTGCGATGGGTAAACAAGCAATGGGTATGTATGTAACAAACTATGACCTACGAATGGATAAAACTGCATATGTCCTCTCTTATCCAATGCGTCCTTTGGTAGATACTCGTATCATGAATCTCATTGAGTTGAACAAGGTGCCATCTGGTTGCCAAGTTATTGTTGCAATTATGACCCATTCTGGTTATAATCAGGAGGATTCTATCCTATTTAACGAAGGATCTATCAAGAGAGGATTGTTTCAAGCAACGATATTAAACACCATCAAGGATGAAGATAAAAAAATACACGGCGATGAAGAAGTACGCTGTCGTCCTGATGAAACCAAGACTAAGGGCATGAAGTACGCAAATTATGACAAGGTAAATGATCAAGGAGTGATTCCTGAAAATACAAAGTTAGATAATCGCGATGTTATTATTTCCAAAGTTCTTCCAATCAAAGATGCCCGAAATGATCACACAAAAACAATTAAATACGAAGATCAGAGCATTATGTATCGAACAAACGAAGAATGCTATATTGACAAAAACTTCATTGACAGAAATGGTGATGGATATAACTTTTGCAAAGTTCGAGTGAGAACAGTTCGTCAACCAACTATTGGAGATAAGTTTAGTTCTAGACACGGGCAAAAGGGCACGATTGGTAATATTATTCCGGAATCTGACATGCCGTTTACATCAAATGGAGTCAAGCCGGATATTATTATCAACCCTCATGCTATTCCATCTCGTATGACTATTGCACAATTGAAAGAAACCCTTCTCGGTAAAACATTGCTGAATCTTGGATTGTTTGGCGATGGCACAAGTTTTGGTGATCTAGAAATTAAAGATATTTGTAAGCACTTGCAAAAAGCAGGATTTGAATCTAATGGAAATGAAATGCTCTACAACGGTCTAACTGGTGAAGCACTTGAGACATCGGTATTTATTGGACCGGCGTTTTACCAGAGGCTAAAGCATATGGTTAAGGATAAGATGCATGGTCGCAGCTATGGACCTAAGGTTAATCTTACTCGTCAACCAGCAGAGGGTCGTAGGCGTGATGGAGGCCACAGATTTGGTGAGATGGAGCGTGATTGTATGTGTTCGCATGGTGCTTCAAGATTTACTAAAGGGAGAATGATGGATGCATCTGATGGATTCGGAACGCATGTTTGTCGATGCTGTGGTGCAATTGCAGCTTATAATGACAAGCGTCATGTTCATATTTGTAATCAGTGTGATAATCGTACAGACTTCGCGTATGTGGAACTTCCATATGCATGCAAGCTACTCTTCCAAGAACTCATCACAATGAATGTCGCTCCTCGTATCATGACATCATAAACAAAATACTGCAAACATTTAGACATACAAAATATATTTTTTATAGATAATGTATATAAGATGTCCGGTAATATATCTGAAAATAGATCATTAGGGGGAGGTAATCCCGGTTCTCAGCCAGCTCTTCTAGGAGGCGGTGCTAATTCTAACGGAGGTTCTGGAATGGTCGGTAGTAGTGAAAGAGGAAGAACTCGTTTTTTATTAAGAAATGCATATGGTAAAGTCACGCCTATTGCTAAAAATATTGGTCCAACTACATCAGAATTATCAAAACAGATATCACTTACGCCTTTTAGACTGGCAACAAACGCAGGAGATTTAAGAGGCGCAGTTGATTCTGCACCAGCACCTGGCATGCCAAATGCTAATCAGCTATCTGGTGTTGGAACTATTTCATCATTAATGTTTGGCATTGGCGATGGTACTCGTAATAATGGATCAGCATTATATAGTGGAAACCCAAAATATGTGTATGACTCATCTGACTATATCCGATACAAGAAACAAAGTTCCGAACTTAAGACCTACAACAACAAGAGTTTCGGCGGTTCTAACAACGGCTCGTTCACATTCTTGATGAATGTTCGAGGTTAAGTAGAATTATTTTCTAGCGAGAATACATAACAATGAATAAGATCTTAGTTGAGTTTCTTGGAACCCTTTTCTTCCTTTACGTTATCATTGCTACTGGCAATGCACTTGCAATTGGTGCTGCTCTAGCAATTGCTATTATGATTGGAGGTCCAATATCTGGTGGTAACTTCAATCCTGCAGTTACTATCATGATGGCTGTTGCAGGAAAACAGCCAATGAAAGAAGTCGTGCCATATATTCTTGCCCAAGTTGCCGGAGGCCTTGCCGCGTTTGAGCTTAGCAAGCGAATCAAGCTTTAAGGGATTTTAATTACATTATACATTTTTTCTATCATTAATGTATAATGCCTAAACAGACACGTAGAAAGGGATACGGAAAGAATCGTATGCATAAATACCGAGGTGGTGGTTGGTTTGATAGTATGAAAGAAAAAGCAAACCAACTTAAGGATGACGCAATCCAAAAATCGAAAGATATGGGTCTTCATGATAAAGCAGCTGCTGCTCATCAAGCAGCAATGGATCATGCAAATACCGCAAAGCAAATGGTCGGTACTGCTCATAGTAAAGCCATGGAAAAGGGCGCAGAGATTCATTCTCAAATGAAACCTCATCTTGATGTTGCATCCGGTCATGCTAATGATGCACTTATGCATGCTCAAAGTAAAAATATGGATGGATTTAAAAGTTCAATGAGTAATTTTGCAGGTTCAATGACAAAAGCTGGTTCTACCGGAGGAAACCATATTATGAACAACACCAAGGTTGGAGATGCAACTCTTGCTGATCATGCAAGTGCCATGAGCAGTAAGGTTAGTTCATCTGCTTCAGATCTTCATGGTAAGGCTATGGGTTGGTTAAGCTCTTTAACAGCTAAGAAACCTGCGGTTTCGTCTGTGCCTGGTGGAGAAGCTGCAGCACCTTTTCAGGGTGGCCGTCGTCGTAGATCACGAAAAGCTCGTAAGAGTCGCAAGCATCCTAAAAAAGGAAAGCGGTCTAGAACCATGAAGGGTCGCAAAGACTTTACTACTAAAAAGGGTAATAAGTACTACAATAGACGTGGTCATAGACAAACTAAAAATGCTAAGGGAAAGAAGAAGCGTCCCTACAAGAGTCGTAAGGTTCGCAGAAGCAGAAAGCGTTAAATCTGATAATATCAAAAACTAATTAAATTGATATTATTATTATAATAGTGTTCGTAAATGTTTGAGAACAATCTTGATTAATCTCTCTACAAATACAATCGGATCTAACTTAGATCCATACAACAATATAACAGGTATAAGCATACCTACATTATTTATGGTTGCGTGATTCATATCCTCATATTCTTCGTTGTCTTTTTTAGTTTCAAATATAACATCCATAATATCTGGTCCGTAATTACACCCTATATCATCATGGTGATCATGATGTGATTTGATATCTAAGATATGATAATTTAACATATGAAATGTAGAATATAGAAGTGCAAAATAAAAAAGCGCGTAGTTATCGAACAATTTTACACCAGTTAATAGCTGAAGAAGTATATTATATGGAATTAATGTCAGACCTCCCGATCCAACCACATTTGTATAAGTTTCAATGAATACTCCCCAATTTGTTTTAGAATGATCGGGGTCATGATGCCAGCCATGAAACCAAGTCCAAGGCCACGTACTATGTGCCCATACATGTGATCTATGTGCCCAAAAATGCATAACTACTCCTGTAAGCAAACATCTAGTTACATCATTCGTCATAATACCAATTAATAAAAATCCTATAAACGATGAAAGGAAATACATCCAACTAATACAAATAGCCTTTGTTGTACAATATGATACTCCCTTTGATTTCTCATATAAAACGTGTTGCATTATGTATATTTAATAGCTAGATAATTCTTGATGTCATCTTTCACAAAAGAAAACAATATTTTTGCCATAGAAAGTGCGCCACACAGAATTATATATTGAAGTTGAACTTCATATCTACGATTACAATCATAATTTATTGGAATGTAACGATTAAAAATATCAGTTAAACAATCTCCGAAAGCCTGGCTTTCTATTTGCGTAAGTGGGCAATTATGTAAAATAATATTTGCCAAACCAATAATGATTAAACATACAAGAGCGACCGATAGAGTTTTAATATCAAAACTAAAAACAGAAATCCATGATAGCATAGCGATTAATGCATAATGTAAAGTTCCTGCAGTGAATCCTCGCAATATTTCAAGCGTTTTTGAATCTCTTAATGATTCTAATAATGAGTTATCAAGCTTAGTTAATGTATCATTTGACATGTGTATATAATACAATAAATTATTTTTTTGTTACCATCCTCATAAGAAGATATAAACCAAGCAATCCAAGTGATCCATAGTACAATTGTATTAATAAATCATCAGGCATTTTGTCTCTCTTTTTATAATTTGAAAATGATTCTTTACATTTTTGACCTGATATAGGATTCTTTTTATCAGAAAACCAGCAAGGATTCATATTTTGAATATCAGCAGTTGCAACAAATGCTGCTTCTGTACTGTCAATATTATTAGAATCACGTGTAGGCATTGTAATTGACTTACAGTCTGGATTACTACCAAGCATGAATGCTTGAAAAATACCTAGAGGATTAAGGTGACCCATGTCACTAATTACACCAGGAACAAGACCCCGGAAGTCTTTAAAGTTTGAACCTGTCATGCTAGAAATAAATGGTATACTGCCATCAGGGACATTATTAATATACAGGGCTCTAGTGACACTTTCTCCACTGTCAACATCCTTACAAGTCGCACCTGTTTTCATAAAATACTTATTACCTAATATACCCGCTTTTGATGCCTTACTTTTACCGGCAGACAAAAGCTCGACATATGAAATAATACCACCAATATTAGTTGCGATCTTACCACCAGAAGCACCCATCCCAAGTTCTCCTGGATCTTTAATAAACTTATAATATGCATAATCTGGGCCAAGTATTTTTTCTTCAAGACTATCTAGATCATTTAATGCTGAATCAAAGAAATTACTCATCTTAGTATTAAATGATATTATTTTATATAGAACCTGGCGGCTCAATATTGCCTGAGTTTGCTAGCTCATTAGAGGTTTCCTGATCTGGCATTGATTCAGTTGCAGTATTTTGTAAGCTAGTATTAATACTCTGAACTGCTGCAGAATTACTTTCAACCTGTTCCTTCATCGCATCAACTTGTGTTCTTAATGTGCTAATTTCTCCAAGCCTGCTTTTAAGATAAGAAATATTAGACGCGTTAATTGTAGCAAGATATAATGGACTTTGTGATAACCCAGGATCTTTGTATTCTTCACTATCATCTATTGATCCAGTTGCATTTTCAACCACAACTGTCATTTTACGATACAATGCATAAATTATATACAATGCTACTATTGCTGAAAGAGTGTAACAAATAAGTGATTCCATTATATATTGACAAGGTAATATTTTCTGATTCTACTATATACAATGATATTTACCAATTCGAGCGGAAATACACAACCATATGTTTCATGGAAGGGTCCAACTACTAAAGCTACTGTTTATGGATTTTCTAGACCAGCTACAAATAATAATCCTGATGCCGATATTAAAAGTGTAAATGATCAACCAAATGGGAGTCACACTTCTAAGTCTATTGGTTCATTAAGGACCGGCTTCAAACCAAGACCGATTAAACATTGGAGAAAATCACTAATGCCCAAAGAAGTAGATGGAATTAGTCGTGCAGCATATAGTATTCAAAGTGATATGCCTGGATCCAATGTGCCTTTAGGCACAGATGTTAACTGTTGCGAAAACAATGCTGCCAAACAAGTCGTCTATCAATATAGTCACAATGAGGTTCCATGTACCAAGAATTGTAGTCCACAATCTAATATTATTCGTTCTGGGCCACAATCTAATATTATTCGTTCTGGGATGACCGAAAAGTTAATTAATCCTCAGTCAGATGGTCCAGCCCAAAAGAAATACTCATTCAGTACGAAAGAATATCTAAAATCTAAATGTAGAACTTACAATCAAAATAAGAGTGGTACGCTTATACCAGATGTAGAATATTCAACATTAACTAATAATAATTGTTGCGCTGTGCCATTGCCATATAATGATGAGCATCAAGGACCGCAAACCAGAAGCGCATTAAATTGTCCAACCGGGTGTACTATTATTGTGAAACCAAATAATCAACAATACTTTCAGCAGGGTGCAGTAGATTCATCATCGCGCATTGCTAGATTAAAATATAATACAGTCGAAAGTAATGCTAATTCATTCACCACAGCAATTAGCGCATCGGCAGCTAGTGCAGGTCGTTACAGAGCTGATGGAAACGCCCCATATTTTATAAAATCAAAACAGCAAAACTGCAATAAATCGATGTTTCATCGCCAAGGCAAAACAACAATGTGTTTTACAAGTGTAGGGAATTGATTGAACAATATGATGTAACAAAAATAATAATGACATCAAAACAATGTCAATATTATTAGAAAACAATATTATCGCTAATCCATTTTTTAAGCTTGTTATTAACAGGTTCAACAGACGCATTCATAGAAGTAAGGTATGTTTCATACATACCAGGGTTACTTTCCATTAGTCTGAATAAACATAATATAATTGTATAGTTATCTTGCTGGTAAAGTGTAACAATTTTTTCAAATACATCATCTATTTGTACTCCTCTATCCTTATCAGTTTCCACATCTTTAAAGGTCTCAGGATGATCAACTAATTTTATATACATTCTAAGAGTTTGACTGATATGATCTCCATCAGTTTTACTGTAAGTTTGAATAAGTTTTTCAAGACCAATCTTACTTCTATCAACCAATTTATCAAATAACTCCTTGTTATTTTTACGTGCACCAGTCTTTAAAAACCCATAAAACATATGAAATCTTTTTATAACACTAAACAGATAAATTAGATCATTCTTTTTATCAGAATTATAACTTCTCACTAGAGACTGTTTCCAACTTGGACCTTGGATATAAAGAATATTATCTGTAATTGAGAGTTTACTGCCGATTGGGCAATAAGATAATATTGCGAGTTGTGTTATGGCTTGAAATGGTTCAAGTATCATTTCAAATCTTTCTTTACTTCTATCAGACCATATTGTCGTGTAAACTAGCTTTAGAGCTTCCATATAATTAATATTCGTAAGTTGTTGTTTTTATGCTGTTTCATCATCATCACTTTCATCTGTATCATGATTTGATTTATTATCTTCTGTATCTTCTGTATCTTCTGTATCATTATGTGTGTTGCGACCACTCAAAAAAATATTGGCATTTATATTAACCTTATTATATGGCATTCTAAACTTATTGCACCAGTTAATACACTTAGTAATGTGGTTTTTTTTAAGACTTTCAATTCTATCGTGTGGTGATGAAGTTATTAGATTCAATGTTTGAGTTATACATTCAATTTGAGCTTGACCAAAAATAGCATTAATTTCTTGAAGTGCACTTGTAAACAAATAAGGTATAGGTATTGTTAAGAATCTTGTAGGAACTGCACCTTGACTAAAAGCCTGAATTGTGTGATACATACTGACAACTAGATTCTTGCTATCATTTAGTTGAAAGTTTTTACACACAACATAACGCTCAGAGTTTGCTTGCCTACTTGTATGTGGCTTTATAAAATAAATCTGTTGATACACACTAGCAAGTATGTAAAGCACGTCAATAGATGCCGCCTTAACTGTATCAAATACCTTAATAACAAAATGACCACCTTTTTTTTGACTTGCAATCGCATAAGCTGCTTGTGCAAACATTAGTTTCAAACTTAACACTTCTTGATGATTAAAATCATTAGTAAAATCAAAACCTCCATCAGCAGTTGTTAATTCTGCGGATCCTCTATGATTTTCAAAGCAATCCCTAAGATTATCAGGAACAAGCATGTCTCCGTCTCCACTTTGCCCTTTCTCAATTGTTACATTAGGATTTTTATCCAGAAAAGATTCGCTTTTTTTCCATCCAGGCACACTAGTATTATTATCATCAATCAAAGACATTCCATGGTAACTATCTGTTGCATTATTTCTAAGGTATGCAACTGCTTCGATAAACCCACCAGGTCCTTCGGCAAAATGAAACGTTTTAATAGGAGCTTTATCATTTAAGTCCAATAATCGCATAGTTTTACATATTTCAATCATCTTATAGAAGGATCTAGATAGAGGCTTTAATTTACAAACCGCTAATTTGGCAGATGGAACAGTTGTATGGATATATTCATATGGATTAGTGAACTTCTTGAATCTGTCCCATTCATCTTGCTTAGAATCAATCTGACCTTTTGCATTATTTAAATATTCATTTAATGTTTTGTTAATTACTGTGCTATGATCGCCGTCTGTACAACATTCAATAACAGATTTCAATTCATTATCAGTTGTAATCTTAGGTAGAGAAAAATAACTCATCGTTAATCTATCATAAAGAATGGTATTTATGTCCTTTATGATCTTATTTCTCGACAAGCTTTAGTTTTTTCTTTAATTTTTTAGGCTTTGCTTTAGTTTTTTGTTGAGCTGCCAATACTTTTGCTGCTGCTTCTGCTGCTGCCTCTCCCTCTTCTTGTTCCATCAATACTTCTTCAATTGTTGTTCCGGTTTTACTATTTTCAACCGCACTCGCATCTACATCATGAGTTTTTTTGTATACAAAGTAGTTATTTAAGAAAGATACCGTTTTTTCGTTTATGCTCATTTTAATTGCTGTGCCATATTCATTCTTCGCAGAAGGTCTTCGCTCAAGCTCATTCTGTAATTCACCAAATAACTCTCTGAATGATCCGCGTCCCGACGGAAGACCCAACTCTTTGGCTTCATCGCTTGTAAGTCTAGCAAATCCATAATTCTCCATAAGTCTATCCATATAATCGAAATTGACAAGAAACTCTCTGAATGTTTTACCAATCGATTCCTGGAACACATCAATCGCATATCCAACACCTGATGCATCTGGTGGAAATGTGCTACGGTCATATCTCTTTGTCACCTCCCACATTTTAACACCATTTTCTTGAAGCTCAATACTCTCGTCTTGTTTCTTTGAACGTAGCATATCAAATACTCTCTTTCCGTCATATGTAGTTCCAATAAAGTATCCACCTACTTTTGTTGTTTCACTTACATTTCTTAAAAAGCTATTTAGCGTTGTTAGATTCTCAAACATATAATGAACTGCAAACTGAATAGATGATACATCAAATCCTCGTTCACCAATACCGTAATGTTTGTATACTCCTGCTCCTAATTCTACTGCATCCTTTGCACCCTGTCCAAATACTGCATTTGTAATTTGTTTACCCTTATCACTAAATATGGCATTTGTATCTCTAATGTTCGCACTTGAATTACCAGCAACGAATAAGGCACTAGGCATGCGCTTGAATTGTTTCTTATAGTTTAAATATCTCGCACATGCACCTTTCATTCTATTTTCAATATTGTCTCGTGAAATATCAATTCCAAATACAAACTTGAGTTTTGCGGAAATCCATTTGGAGAAGTCACCACCTTGACCGACAGCATAATCTATCAAAGTATTTCCTCTTTCTGATGCACCTACAATAAGTTTTTTCTTTACATAAAGATTGTGAAAGTCTCGAAGACTTCTTGTGATAGTAGCTTTTGATACGCGGTTATAATAAACATCATCATCTGCTAACTCATCTGGTATACCAGAACCGGTTGTTATCATATCTTCCGTTACTGGATTATGAATAGAGTGCCAATTGCTATTAGCAACATGATATGCATTTCCGTAATTACGACCACCACTTCGTAGATCAGCAGTTTTATCGTATCGAACTCTTAGTGCTTCCCAACGCCAACCTAACTCTTTATCAGAATTATAACGAAACTCAACAATACTATTATCTTCAATTACTTCTCTCTCTTCGGTAAATACTTCTTTGTCGCCTCCACCACTTGTTTCAAGAAGAAGATTACATATTCCAGCACGATCGTCAACTGGATTCGTGGGAAAGAATTGCATTGGCTTGTACCCATTTTCATCATCACGGTCTGTTACTGTAGGAAGATCATCATCAATAACATTTTGACAAGGATTTGTATATCCATGCTGTTCTTCATTAAATCCAACACGTAAGACAGCTGTTTTGTATTGAGTTATTTGAGTTGCTGCACTCAAATCAGTACCAGCTTGAAATACATTTTTAATATCTTCGCGACCATCTGTGCCACGCTGATATGTAACCATAAAGTCAATTGTATTAAACTTAGGTGGCTTCCATTTGAAAGAATAATCCCAAGTCATCTTTTTGGGAGATGTTGTTGATCCAATTTTATTTGAACCAACACCCATAAGCATCGGAGTAAAGATCATACCATCTGTTTGATATTCAAATACACCAGATTTTACTTTCTCCATTAAATAACCACATGCTTGAAAGATGCTTTGATTATCTGAACTAGCATAGAAGGTTTTTGCTTCAAATCTCATAGGACTTGGTGAGTCTGCACTAGAAACACCGGACGGTCTTAGAACAGCAAGAGCTTGCACTAGAAGCGGAAGTCTATATTCATTGGGATTATCATCGCCTTTGCACATAAACCCTCTTGTACGAAGATCTTCTCCAGCTCTATAATAGATATCAAATGCAGCATATAAATTAATGAATCGTCCTTCTTTATCGTGCAATATATGCTCTCCGTCAATGATAGAACCAAATAATTCAGAATTAACTGTTCTTGCACCTGTAAACTGAACATTCATGTTAGTATCGATAAGATATATAGATCCAGATGAATCAACTACAAGCAATTTTCGATCACCATCCGCTTTATCTGTCACAGTATAATCATTCCTGATATTGGGAATATTTGCATCTTCATTCAATTCCGCAATATTATTTACTTGTAATGAAACGGATGATGGACCTACAAAACTGCGAGGGTATACTCGTCGTTTCACTTGATAATCACTGCCCATCAATATTTTCATATATTGTTCAAGAAGATTATCCTGTTTCGGGTAAGATACTGGGTAATTTGTGCCTTGCAAACCAGATAATACGAGTAGGATAGCACGTTTTAGTTTGACATTTAATGCCTGAGGCGTAGCATATTCAGTAGCAATGCCAACTTTAAAATTATCAACCTCTATTTCAACCTCGTGTCTCTCTGAAATACGATCGAGATTTGCTTCATCAAACGTATATGTTCGTTTACCTCTTTCGCTTTGTTTAACTGTACTTATATCAATTTGAATAGGAAAGTCTGGATGCGTCAAAGTATGACGGTTAATGTAGCGAAACTCTTTTTTATTGTCTTTCCATGAACTGATTATAGACTTTGTCAATTGCGTTCTAGTTAGATTTTTCTCAAGATTAAGTGAGCATCTGAAATTAAAATCGGGGACATCTACAGGATCTACTTGTGTGCTAAGTTGTTCTACGCCTCTCTGTGAATTAATTCTAGCTCTTGTCTTTTGTACAAATTGAACATCAGAAACGACTTCAATATCATTTGTTTTACAATAATTCATAATATTACCTATACCAGAAATCTCGGCACGCACATTTGAAACTTTTGTCTGACCGGTTTTTGGATCAATAAACTCTGACTTTGCCCTTAGTAAGTATTGAGATTCTGATTTAACAAAGCCGGCAGACAATAATCGTTGTACTATATTATCGCTTTCAATTCTAGTGATAGGCTTCATTCCTCGAGCAGTTCCGAAACGCACCTCCATTTCTGAAGTACCATCACGGCCACCACGTTGGATATTATCAAGATACGTTTTCAAAATATCCTCCATTGTTTGAGGTTCAGGCTTCTTTGACATTATATATATATTACAAGATAGATATTATTTATATCAATTTTCCTAGTTTGCTCTGGATAAGACCATATAGGGTTGTTTTATTATATATTTTGCCTGTTGCATCGTCTACTACAATTGCTAACTTTTTTGCAATATCTTTTACCTCCTTTGCAGAATATGAACTCATTGCCTTGATTGGTTTTGACGGGAATATGTAATATTTTGTTTCTTTAATAGTAGCAATTTTTTCGCTTTGATCTCCTAAAAGTAGCTTTGTTTGGCCTTTCGTAATATCAATAATAAAACATTTATCTCCGTAAGAAAAATCGTAATAGATATCATCATTTACCACTACAAATGACAACGAATATGAAATTGCAAGTGCATGCAGAACAGCAAGAGATATTGGTTTTGAACCTACAAGATCACACTCGGTATCTTGTATCTTTATCTTTGCATTTTTAAGTTTATCTTTATTATTACGAAGAAGGTCCACTGCAGCATATTTGGTCTCATTTTCATGTACAAATAATTTATCTCGAACCTTCATAAACTCGCCAAGGCCGTTTAATGCTACATAAAAACACCAAAAAAGTTTATCACGTGTCTTGGGAATAAAATATTCCTCTTTCTTTACAGATTCTGATTTATTTTGAATGATATTATTGCGTTTTGAAATCTTCTTCTTTTCTTCATTTATTTCTTCATTCTCCATATAACGACACCACCTAGCAATATTATTGCTATCCAACATATGTTCATTTATTGACTGGAATATATGTTCGCTCATTATGTACTGGTACTACTTAGCACGATGTCTTTATTATCATTGAAATATTTCTTTTGTATAGACTGTTTTTTGGCTTCAATAATAGCGAGTGTTTCTTGTTGATCATGCACATATTCAGAGTATTCTCTTAGTGCATTAATATCAACATCTGTCAAGCATGAAAGATTAACAAATGTACCGTTTTGATTCTCATTAAGAGGTGTATTTGGTCTTGAACGTAAAATCCTCAACACCTCTATTTGGTGATGGACAGACATTGTTTCAATAGATTCTTTTAACACGCGAAGGTCACTCATTTATAAAGAAAAATAAGTTGTCTTTATCTAGTTTCAATCTTTGATTACCAATTTTTTCTTCTTTCCATATTTCGCAGCTCTGTCTTCAATGAGTTCTGCAATAACTGAAATATATGAGTCATTCAATTCATAACGTTGACCAATAACTCTCACCTTTATTTTATCGCCTGGTTTTACGTTCGAGAAGTTTGAGTTGGTAAAATGGTGATCTCTTGCAATATAAATAACGACTGGACTTGGCTCTTCTTCAGTCTCTGCTTTAATACCCGCAGATTCAGTAATATTCTTAGCAATGCAATCAATATGCATTCCCTCTACCGGACTACAAACTTCACACTCAATTACTACATCAAACATAACATCACTTGATGAAAGTTCTCCACTAGAATAACTTTGAACTCTGCATGAACCTGGTTTCACATACCCCTCAACAATACACTTGCCTTCAATCTCAAAAGAGATTTTCTTTTCTAGAGCTTGCTTTATATTATCTCCTATATGAACAATGCTCAGTGGTACACGCTTGGTAATCATTGCTGCGCTGAATATTCCGACTGTTCGAGTTCGGCGTCTCTTTTGCTTATCAACAACATTAGCTGCTGCAACGATATTTTTTGGGGTTTCCTGAACTTGTTCCATGGTTACTATTATACTATAACTGTAATATTTTTAAGTTACAATCATTTTTCTTTAAAATGCCTTCTTTGAATCATTAATCAATATCGCTTCTGCTGGACGCAAAAACCATCTTTTACCATTCTTTCTATCCATATTCAATTTGCGGAATATGAACTCCTGAATAATACACAATTCTTGTCGAGATTGGGAAGATTTTGTAGTATATTGGTCTTCTCCTAAGTAATTCAACATTTTAACAGACGATGCTTTACTTGCTTGATCACATCTAGCACCAGTATTTCTAGTTTTACTTATATCGCGTATTTTAAAAACCATATAATCTTTCTTGAAATTAACCATAAATCCAACATGTTCACTCAAGTTAGTTGCCATCGGCATTATATCATTCACCATCTCTCTAATATTACTAGCTAAATCCTCATAATCCTGTGGTTGAGCAATACTCCATACTCTTGGTTCAACATCCTTTGAAATAATTAATTGTTGCTTGCCTGTATTTTGAAGCTGAATACCGATAATCCCTCTATTTTTCATTTCCATCGATTTGAAATACTCTTGTATCAAGCGAGTCATTCTATCTTCTGATTTGTAATCACTCATATAGTTAATCAATGCAAGTTTACTATCAAAACGAAGACTTTCAACTAGATGATGTACTAATAAAGTTTCTATTAATGCACTATCCCAACCTTGCGATTCAAGATGTGGAATTACTAAACTGCAAAACTTATACCAATCGTCCACACCTGCCTCTAGTTCTTGAGGGGTATTAGCTATAGTATAATTATCCCTCATTTCTTTTAGAACATCCTTACCTTCATCCTTCTTCTTAATTTTAACTGTTTTTGCAACAACCTTTGCCTTCTTAGCATCAACAACTGCATCGACTCCTTTAGTTTCAAAGAGTAATTTCTCTCTTTTATATTCTACTGGTACTGATCTATCGTAGATAGAAATGTGTTGATCATTCAATTCAATTGGCTGAAAGAGATAAAGATCTCCTATGTTGATAAGTCTACCAATACGATCATATATATCGATAATAAACTCGTTTTTATCTTCTACTAACTGATTTAATGCCGCATTTATTTGCATAAGAGGATAATTCTTTACAGCATTAATCATCCCTACTAATTTGTCTTTTCTAAAAAAGAATGATTCTTTAAAACTGTCTCTTATGCGCTGAATTATCTTATCAGTGTTCATCATAATAAAACTCTCATTGTATGTATCTAATGTTATATCATTTGGATTCACTGATTCAACTGGCAGACATTTATATGCACATTTGCTCATATAATCACATGTTGAAGTAAACGGTTTATCACCAACCTGATAATCGATTACCTTCCCAGAAGAGAGAGTTTGTTTAATAACAAGGCTCATGTCTTCTACAGTAAAACCAGATTGCTCATAGTTGAGTAGACAATCAACTGAACTTTCTTTGAGTGCTCGCGTAACTACACCAATCTGCAAAGCCTTCAATTCGGCAAGTCTATATACATATATATCAGCAGCTTCATTTCTGACATCAGTAAGAATACTTCCATATAAATATATTTCAACATTTCTAAGAGCAAAAGGCAAATCTTTGTGACTGCATGTTCTTACCGCACGACCTATAATCTGTTCGATTCTATTCATGTTATACCATGGTTCTAGTACATGTACTTGTCGAATAAACTTGAAGTCGAGTCCTTCCGAACCTGCCTGTGAAATAAGTATAACTTTCACTTGTTTACCATCTTTATTATCAATATTTGTTGCAAGTTTTAACTCCTGAACATTATCAGGCGATAGTGCTTTATCACCTGTAATCATAATATATGAAGCTTGATTAAAATCATTTCCAGTTTCCTTCTTTGTTTTAAATGTTACAGCATCTACGCCTTGAGTAGGAGGTGTTTTATAAAGGGATCTGCCTGTTCCAGCACGTTTAAACCCTAATTCTTCCAACGCCAGAGAGATGGGTACGATACCTCCATCAATATACTGGGAATAAATTAAGATCACTCCTTCTGAATTAATGATGCTATCACATATGTTTTTTATCTTTCCACTGTATTTACCAATTTCTTCTGGAGAGAAAATACGACCATACTCATATGTTTTATACTCAAAATCGCCTCTGAATATAGGGGAATTAGATTCTTTAAACTTCATTAACCTAGATAACCCTGCTTTACCAACCAAATCTTTGGGATCTACTACAGTATCAGCAATGCGTTTGTCAGGATACACCATATTTAATGCTTCTAATGGTCTTTGAAGAAGAGTATATCCAAAAGCTTCCATATTTTCAAAATCAGGCATTTTACGTCCAGTTTCTTTACCAACATTTTCTTTCAAATGATTGATAATATAATCATAGCCGGTTTGTTGTACGGAACCACATTGTGTCAGGAAAATACTTAACATTTCAAGTGGTTGTCTTATAGCCATTCCATTTAACTGAACACCTGGCTTAGGAATTGAGCTATATGTATTGGTTGGAGAAAACTCAGCAGGCCAAATCCTGAAAGGAAATGTATACGGATTTTCTCCTCTTACAAATGAGACATAACCGATTGCTTTTCTCATTAATAATTCCTTTCCAGTTTCTTCTCCCTCATCGTTAACTTTAAATGATCCATCCGCATTAAACACCTCGCGAGCAGAAAACTTTGATCTTCCATCATTTACATTGAGTAGGCTAAGTAACCATACAATTTCCTTATAACTATTGTACATTGGAGTTGCTGACAAAAGCAATAGTCTCATATTTTTTACATTACTTACAAGTTTTTCTAATTCAACTGCGACTCGTTTATCTTTATTGTCATCTGTCATTCTAATATTATGAACCTCATCAATAATTATTAGTCGATTACCAAAAAGTTTTTGAAGTTTTCTTTTCATAAGCGCATTTTTCTTTTCAGGGGATAGATCGCTATCAACGGCACCTTTTTTATTAATATAATTAGCAAACTCTATGTAACCTAGAAATAAGTAGGATGTTGATATTATTCTTTTGACTTGACTAATCACTTTTTCTCTAGGTAACCCCTTCATGTTCATTGGATTAATTTCAGCTAAAAACTTGTTTCCAGTACATGCCTTTATATTCCACAAACCATCTACTTCCTTAAGCCTTCTCTCATCGAACAATTGAAGTTTAAAGTTTTCTTGAACATTTGGAGATGCAACAACAATTATTCTTTGAGCTATATCCATTTGTTTTAAATATGCTCTCATCTCTTCAGAAACGCTTATAGCAGAACATGTTTTACCGCTACCAAGACCATGATATAACAACAAACCATTATATGGTGTCTGAAATGATAAAAAGTTTCTTACAAACATCTGATGTGGAGCAAGCTCAAACTCGGCATTACATAATTTGTTTGAAACTTCCTCAATTTCTTTAGAAGAATCTGGTTTTTCATACCTAGTGTCATAAAACTCTTTACGCTTGCTAATTTTAGATGCAAATTGCGGATCATCCAAAGATGGATAGAGATATGAATATTCTGTCTCTTCTCTAGATATCTCTTCGCGATTCTTAAGTTCTAATTCGACTAATTGTTCATTTGTCATTCCCTTATCAATTATAGGATTTGGATCACTCATCTATATACTCTAAAGACAGATTCTATAATTTTTCAACAAATCATTTGCTCTAGTTAACACCTCCTGCTTCTCTAAATTATATGGCCTTATAAGTTCATTTGCCTCATTATAGGTTACCCATCTAACCTGACTTACTTCTGTCTTTTGAAAGTCACTGCTAATACCATCATCATCATTCATATATGCTACATAATAACAATGTTTGTACGACTTGTAGTTAGAACCAGTAAAAACCTCTTCAAAAGGCTGTACATTTTGAATAAGCTTAATAGAAGAAGAACTATATCCCGTCTCTTCTTCAAACTCTCGAATCGCACAAGAAATATCTTTTTCTTGATAATTCCTTCGACCCTTTGGAAATCCCCATTCTGGCAAATCCCACTTTGTCGTAGACTCATTTATTATTGTTTCTATTGTGTAATACTGATCATTGCTCATAATTCCATTTGTTAACCTAGTAAACTTATCTCTTGATATTCTTTCCTCACCTCTATACTGAATCCCAATATTCTCACCCCAAAGATCCTTCCATAGAGAGTCAAAATCCATTGTTCGAATCTTTTCTCTTTCAGTGATCGTCATTTCGTTGAAAATATTCCTAATATATGATGGATCGTGTGTCTGATATTTCCCTCTCATAAAATCTACAAACCCAAGTGAGTCTTTCCTACAGATCATAAGATATTTAAGTTTCTCACCATCTTTCTTAAAAACAATTATACCTGTACTAGTAATTGGCTTTCTACATTGATGAAATGCATGTCCTGTTTCTCCACAATTATTGCAAAAGTTATATGCGCGTGACATAATAGTTATATGTTAATATCCTGATCTTTTTATATCTCTTACAGTAATGACGTTAGATCCAAAGATTTGGGGACCTCACTATTGGTTCGTTCTACATACGATTGCACTTTCATATCCACAAGATCCTACAGAGGTTATTAGAAAAAAGTTTTATGACTTCTATCAAAATCTTCCTTTATTTATCCCAATTGAAGAAATAGGGAATAATTTTAGTAAGTTTTTAGACAAATATCCAGTTACACCTTATTTAGAATCAAGACAATCATTAGTAAGATGGACAAACTTTATTCATAATAAAATAAATACTGCTCTTAATATGCCAACGCTTACACTTGAGGAAGCACTTTCTAGCTACTATGAACATTACAAGCCGAGAGAAGTTAAAGATAATATTGACAGAAAAAGACGCGAGAAAATTGCGTTTGCTATTTTTGTTGTTATTATTTTAGGTGCAGCAGTATTCCTTTATAAAAAATAAATATCTCTAACGTAGATATATAATGGCACGTGGTACAAGAAAACGTAATCATTCTAAACATGTAAGAAAAACTTCCAAAAATCAATCGCAAGATGAAGCAGGAAGAGCAATTGCTGCTGGTGGTTTTGGTTGTGTTTTCAAACCTGCAATCAATTGTGGGAATAGGGTTATCGCAAAAAAAATGCAGAAAAATGGATTCGAATACATTACAAAGGTAATGATTGCTCGATATGCTCGCGAAGAAATGCTTGAGGTTAAAAAAATACTTCCCATTGTTAAAAAAATACCACACGAAAAAAGATATTTTTTACTAGATGGAATCTTTGAATGCAAAAACTTTGGACCATTAAGCGCAGAAGATAAAATCGATTTCAATTCAAAATGCAATAACTTGGGAAAAATTGGTATTAATGAAAGCAATGTTAACAAGAAAATTAGATCATTATCGGCTATCTATATTCCTTATGGAGGAGAAAGTGTATCTAAAATAATGAAAAAGCTTGCTTCAGACTATAACAAAGATGAAAATCGTCCTCCTCTTCTACGAAAAATTGGGTTAGTAACTCTCGCAATGGCCGATGTATTAGAAAATGCAGTCGTTCCGATGAATAACCTTGGATTAATCCATCTCGATCTAAAAGGTGATAATATGCTTTTAAATGCAGACGTATTAGAAGATGAAAAAATGCCATATATTAAAATTATTGACTGGGGTCTTGCTGGTACTATTTCAGGTAATAATATTCCTGATGCCGCACGCGATCGCCCATTACAATTCAATGGACCATTCTCGAATATTCTATTTAATTATAGTCTTGTAAAATCAATCGTTACTGACGACTGTTATGGTGGAGAAATTAGCGAAGCCCAAATTAATTCTATTGCCACACGTATTGTTGTTTTAATGGTCGATGATTGGGCTGGTCACGCTAAATATATTTCTAATGATTTGAACAATTTTCTCCTTCCATATTCACGTGCAAAAGGTAATCAATCTACACTTAATTCAAACGCAGACTGTACTACAGAAGCACTTACTATTATCGCAGAATATATTGCACCTATTTTAAGAAAATACCTTACACGAAACTCAAACGGTTTACTTGGATGTTCATTCAATGAGAAAGCATATTTTCAGGAAGTATACAGATATAATTGCGATGTCTGGGGGTTACTAACAACATTTCAAGACTTTATTGGACGAATGACAGCATCATATTCTAGGTTTCGCAATTTACCATTATCCAGAGCTATGTCAAATATTCTGTTCAAATATTGTTTCTCCCCTACATATGCAGCTGAACGTATACCAATTAATAGCGTTATTAGTGACATGAAAAATATAGCTATTATGTGTAAAATTAATAAGGATCCTTCATATTATATTCCATCCACGCCGGTTGTTGCAAAAATCACTCGTCCACCAGGTCTTAAAACTATTTCCCCTTCTGATGAAAGACAAAGTATTAGCTTGAATGGCAAGAAAAGATGCCCAAATGGATATAAGAAACATCCAACAAAACCAGGGAAGTGTAGAAAGACCGTAAAGAAGGGTAACAAAAAGAAGGCTAGTCCAAAAAAGAAGACTACATCAAAAAAGAAATCTACAAGATACGAATTAATGCCACTGCCTCTAGGTAGAAAAAGATGTCCGAAGGGTTATAAAAAGTTAGCTGGTGACGGAATCATACATAGAATTGTGTGTGCTAAAAAATAATTATGATGATATAACATTTTATCTAGCAATATTATATCATGAAAGTTGAATTACTTGTATTTGCAATAACAGGTTTTTTTATAGCTAACACATATTACGATGGCAAGTATATGGCTATCCTCAAATCATGGAAAAAATATTATCAGATGATGGGAATTGGATTTGCAGGTTTATCTGCCTACTTATTTTTTAAAAAATACCCGTCTGATACTCGCACACTTCTCTCTTCAGCTAGTGGTGTTATACGACATTTGCCAGTAGATAAAACCGCAGGAGATTTATTTGAACCATTTCTTCAACTTACGAAGGCAACAGGTAACATGGATTTTTCAAATGAAGCTCAAAAAATAAGACAATCTGGAACAGGAGAAGGAGCAAGTACTAAGAGATGTGTAAGCGAAACTAAAAAGAAATATGTTGCTGCTCAGCAAGGATGGAAATGTGGTAGATGTCAAAAACAATTACCTGCATGGTTTGAAGTTGATCATACAGTAAGACTAGAACATGGAGGATCTAACCATGTTGATAACTTAGTAGCTCTTTGTAGAGATTGTCACGGAGAGAAAACAGCACTTGAAAACCTCTAGATATACAGAGTTTAGAGATGAAAATGCCTTTATTTTTCTTTGGTTAACTTATATGATACCCAAAGTAAAAGAATATTATCATGACGGTATGGCAGTCGTAGTTACAAATCCAAAATATTACGCACTTGCATGCCTTATTGAAATGGTCATTATGATTTTAATAATATACAAATGGAGTCCATTTAAGATTAGCGAAAATCATCCTGCGTTGGCGAATATATTAATTCTCATGTTTGGGTTTATGCAAATGATGTCATATTTTTTTGTTAAAAATAAGAACATTCTTAAAGAAAAAGGTATTGATGTAAAGCCTACGCTATTTGATTTGTTCATTAAAGTTATCTTCACGGTGGTAACAATTTGTGCAAGTGTAACAATAATATACGGATTATTGTGGGTACTTACTCACTTCCCATCATTTCAAAACATTTTCACATTTACAGTCGATTTATTAATAGCATGCGGAGTTATAGCTCTTTTATATTTGGTTTTTTTGCCTATGATTAATGCAGGGAAAACAAAAGAAGGTAAAAGCAGTATCCTCAGTCTTCTAGGCGCGTTTATACTATATGCACCATGTGCGATGATTGATTTGGTTGATTGGTTCAAATATCAATACAGTATCACCACAAAAACCGTTTGGCTTGTACTTGCAGCAGAAGCATTCTTTGTTGCTATTAGATTTGTTATTCCAAAAATAACTAGTTTCCTTTTGAATATGAATGGAGAACATTTATTGAGAGATCCAATATATTTGAGTGAACAAACAACATTGGGCAGTTATGATATACTTCATAACAATGATAAAAATGGTGATAATATTCGTAATTATCATTACAGTATATCAGCATGGTTTTGGATTAATCCACAGCCTCCCAATACAAGAGCATCTTATACCAAATACACCAATATATTAGAGTTCGGTGGTAAACCAGCACTTGAATACAATGGCTTAGAAAATACATTACGAGTAAAATGCAATATTAAAGGTGATACTGATGTTGTAATATATGAAACCGATGACATTCAATACCAAAGATGGAACAATATAGTTATTAATTATGATGGTGGTAATATGGATGTTTTTATAAATGGACAACTTGTAGGTTCTAGACCGGGTGTTGCACCATACATGACATTTGAGAACATCAATGTTGGTGCTGAAAACGGTATTGAAGGTGGGATATGTAACGTGGTATACTATCATGATATATTGCAGGCTAGACAAATAGACAATGTATACAGAGCTCTAGGAAGTATGCCTAACCCAGTGCTTTAGATAATTTCTGTTTGTATTATATAATAATGGCAATCGTCAAGACCGTACTTATTGTTCTTGCTGTACTAGTTGTTTTATATCTAGTGCTCAATTACTTTTTCAAGAGTTCCACAAGCCTAACTACTATGCAAAGTGGAACTGAAAAACAGGTTATTGAGGCAAGTACTTTGCCTAATAATAATAACACCAGCAATTACACATATTCTATGTGGTTCTACATCGATGATTGGAATTATCGTTTTGGAGAACCCAAAGTATTACTAGGTAGAATGGATCAAGATAATCATCCTTCCCCTTCGGTGGTTTTAGGAGCAATGGAAAATGATATTACTATATCTGTTGCTTGCTATCCTCAAGACCAAACTACCGGGGTTACTACCGACCGCTCTATCGTACATAAATGTCCTATTAAGAATATTCCTCTTCAAAGTTGGGTAAATCTTACAATTAGTTTGTATGGCCGCACTCTTGATGTCTATATTGACGGCAAGCTAGTTCGCACGTGTGTACTCCCCGGTGTTGCAAAAGTTAACCCTGATGCTAATATTCAGGTAACACCTATGGGTGGATTTAGCGGATGGACTTCTAACTTTGAATACTGGGACGATGCAACCAATCCCCAGCAAGCCTACAACATCTACAAAGCTGGTTTCGGTGGTAGTATGTTAGGAGATCTATTCAACAAGTACCGCATTAAGATCAGCTTCCTTGAAGATAACCAAGAACAGGGCAGTTTCGAGATCTAAATACCTATTTTACTCATACCTACAATTTATCTTTCATTAGTATATAGATATGAGTTCACAGTTTTCAAGGGTATCTGATACAGGAGGACAAAGCAGTTTTAGTAGTTTCTCATCAAATAAATACATGGCAGGAACAAAAGAGTTTCTTGAATCTAATAGCATTGTAGCAAAGTTTGCTTTTCTATTGCTTGTACTGTTATTATTTGTAATGGCTCTACGTTTAGGGACATCAATTATGTCATGGATTTTCTCTCCATCAACCGATCCTATTTTGATTAATGGTATGGTTGATGCAAAACAAATGATGCGAATCCCCCAAGATCCATCTGTAAATGGGGCTATCCCTATTATGAGATCCAAAGGATCTGACGAAGGTTTGGTTTTTACATGGTCCGTGTGGATTAATATTGATGACCTTCAATATCGCCAAAATGAGTACAGACACATCTTCCATAAAGGAAATGATGATATTAATGTAACTAAAGCTCCTATTGGCATGAATCAGCCTAATAATGCACCAGGACTTTACATTGCCCCCGGCACTAATGATCTTGTTGTTGTAATGAATACATTCGAAAATATTAACGAAGAGGTAATTGTTAAGGATATTCCCATTAATAAATGGCTCAATGTTATTATTCGCGTTGATGAACAACATAAACTTGATGTTTACATTAATGGTCGCCTTGTTCGTCGCCATATTTTAAAGAGCGTCCCTAGACAAAATTACGGTGATGTATATGTTTCCATGAATGGAGGATTCTCCGGTTACACTTCCAGTCTTCGTTACTTTAACACCGCTATTGGACAAAATCAAATCCAATCTATTGTTGATAACGGTCCTTCTTTGAAAATGATTGGTAGCAATATGGATGATGCTAAGCCAAGATACCTATCACTTAGATGGTTCTTTGCAGGAAACGGAGATATGTATAACCCATCTTCATAATTAACTTGATAAATTATTAATTACAATTTATCAATTATAAATATTTACGAAATATTAATTTTATTGCTTTATTTCTGCATTATGAGAGACAGTTCCCGCACGGTGTTCCTAGTGCAGTATTATTCGCTCTTCTAAGAAGAGCTCTACGAACAGCAATACTTTGGGCACCTACAGTTGTACCTACAACATAATGGTTTTCAATATCACTTGTACTTCCGCCTGTAAATATAAGACGACCTGCACCTGCGCCGCCGCGATTAGATGGTCTAAAGTTTGACACACGTTTTTGATAAAATGAAGGTCCTGGCATTATACATATGGCTTAGATTATGTATAATGAATTATATCATGACCTATTCTCTCAAATTAGGATTTACGCAAATGTCTCTGGATGGAAAAATATCCCCTGACATACACATATCACCTTCATTTACTTTTAAACAACTTCTGAAACCTCGATCCTCTCCAATATAACAATAACCGGATTTGTGTGCGCCTGCATCACGCTGTGTTGCACTGGTAGAATCATCGGGTTCTGGTACATTATTTTTTTGTTTCTGTGTTGCATTATCTAACGCATCTTGTGTAGTTTTACTAGGATCATCGATTCTGTTAAACTGCACACCCTTTACACCAACGCTTTTTTCCAGAAGTGTTACAGCATCATCTACGGTACCTGCAGCAACATCAACTCCTAGCTTTGCTCCTTCTGCGGTAACATTTACAGTCTTCTTAACTGTCTCGCCGACCCCAAACCCTAGAGCAGACAAGAATGGTCCCAAAATCCCCTTTGTGGTATCAGTTGCTTTTCCAAGTGCAGAAAAAATATTAAATCCTAAAAAGGAAAGAATTAAAACAATAAGAGCATATTTACCTATTTGCATCCAATTAATTCCGGATGATTCTTCACCAATACTGTCGGTTGCTTGCTTAACTGTATCAGTAATTGTCATTTTAATGTTTGGCGAACTAGCTACATCCATTGAGGGTGATGCTATATTTGGTGCACTTGTGACTACAATAGTATCGTCCATCTATATATTACTGCTCACATTATTGTTTAATTATCTGACCATATTGTATACTCAATGCCTAGAACTAAACGTCGGAAATCTCAAAAAAAACGTCGAACCAGAAAAAAAGCACCAAAGCAAAGGGGTGATATAATTCTCTCTAGTGCTGCACGTTCAATTGCGGGTAATCAAGTAATATTACGTTTAGCTGATAGAGTTATAGATAATCCTAGTTCAAGGAATATGAAGAGATATTCTAATGCTGTAGCATCTTTACTTCAAAGTAAAGCTGATGCTGGAAAATCTTATGCTCCATCTATTAATAAAAAATTAACAAGCATTCGTAGTCAAAAATATAATGATATTTTTGGTTGCGGTGCCGAAAGTGAATTGGGAAAAACACGAGCATTTAATAAATTAATGATTAAATCAAAAGGTAAATGTGTTTCTGCATCTTCGGAAGAGGGTAGAGATATATTGCTTAAGAACTTCAAAAGTGAAAAAAATCTTCGTTGTTCTTCTATAATTGCACCTATGCAAAGTCATTCTAATTGCTGGTTTAATACAATGTTTATGTGCTTATTTGCTAGCGATAAGGGTAGAAAGTTTATGAGATTCTTCAGAGAAATGATGATAAAAGGAGTGACATCATCAGGGAAAAAAATAACTCCACCGGAATTAAGTGAAGCAATGATTTTATTCAACGCATCTATTGACGCGTGCTATAATAGAGGTAATAATTCAAAAAATATAGGACTTGCGTTAAATACAAATAATATTATTACTAGTATTTATTCTTCTATTGCAGGCGATCTTGAAGGAATAAAAGATATAGATCAATTTGGAAACCCATATAAGTTTTATAGAGATCTCATGATGTATCTTGGCAGTGAAAAAGCAGTGCGGGTTGAAAAATTAGATGATACATCGGATGTAGATAATTTTTTATCTATGGCCGGCTCTTCAACATCAGATCCAGATGTGGTTATAATAACATTATCTGATTTTGGAGGTTCAGAATTGGCTCATCCAGAAGATATTAAAACAATAAAGCCAGTTGTTATGTTTAATGGTCATAAATATAAACTTGATTCGGCGATATGTCGAGATATAAGTAAAAACCATTTCTGTTGTGCAATAACTTGCAACAATAAACCTATGTTATTTGATGGAAGTGCTTTTTCTAGATTAGTTAGTAGAAACTGGAAAAATTGGATCAACAAAGATTACGAATGGAGCACTGGAGATACAAATCTCCAATGGAACTTTAAACGCGGATATAGTATGTTATTTTATTACAGATCTACCTAGTTCCAGTAGTCATCATTTTATTCATCATTTCAAGTCTCTCCCTCGTTTTATCTATATTACTTCTTTCCAATCCATTAAAAAGATAACTAGTTGCTGGTTCCTTCTGATTTTTCTTAATTTCTCGATATACAGTATTAATTTTGCCTACTATATTCATAATAACATTTTTATCATTCCATATAGGTATTGACATATCAACTTTTTCTGTTAAAAGTGAAATACAATTATAGATCAGGTATTTTCTTCGTTTAGCTACTCCGGAGGTATAACGTAAACAAAACATATCTAATAATGCTTCTACAATCTTAGAAGTAGTAGGACAACCATCCTCTTCTGTACGTGCTTTTATGATATCCCATACTACCCAAATACTATCTTTGCTATATTTGTCTTGTACAGAACACCAACCTCTCCTTTCCGCAACAAGTGGATGCTTATTTTTTCTGCAAATTGCGTCAAACTCAATTAACCACTCAAGCCAATAACATGCCGAATAACCGTTTGAAGACTCTTTAGAAAGGTGGTAAGATAATTCATTTATAGCTATAAATAATTCTTTAGGATCTTCTTTTTTAAAACCAATGTCAGCATAACTAACATTTGGTGCTTTTAATTTGGTTGAAACAACTGCCATTGAAAACTCTTCTGACTTTTTAATCTTTACTGCAGAAAAACTATGTTTTTTTCTAGCATAACAAAGTGTTGCCATCACTTCTGCAAATAATTGTCTGATCTTGCTATTATTTCGTAATGATAATTCATTTCCAACATATCCATTACACATAATCTCCTTAAAAGCTTCCATTCTAAGAGAAATGTATAATGGCAATTTGGGAGATCCAAGATGAATATGTCTTGAAACATAAGCAATAATAATTTCCCATAATTCAATGAAATGTCCTGAACATATTAATTCTGCGGACCAATAACATGCAGGCTCTACTTTTGTTGCAATAATGCTATTTAATAACTCTTTTTTTACTTGTGTCTTTTTAAAACTAGAAAAACTTGTAGTGCGAAACTCTTTATCTGTCCTAACATCATTTATTTCATATAAATCCATATATACCATCAAATCACACAAAAAAAATAGCATCAATACATATACAATGGCTCGTGGCAACATACAATCAATATTAAGAATCTGGAAGAAAAGTACAACTATCGAAAAAATATTCTATATTTGTCTCGTCGTTATTGGAGTATATGTGATTGGTACTTTTGGAAATAAGACAATTGAAAACTTTGAACAAAGTGCTCGATTTATTACAAAGCGTGGTCCTGAAATATATGATGACTTCTATGTCAGTGTATATGATGATCTTTTGTTCAATGAGTTCAAGAATGATTATGAAATCGGCCAAATTATAAATAGAACTAGCCCCACAGCACAGTCAACAATTCTTGATATTGGATCAGGAACCGGTCATCACGTTGGGTTACTTTCTCAGAAAGGGTTCAAATGTCAGGGTATTGATAATGCACCTGCGATGATCAAAAAATCTAAGAAAAATTACCCTGATTGTACATTTAAACTAGGAGATGTCATGAAAAGTATTCAATTTCAGCCAGGACAATTCACCCATATCACATGCATGTATTTTACAATCTATATGATTAAAGACAAACGAACTTTTTTTCAAAACTGCATGAGCTGGTTAAGACCAGGCGGACATTTAGTACTTCATCTTGTTAATAGAGATAAGTTTGATCCTATTCTTCCTGTTGCAGATGTCCTTGCGAAAATTGATCCTCAAGATTACGCTGACAAACGGATCACATCTACTAAAGCTGCATTCAATAACCATCTATATGAGGCTAATTTCGAATTAAAAGGAGATACTGCTTATTTCAAGGAAAAGTTTTTAGAAAAGAAGGGAAATAATGTAAGACAGAATAATCATGAACTCTATATGCCATCTCAAAAAGAGATATTATCCATGGCAAGCGCATCTGGATTTATTCTAGTTAGTAAAACTGAAATGAAAAAAGTTAATTATAACAATCAATTTATCTATGTATTACAAAAACCACGCTAAGCGTTGTATTTGCTTACTTAAATTGTCATTAATACCTAATGTTGCAATATATAGCATTAGGTATTATCCTATTCATTATTTCTGTTTTTATAGTCATACGTCTTAAGTTTCAATTCTGGGCGATTCAGCCAGTGTTTCACATATATGATCTCAATCATTGGATATTTACTAACAAAATCATTGATAATGATCTTCCAAAAATAAATAAATATGTAAAATTATTGGATATTGAAACATACGACGTTAAGAAAGCGCCCAAAGAACTTGTTGTAAGAGCGTGTGATTTTTTAGCTCAACATTTCCTAAGATCCAAATATATGGATTATATTCCTAAAGAATCGCATATAATGGATTATTTATCTACTCAAATAGGTGTGTCATTTATTAGCGTTTATGGTACTCCAACCAAACTTTATACGGAGACAGACATTATAAATGATCGAGATATAGAAGGGGTTATTACTTGCAGACCTATGCACGTGAATCTTAAAGATCAAAAACCATTTGTCGTTAATTATGTTGATAATTTGTGTGTTCACCGTGAATCTCGAAAAAAAGGTATTGCTCCGCGTCTAATACAAACACATAACTATCATATTCGTCATCTTAACCAGAACGTCAAGGTATGTTTGTTTAAGAGAGAAGGCGATATGACTGCAATTGTACCGTTAACTACATATAAAACAATTGGCTATGATATTAATAATATTCCTGATCTAAAAGTTAATACACTTGGTGCATCTATTATTAAAATTAGTAACACTAATTTCATTGCATTTAAAGAGTTTATGAAAAAACAATCCGAAAAATATACATGCTCAATAACAAGTGAACCTCAGACTATATTGGAATTAATTAATAAACAACATCTAATCATCTATTCCATGATTATTGAAAATGAGATTGTTGCAATATATGTATATCGAAATAGCCCTTCATATACTGAAGGTAAAAAATGTATTGAGTTAGTTGCTTCACTAAACAATGCACCGTTTGAAGATATATTCTTTTCTGGATTTTGTTCTACAGTTAGACGCCTAAATAGAAAATGGAAAGCAGAAAAAATATTTGTTGAAACTACTGCTGATTCTGGGACACTGGAGGATATTTTAACAAGAAATGGAGTGATATATGACACTTCATGTCCTACTGCTTTCTTTTTTTATAATTATGCAAATTATTCTGTAAGCCCAAAAGATTTATTAATAATTTATTAAACTATCTTGTATACTTACCTGCTCTTGCAAATGAATCTATTACAAAAATAATAAATACGCCCAAGAATGAGTAGAGGATTACCTCTTCGGTAACACTACCCGTCTTAATTTCTCTTTGTTCCTCTAAAAGATGGATCATATAATCTAATTTATCAATTAGTTCATCTCTATGCACAGTTGGTCCATTATTGGCACGGTCATAATATGGAACAAATTGTTTATAGTATTCTTCACTGGCAAGACTTGGAATATTCTGAAAACTTTCTAGAGATACAGGGGAATCTGATGATTCTGAACTGCCATGAGGCTGGACAACCTGATCTTGTGAAGAGTCTCGATCTTTAGTTCGCTGAACACCTGCTGATTGAGGTGGTGCAAGATAATCTCCCATGTTACTAGATTCAGAATTATCCATTCCGTCAAACCCTATTTCTTTTCTCATACTTTCAATCTTGCCGTTTGATCCCCCATATCTTTTGATAGTTTTATTATGTGATCCACGGCCATTTCGTTTTTTATCGATTAAACTATCTGATTGATTGGTAAAACTTTCATTTACTGGGGCTGCACAAAATGCTAAAGAAGTCATATCTATAGAGAATTGAGATATTATATTTTAGCATACAGCCTCAAATGCACTAGGATAAAAATGTCTCCTAACTATATACAATTATGAAGCAACAGATTGATATAATGATTATGCTTATAGTCGCATTCCTTATGTTGACAAAACCAAATGTCTTGGTTGACTTCTCCCAAACAACCGTTGGGAGATTCATTTTACTTTTAGCAGTCATTGCAACCACTCTTCATTCTACTTTTTCAGGATTATTCGTTGCTGCCTTATTTGTTTTTCTTTACGAATCTGTATTCGAAGGTATGGAGAACAATACTACTGTTCAAGAAAAAGCAGATAAATTAAACAGTGATTATCAAGATATTTTAGAACTAAGAAAAGAACATTGTAAAAAAAATAATGGTAATACTCTTTTCACCAACTCAGAAGGAGAAACCATGACACTTGATGAAGTAAAAGATAAATATCCTCATTTTACATTTGATGAAAAAACATGTATTAATCCTTGTGATGAAGGTTGTGTTGTATCTATTACTGAAGGTTTCGAACAACTATCTGTAGAAGAGAGACTCAGACCAAAGCAATCTAGTGAACATGCAACACAAAGATCTAAGGATTTTGTACAAGAAGGCTTTTAAAATATCATTACATATTATCAGTAATGTCAGTTAGTATATTATCAATTGATAACACAATTATTCTTTTATGCATTCTCATTATAGCTGTATTAGTCAGTTTTCTTAAAAGAGAACCAGAACCATTTAAAAATATGATAGACGGCAGCCGAAGTTTTTATAATAAACATCAGCGGTTAGTCAGAAAGGCACTTGAAGATACAAGTAAAACTATTACAGATAGAGTTATAACCAAAATGCGTCTGTCTGGATTTTAATCTATCTATATCTTAATGGAGTTCAAAAAAAGTATGAATCATGCTATGGCAACGTTAAACAATAGTCCCATATTAGCAGGTTTAGCCATGCTGATGTTGAATATTGGTTCAAAATATGTTGAAATCGGTCTCTCAAAAACTCAAGAACAGGCTCTGCGCAATGGAATTGCAAGAGAATTGCTCATTTTTGCAATGGTATTTATGGGAACTAAAAATATCGTTTTGTCTATCATCATGACCGCATCATTTATTATTCTATCTGAATACATATTTAATGAAAAAAGTCAGTTGTGTATCATTCCTGGATATATGCGTCGTATATCAATGGAGGTTGATTTGAATGGTGATAATGTTATTAGTAAAGATGAGGAAGAAAAAGCAATAGCTATCTTACAAAAAGCAAAGCATCAAAAAAAGAATAAAATACAGGCAGAGTTTGTATCATATTTACCTTCTCAGCAATTTGCGTCTATATAATTCTATATTATCTTGAAATAATTACCTCAATATAATATAACACATGAGTACCATTACAATCAAATTAAATACAAAAGGTGATGCAGTTAAGAATGATATTACATTCAAGCCATCTATGGTGAATCCCAATATGAAAGCGACTACAATATATATGCCGCCTACATTTAAGCTATCAGATTCTCTAATTAAAAAAGCTGTTAAAGACTCTACCTCCATAGAAGAAGTTCTTACAACACCTTCCATGTTTCAATCGTTACTTCGGTATAGTACTGATAGAGCAAAAGGCTATAAACGCATATCATTGCAAGAAGCACAAGAAACAGGTATAATAGATAGCAATTATACATTTATGCAACAACTATGGCTTAAAAAAGGTCAGCGGATTTTCATTGATGATAGAGCATATGATATCATAACCACTAAAATACAGAACAAAACTTTTCCATCTTCTAACGATAATGTTGCGTTTACCATGACAGTTGATATACGTGTTATTCAATCAAAAAGAAATAGTATTATTAATCGTACTAAAATGTCTTGTGACGATAAAAGAAGCCATATAAATGACTTATATGAAGAACTATATGGCATACCATTCTTTGGTTACAGAGATCCTTCAGTTAAACAAGGTAATGCGCCGGTTATGTATTCAAGTGTTAAAACTGGAATCGCTACTGGAAAGTCACCTGGAAAAGATAAACCCAAAACAAATCCTTATGCACCATATGGTACTGTAAATGGTGTTGCTCCATACGGAATGATGCCTGCTGCTATTCCTATAGCATATCCATATCCATCTGCGCCTCCCGCTCCAAGTCGTGGCGGTAAAAAGAAAAACAAATCTACGAGAAGAAGACGCCGTAAACGCAAATCTAGCACTTCAAAACGTCGCGCCTAAATCCTTCTCTAAGCGACGCAGGTATCATGTTAAAGTCTACTAATGTCGTATTTCTTTCAAATCTCTCTTTTGCACCTTTCTCTTTTTCCATTTTTTCTTTGAATAATTCTTTATCATTATAAAGTTTAAGAGCGGTTTTAATGCCACACTTGGCAAACACTCCTGGGATATCATCACTCTTATCCCCACAGACAATTTTACAGAACTTGTCACACTCTGCGCTACCTGTTGCATTTTTACTTTTTGTAATATCTTGGTATTTGAGATTATATATATCTACATTCTCATCAGCTAATTGCAAATAGTCCATATCACTCGTAATAATCCAGATATTTGCATCTTCAACGCTTTCTTTGATTCGCTCAACAGTTAAAGCAATACAGTCATCTGCCTCAAGCCTGGGATATGCTACAATTGAATTAACACCAGCCTGTTCAAACAAACTATCATATGCCATTTTAAAGAAAGGACCTCCTTGAAATCCGTCGTCTTTATCTCTACTCTCTTTGTAGGAATCCATCAGATCATATCTCCAAATATTTTTGCGAGGACAATCCTTGCCTACAATAACTATTGGATTATCTATCTTAAGTTTTTTCTTTATTTCCGTAATTTTATCTATAAATGTTGTTGTAAACTTATCTACAAACTCGCTGTTTTCCACTGGAATACCCAATGGCTCATCTTTTTTTGCTAATCCCCACCATTGCATTAATGCAAAATATCTATAAAAGCAAAAGTAGCTTCCGTCAATCAGAAGAAAGTTAGTCATCTTTTTTAATGAAATAGATCACTAACCGTTTAAATCATTCAATTTTCCAACATTAAATTGTTGTATTTACGCTGTGTCATGCGTTCACTTTTTTCAATGATACTTTCCAATACGTCATATGTCATATTTCCATGTAGTTGAGTATTATCTAATGTCATGTTACAACCACCAGTTGAAACTGCTGAAATATCTATATTATATATACCACTTTTGATTGCAGCATGAACAATTCTCATAATATTATCATAATTTGTATTACTTGGTAAATGAAGATGAATGCTGATTTTATCCAAAGGTATATTGCGATCATTCATACCCTCAATAATTGATACAAACCTCCACCATTTTAGAGTTCCCATTGTATCTGACAAACATACCTCAGTTACATCACTCATAACCACATAATCGTTTATATTGTGAATAATCGTATTTATGTTTAATTTTTTCTTGCTAACTGGACATTCATCTACGCATGATAAATACACTTTTGCACTTTTAAATGGAAGTAATCTCAGTGAATTATTTATGACAGATCTCGTTTTGGCAATACTCATTCTGACATTCTTTTTTTGAAAATCATCTGATACAGATGACATAATAGAAATGTGTTTTACGCCAAGCTCATGAGCTTGAGCAAACCGGTCAAACTTTGGTGGTATCAACATAAAAATCTTGGGGTTTAAATAACCTGATTCAATTACATAATCACTGGCAAACTTAAATAATTCTATTGATGTTGACATTTGCGGAATTGCTTTATCGGAAACAAGTGAACCTATTTCGATAGATGATGGATTATATTTGGTAATAATATCTATTGCCATATCCTTCTTTTTTTCTAGAGGTATGAATGTTTTTACTGATTGCAAACCATCTCGCATTGTAACATCAAATAAGCGTAATCCATATCTAGCGAATGCAGGTCTCATATTGTATTTCATAATAATATAGTCTTTAACTAATTATGAAAAATATTAGAGGATACTATCACATTCCGAAGTCCCTTGTCCCATATTCAGACCTAAATAGTATAGGTGGTCATTTATACTTGTTAAACTCCATTGATAAGAGCATGTTGGATCTTCATTTCCGCTACATTCTAACAGAGTAATTGTATTATCGGGTTCGTAATGCTCTCCTGATATATGAGTAAAGCGTTCGTGCATAGGAGAATGCGGAACAATGTCTTTATGGTGTGTTACACGATTTCTATCTTTGACAATTGTAGCATAAAAATCTGCGAATGCAGTATTCCCTACTCTCGGTGAACCATAATTAAACATTCGAATATTCTTTATTCCGCTAAGCGATAAATCTAGTGCGGTCAAAGTTGCAAGCGCGGCACCCAATGAATGACCAGTAACTAATACTTGATAATCTGGGTATTTTTGAATTAATTTATCAACCTCTGATTTGATTTCAGGAAATACTTCTTGCTCTGCTGCATAAAATCCTTTATGAACCTTGCATGCTGAACAATTTGGGTAGTCTGTTAAAACCGCATCTAAATTGCTTAGCCAGTTGGTTATAGATTCACTTCCTCTAAATGAAACTGTTATTGATTGACTACTTGGTTGATAACCAATATATCCGTGGGTATCATGGTTCGTATCAGAAATAGCATACGTAGGAATAAATCCATCTAATGGTTCTTTATATTCCCTTGTAAGATAGGTAGATGAGCTACAATAAGCTGATTCAGAATGATATAGCGTAAGGTTACCATATGTCCAATCATATGCAGATGTCAAAGAGAACAAGGAAAAGAGCACTGCTGTCAATGAACACTTCATTATATTATAAGCATAGATGTATTATCCTTATAATACCTTTTACATATCAAATATATCTCTCTCTCTCATCATATTGGATACCACATCACTAACATGATGCATATAGTTATCTCCTTCTTTACATAATTCATTGCATACGCTTCCACATACAGCAAGAGATAATTGAATCCTACAAAATGCTCTACTTAACTGTAGATTGTAATCTATTAATACACTATTGATTCTATACACAGTGTTAACATCTAATACTGAATCTTTACCAAAAACCTCTTTCCCAACTAAAGCCATTTCACTTAATAACTCGGTTTTCTTATCCTGATTCATATTTTTATATACCTCAAATGGTTCTACTAAGCGTGACAATAATACATTTGCGCCTTCAACATAATCATTGTCAACAAGAATACTTTTGAAAAAATTATAAAAACTATCTTGTTCTTCTTTTGTTACAGATCCAACTATACCAAAATCAATAATTCCTATTTTTCGATTCTCAACTGACCCTGAAAAAAATATGTTACCGGCATGTAAATCTGCATGATATTTTCTATCGTATAAAATGCTCTTCATACTAAATCTTGCTACAAGTGGCGCATATGCTGCTTTCTCGCTGTGCGATTCAATAGAATGCAATCGACTACCATACAATCTCTCCATAACAATAACTCTTGAATCACACTTAGTAAACTTCTCGTATACAGTTGGAATGTCAACAAACTCCATATTTCTAAAATTACGTTTATATAAAGTTAAATTGTTCACCTCGTTGAAGAAATCTAATTGTTTAATCATATCTTCTCTATTTTCTTCGAATATAGTAGGTAAATAAAGACGTTTTATCCAAGGTAAACAGCAAGATATATTAACAATATCTCTCATTTTTGATAATGCATCGTGAAGTTTTTCCTCAATATTTCGCCTTTTTACCTTAATAACAATATCTTGGTCGTTAAGAGTACCATAATATACAACAGATACCATACCAGCTCTCTCTGGAGTAGTACAATTAATAGTGAGATCGCTATCACATTTTTTATTTAAATTGTTAATAATTTCATTTACATTGTAAATATCATCATCATTAAATGGTGCAGTGTCGTTGAATTGAGATAAATATTTCATTTCATCAATGCTAAGTATGTTTGCACCTGCAGACATTGATTGAAATACTTTCGAGTAAATGATATTGAGGCTTGTTAGATAATTTGCTATATTTCTGATACAATCAATTCTCTCTCGACCAAAAAGATAGCATATAGATTGCCATGAAATATACCCAAATGTTTTAATAAATAACAGGGATGTATCAATCATATTATATATAGTTTCAAGTGAGAAAGTCTATATATAATTTATACTAATGATTCAATAAAAGGTTTAACACGAGAGAACACCTTATGCATAAGTTTACCTGGTACCTTTTCCATATACAAAGGTACGTCATCTTCTAAATCTAAAATAAAGTCGTAAACAACCTCACCTTTATGGTAATTAACCAATGTTAGTTCCAATTTTGATGAACTTCCAGAAGCAGGTTCACTATTTGATGGAACATTAATATGCGATGGCTTAGTTTCCTGCTTGGTAATTATTGTTGTTGTTCTACCATTATTTATCATGGTAGATTTAGAATATATATACTTTTGTGCGAGTCCAAAATCAGAACCGAATCTACAAAACAAAAGGGCCATATTTATCTCTCTAGTTTCTTCATCATGTGGGCTGAGTGATATACTTTCAATCACATCTTTATTCAATTCAGCCATAAGTGCAAATAACTTGAATCCAATTGCTCTATTCAAATCATAATTAGGGTTTACAAGTTGAAAAATTAGTTTAAACTTGATTTTATCATTTTCCTTAAGCATGTATAGATTAACCCCATTTTTATCACTTAATTTAACATATTCATTACCTGATTCTATTGTACAGTTAGACATCTGGTATAGATAATGAATCTTATTCAAATTATTTAACTCAACATAGTTATTATAATAAAATATGGGGGTTTACTTACACATCAAGAGGATTGTGTGATTTTTATCTAAAAACTGATACCTACTTTGTCTAAATAAACACGTTTTTTTTAACTTTTATTCTTAGACCCAGAAATCTTAGTAGAATATACAAAAAAACACCAAAATATTTTAGAGAATTGAAAACAGGGTAAAAAACATGATTTATTTAGAGAGCCTAGAGAAGGAAATAACATTTTTGAAAAGTTCATGAAGGATAGTTATGTAGGACTGAAAAAAAGGCACTATAAGGCAATTAATTTAAAGATTTTATCTCATTTGAGAATAAGAGAAAATGATAGTAAATGGTAGTAATTTAGGAGCTAAAGCGAGCCAAAAGGAGCCAGAAGAATATTGTTGTAAAAGTTGTGACTATAATACGTGTAAACTTGCAAATTGGAAGCGACATCTTAAGACGAAGAAACACAATGATAGTAAAATGATAGTAAATGATAGTAAAAACGAGCAAAAAGGAGCTCAGTGGATTTGTGACTGCGGAAAGCAGTATAAATATGATAGTGGTTATTACCGACATCGTAAGATATGTACATGGAAATCAAATCATATTCAGGACGCGAAATCTCTCATGGATTCTAATGATATTTCTAACAAAGATAAGGAAATACAATTTCTTAAAGACGCTTTAGCTGCCAAAGACGAAAAAATGGATAAAATAATAGATACAATGCAGCAATTAATACCTCATATAGGTAGCAATAACAATAGTCACAATAATATATTCAATATACAGTTATTTTTGAATGAAGATTGTGCCAATGCAATGACTATTCAAGACTTTGCAAAAAAACTACAAGTAGATATGGGGGATCTAGATTTAATAAAACGCGATGAATCAAAAGCAATCGCTGGTATGATTAAAAAATCATTATCAGGATTAAGTCAAGTTGAAAGACCAATGCATTCTCATGCACAAAAATGGTATGTAAAAGACAAAGAGGATGGCTGGGAAAATGATACAACTGGTAAGGCAATACAAGTAGTTAAATCTGGTGCATCAAAACCACTTTCGAAATTAGCCAATCAAAAATATAAATCTGCCCTCATAAACAGTAAGGATGGCGAAGAGTACGCAGATATTATATCAAAAGTGAACGCCGATGTTGACTCAAAATGCAAAAATAAGGTAAAAGAGGCGGTTAGCAGTTTATGTAATATTACTGATTTAGTTGATTAAAACACAACATATAACAATTGCAATTAGACTGTAATTTTTTTGGGTTGTTCTATTAATTCTACCAAGCCGGGTGTATCTGTTGTATTGATATTAGATATGCGGCAGACGTCGAATTGCAATTTAGGTATGGACTTGCATTTGTTATTGGATGATTTGATAATACAACAGGCTCGTTTAATAACTTTACTATGAACTCTGTCACTATTAGGATTGCAAATGACAGCATGAGCACTTGGATGACCGCTGATATGAGCCCAATAATCATTTGGATTACCATTAACAACAAGTTCCTGATTCTCATTAGCATTTTCACCTACGTAGATTGTATATCCTTCGTATAATATCTCCTTCATTCGATAGTGTATATATGTATTACAATATCGAAGTCAATTTTTTAAATATCAAGACTGATGCTTGTCTTTTCGCTTTTCTTGCGTCTGTTATTAGATCGTGATGGGATCTTAGTGTTAGACATATCTTTTAGATCTTGAATACTCACTGTACTGCTGTCATTTACTGGAACATTGCGATCATTGCTCACGGTCACCTTTTTTGTTTTAAGATTAGATAGAATATCGGAGATATCTGAAGGTCCCTTCATTTCAGGTCGAGGACCAGATTCTCTTGAAGATCTTAGTGGTGCTTGGGGGCCAACACTCTGGTAGTTATCAGTAATGTCAACTCCTCCTCCTGCGCCATTACCTCGTGCAGCAGTCATATCAGGACGGTTTGTTGGGATTTGAGATCTTTCACTTCTATCAACACGTGTTTTCATAGCTGCAGGAGGTGGTCCAGGTGCAACATTATTTGGTGGTGCTTGACGGCGTTGCTGCTGATCTCCCATAATTCCATTCATAAATCCTCCGAAACCAGGATTATTTTGTCCCATAGATCCAACTGCAGCTTGTGTGAACTGTTGCATTAATTCGGGATTTTGGCGCATGATGTCATCCATACCAGGCATTGCAGACTTGAACATAGTATTGGTCATGTGAACCATAATTGCTGAACCGCCAAGTTGGAATAGCAACTTTAGTTCAGGTGCCATCTTTGCCTTACTTTGATACTTCTCATGAAGTTCTGCAAATATTTCATCGTAATCATCAATATTTTCATTCACTTGCTCTCCCCAACCATCGAGCTTTACATCAAATGGATCGAAGCGATTATTGAGAAACTCAATTCCAGTAATAGCTGCCATAAGCATCTTTCCTTGAAACTTCACGCTGTTTGATTTTTCTTTTTCAGAGATAATCATCTCATATTCACCTTTCATTTCTTGCAAGTTTGACTCCATTGAATATTTTTTTGTTAGTTTAACTCCCTTCGCTTCTAGTGATTCTAATTTTCGAAGAACCGAGAACTTTTCCTTCAACATCTCTTCTGGAGATAGACGAGGATTCATTGATACTGGTTTATCTGGATTTATTGGAATATTACCAAACTTTTTGAATCCGTCATCTGTTTGCGCTTTTGATGCAGTAGATTTTCCTAAATTAATAGGTCCTCCTAGAGTGATTGAATCGCTGCTATTATCTCTTCCACCGGAAAGAGAATCTTTCCCGGAAAATGAAAGTTTAATGTCGCCTCCCAAAGCATCTTTAAACAAACCTGATTTAGATTGCATTTTGATACCTCTAGATGAACCTGGTGCAGCATTGACATCTTCTGCAAGACCATTGAGTTCAGCTTCAAGATCATTGAGATCTCCTAAATCAATATCTGTTCCTTCCGCCTTCTTTCCTCCGCTTTTCTTTTTATCATTCATTAAAAGTTCTACTCCACTTCCGAAATTAACTGATCGAGTCGCTCCTCCTCTCATAGAGGGCTCGCTAATACTAATATTATCCGACCCACCCGAGCTTCCATCAGATCCAACCTTATTCAAAGATATTACAGGTACTTCCTGTAGATCACCGATTTCTATAACTTGTGCCATGTGTTGTAAACTAAATAGATCATTTTAAGCTTATGACAACGCATATTAATTTGAGGATGAATGACGAATGAACCATAACCCCTGGAGGTAAGAATCAGCTAGATCATCTTTCTTTTTATGAGACGCAAACATAGTATTCCATGAATTAATCTGTTCTGTCTTAAGTAGGTCTAACATTACTGCTATTCCTGATGATTTTCTCTCTTTATAACTCTTTTTGGGGACGTCAAAGTGCTTTAACTTATTAGATGAGGATATGAAATGAATGTCATTTACTCCTTTCTCAATAAAAAATTGTGTTATCATTCCTTGAATGCATTTCATACGATTCGCAATAGGACTGATTTGATTTTCAATCAAAACTGTATCAATCTCTCCAATATTAATTTCATTTGGTAATCGTTTGCTAATTGCCTTGCCAATATCGATTAAATCTATATTCGAAGCCGATACTGCTTTGTCTAGTTTTGTTATGCAGTTGAGGTAAGTATGTTCAACTAAGTGATCTTCAGATGTATTTTCTAGAGAGAAATGTGATCTTAATTCAACTATCCATTTTTTAGCAACACGTTTGCTCTTTTTAACCTTATAATATATTTCCGGTGCAATATCAACACCACAGATTTTTGCATGTGTTCCGCAATAAAAATTATTACCACCATGCGTGAAACTCGCATTTTTTCCACATGTCTTTTTCTTCATTGCTTGACAACATTTTGGTTTTTCAGTATCAGTCGATAAGTCTAACACATCCCATTTAATAATCCCTTCGGTATCTTTACACAATACACAATAAGAGAGATTCTTGATTCCAACATCAATACTAATTATCATTTATTATGAATGGTAATTAGTTTTTAAACTAAATAATTAGTTGTAGTTTTGGTAGCCTTTTGAAATTAATTGTTCTTGAGTAAGAACAGGTGTGTACATTCTACATTGCAATTCGTATTTTGAAAGATATAGACTTTTAAGATCACTATTTTCATATCCAAATGGTTGGCTTTTATCACTACACGATTGAAAGATGTAAGGAGATGATGTAGAACCTTCTTCTTTTACCCCATAGCGCGCAGGACAGGCACAACATTGGTCACATGCGGCCATTTGGTTATGCTTGATAATTGAATCAGCATTTTGTACCATATATTTTCTATATTGCCAATTAGTCTTAATGTTTTCTTGTTTTCTGATATCGTTGCTCACTTGTGCGCCAGGCTGCCAAGTAGCATAGTTTCTCCCATCCATCATAATAGGAGGGAAATCAAAATGGATATTATTAGATCCGGACATGCAGGTTCCCCAATTCATATTACAATATAGCTATATTATTTATTGGCTTCTAGTGCAGCAACAAGTTCTGCTTTCTTCATTTTACTCGCATTTTTGATACCTTTCTTAGCAGCGATTTCCTTGAGATTTTTAACCTTTAGCTTTGAGAAATCTGCGACAAGTGTTTCTTGTTTAGAATCGAGTGTTATTCCATCATCATCATCCTCATCATCATCACCTAAACTTGATCCTAAACTAGAACTCACCGAATCGAGATCTTCTACTTCACTAAGTTTAATAATTTTAGGTTCTACACTATTCAATTGCTCTTCTTTAATCTCAACGGGAGTAAGATTATCTGATTCATCATCATCATCATCACCTAAAAGTTCAATTACATTAGGATTAGGATTAGAATCGACTGGTACAGGTCCTGTCATATCAATTATCATGCCACCAAGCATCGCATGAGGATGTGTAGTTACATGTACATTTAATCGCTCGTGATCAAGAGATTCTAATTCATTGCTATCAACTTCTTCATCATCGGAATCTAATTCAGACCCTGATTCAGACTCTAATTCAGAATCGTCATCACTATCTTCCATAGTCTCTTCTATAGTATTTTCCTCGGCACCGAAATCATTCTCTGAAACAGGTACTTTATCATGCGGAATGGTATTGCTATAATAGTTCTTTGCTGCCTGAACAGCTTCAAATGTGGCACCATTGCCTTCCATTTCTTGGTTTTGCATTGCTCTATTCTCCATGTGAGTTGCTTTCACATTTTGAATAAAGTCTGCAAGTACTTGATTTTGTCTTACTAACGCCTTTTCTAAACTAGCAACACGTGTATTAAAGTAATACACAACTGCGCCAATCAATAAAAGAGATACACTGATCGCGATAATAAATCCACTACCTTCAAGGCCTAACATGTTCATTTCTAAAAGACAGCCATACTTTTTATGTGAATACCAAACGAATAACTATATTTTTAAAGTTTTGATTATTTTGCTGCTATCGTCAACAATATGGTCTGGATACCCTAGATCCCTTAAGACCTTAATACCGCCTTTTACTTTTGAAATGCCATTTATGACTTTATATGTATACTGAAAATCATTGTCTTTTGTTACAACCTGCATCTGCATATTTTTAACATTATCAAGTTTGTCTAATTTTTTACATAAATCTAAAAAGTGCGTGGTCAATAAGAAAGATACATTTTTCAATGAACAAATGTGTTTTAGATAAGCACTGGCCGCACTGATTGCTTCGTATGGATTTGTGCCTGAGAATAATTCGTCAAATACACATAGAACATTATCATCTGGATTTTCTGATATAGACGACAAAATATGCTTACATCTAGTTGCCTCCGCTTGAAACAAGCTATCTCTTCCGGAAGTATCTGGTATATTTATATAACTATGTATCTGATCATATGGGTTTAGCTTACAAGTATCATAGAATCCACACCCAAATTGTTGACTTAACAAAACATTTATAATAACAGACTTCACCATAGTTGTTTTACCAGCTGCATTTGGACCAGTTACAATGTTGTTATTAGTACAATTAATATCATTCTTAACTGCATCGTCTTTTAAATGTGGATAATATACACCCTTCATTTTGGTAGTTTTATTTATTTTACAAAGATTCATGTCGCCTGATGTAATTTTTGTTTGCATACATCTCATTGAATCTATATACGAATTATATTTCAGACAGTATTCTAATATTGCTTTGTATTCAGAATCCATATTAATCATATAGAATGCTTTTACAGCTTTTCCTATATCTATAATTTTTGAGATGGTGAATCCACATGAAGAAATATTTTGCAATTGTTCTACAATTTTATCACATCTCTCTTTCACAATAAGACAGTTTTGGTTGAATGGGTCGTGTAATTTTAGATCATCCCATTCGGTTGTTGTGAATTGTAGAGATAAACTTGTTTCTCTCAAATAGTCCCTGTATGTGAATATCATTTCATGTAAATGTCGCATGTTTTTGATAAACTTGATGCATGATTGAAAATTAAAATACACTTGAACTAAATAAATACCAAGAGAAATAAGTATCATGACTCTTTTGTCCCAAGATGCACTTCCTATTGAAAATATTTGACCGATGCTGTGATTTTTCAGTACAATTTTTAAATATTCACAATAAGATCCCCATGTTACTTCATGTCCCTGTAATCTAATAAGGAAAAATGGGATAATTAACATAAATATAGGTAAAGCTAGCGTCAAAATTGGGGATGTAATATTATAAAGACTAAGGTATTGCATAGCTTGTGCATTTTTGTTTAAGAATTGAAGTTTATCCCATTCGATGTAGTTATATTTTTCTAGAAACTCTTCTTGATACTCTTCATCAGTAATATCATTCCTAGTTTTCATAGCATCAGTGTATTTATAGGTTTCAGGTAGTTCTCTTTTCAAGACAAGTTGCATTTCTTTTATAAAGTCAGTGTCTGCTGTGTACCATTTTGAAAATTGATTAAGATTAAGTTTTCTAAAATCATCATCAGAATCAAGTATTTTTTCATACAAGGGATTTTCTCCTTGAGAAAGTTCAAGATCAGTGATAACATTATCACTAATTTCTTTTTTTTTATCGGTCAGACCAATTGGAATAATGAACTTTGGTATTGATGTCATCTAGTTAGATTACAAGATATTATACTGATGAAATTAACTTGTAATCATTTGTTTTTTATAATTAACCAAGGGTTTGTTCCCAGTTTAGTGGCATCTCAGTAATCTGAGTTGAATAATGCTGCTCAATCTCCTTAAGTTTACGCGAATCTCGGCGTGTGATAAAATTAATGCCTACACCTTTGCGTCCCCATCGACCGCTTCTACCGATTCTATGAAGATATGTGTGTACACATTTGGGAAGATCAAAATTAATCACAGTACTAACTTGCTGTACATCAATTCCTCGAGCAGTCACATTTGATGAAATAAGAACCCTCTGTGTTCCAGCACGGAACTCTTTGTAACTCTTAGATCTGTCCTCTTTTTCCATCCCGCTATGAATCTGTGCCACTGGATAGTTATCTGCTGTCATCGCATCATAAAGATCTTGTACACGCCTAACACTATTACAATAAATGATACATTGAGCCATGCTTAGGGAGGAAAAGATATCTTTCAAACACTCGTACTTCTGTTCATCGCTATCAAGACCAACATAGTACTGAGAAATACCCTCAAGTGTAAGTTGTTCGGCTTTCACCAATACCTTAACTGGGTTACGCATAAACTTTTCAGTTAGTGACATAAGATCGTGCGGCAGAGTAGCAGTAAAAAGTCCAACCTGAATCTCAGAAGGCATAAACTGAAAAATATTATAGATTTGCTCCTTGAAGCCAGAAGAGAGCATTTCGTCTGCTTCATCTAGAATAATGAGACGTAGAGTATTAGGATGTAGTTTTTTCCGACGAAGCATATCGTATACTCGTCCAGGACATCCGACAACTACAGTTGGCTTATTTTCAACGAGACCTTTAATGGTCTCATCGGTAGATGTACCTCCGACAAGCAATTGGGATTTAAATCCCTTTACAAATGTTCCGATTCCATCGATAACATTTTTTGTCTGCATAGAAAGCTCTCGAGTTGGAGACAAGATCAAAGCTTGAACTCCTGGCTTACTTGGATCAATTCGTGCAAGTGTACCGACCGTAAAGCAGCCGGTTTTACCTGTCCCGGATTGTGCTTGTGCGATTACATCACGTTTATTTAGCATTGGTTTAATACCTTTTTTTTGAATTGGACTTGGGTTTTCAAATCCATATGAGTAAATACCTCTGAGAACTTCAGGGTTCATCTCTAAATCATTCCATTCTTCGATTGGATGATTCTCATTTACTACAATATTATTGTTTTCGTCTTCGTCTTCACTTGTTTTTGGTGTTGTGGATGGCATAGTATCTGTCATATTCGTAATGTTAGTACGCAACACTATTTAAGTTCATTATGCATCAGTTGTTTTATGTATTCTTTAAAAATTGATTTAGAAACCACCATGATATGTTATACCAGAAGACAATGACAGCTATGGTACAAACATATACACTCGATGACTTTCAGAATATTATGGACGATGGAATGAATATTACTCTTGATCCTGCCACTATTGCAATTATTCAGCAAATTGCAGATCAAGTTGGAGCACCAGAATATGTAAGAACTCCACAGTTTGTTAGAAAGGATCGAGGCGATGGCTCGTCTAGATCTAGTAGACCACGTAATCGAAATAAAAAGAAAGCAATTGAATTAAGTGATTCAGATTGGAAAGCAATCCGTTCGTTTGAAGCAACTCAACGAGAGAAAAAGGAAGGTATTGATGCTTCCATGGACATGATTCGTAAAACTATTAATAAAATGACTGACAAAACATACGATGCATTGATTGGAGGATTGCACGAAGAGTTTGAAAAAGTTGCTGATGGTAGTGAAGAAGACCTCACTAAGTTGAGTTCTACTGTATTCACTCTTGTAAGTGAAACCGGATTCTATTCTGAAATGCTCGCTTCACTTTACGTTGAGTTAGTAGAGAAGTATGAATATTTGAGAAAAGATTTGATTACTTGCGTAGAATGTTACCAAGATTGGTGCTTCAATGTGAATTATGTAAGCCCTGATGATGATTATGATGGATTCTGTCGTAATAATAAAGAAAATACACGAAGAAAGTCAGTCTCCAAGTTCTTGGTCAATATTGCACGCTCTCCACTAATTAAAAAGGATCAAATTATGACCTTCCTATTAAACAATCACCAAATGCTGTTTGATAATATTGATAATGGAGATATGAAAGAAACTCTTGATGAGTTATCAGAGCTGGTATCTATCCTAAGTATTGAAGGTAAGGATTATCTTAGTGATATGGATAAATGGGATGAACTACAGACATCAATCGGTCACATTTCAAAGTTGAAGTCAAAGAATCACGCGGGTCTATCAAATAAGACGGTATTCAAATATATGGATATAATTGATGTCATTGGTTAGGTTAACATTCAAAGTGCTTAAAAATAATTATTAATTACATAAAAAATGGAACATTTTCTTTATGTAATTAAAGAAAAAGAGGGATCAAACGAAATATGTAGCCCTGAAATCATAAATAATTTATATATGAATGATGTAAATGATCAAGTATCTAATTGTAGCGAACAGGCTGCGATTGAATTAGATTATGATTTAAATAACACGGTCCCGTCACTCAATAAAATTATGGAATATTACAATATCCCAACGAGAATAGAAAAAAAAGAACTACGGAAAAATAATAAGATTAAACGAATCGTCGAGTTTGAGCTGAATTGTGATAATGAAGAGATAGTTAAGAAAAGGAAACGTTACTGGGAATATATTACCGAATTAAAGGAGGATAACTATTTTAAGAAGCACATAATAATTGACTTGTAAATTAGTTAGATGTAAAATTATATCATGAGATTATATACTCTGATGGTACAATCTAAACTCAACTCTACCGTTAATTATCCGGAGATTAATTCATTAGATACTGAAGATAAGAACCACGATGCGGATCTTTATGCGCTTAACATAAAAGGGGTGGATTGTATAATTGCTCTTGGTTTACCAAAGTTTTCTTTTATTGAGAAGGAAATTGTTTATTATCCTGTATACGTGATAAAAGATGAACGTGTTGATGCTCAAATTGGTGTTTATGAAATTACTAGTATTCAACAACCAGCAGTTCTTGATGAAGATGGTGACGTAGATATTTCTAAAATTGGTCCACTTCTTTTGTACTCATATATTGATTCAAAATACTTAGTTGAAAAAACTACACCAACCAAAAAGGCATCACCTGAAATTGTTCCAAAAAAAGATGATCAACCTGAAGATGACTCATCTGACGATGAAGACGAAGACGAAGACGAAGACGAAGACGAAGAAGATTTAGCACATTCACCTCTTAAGAGTCAGGATTCGAAACAGGCAGATGTTGAAAGAATGGCATATAAGAAAACATCTGGCGAAGATTGGATTGAAACATTTATGCATAATAAAAACTTTGGAATAATAGATAATGAAGGCGGAGGAGACTGTCTTTTTGCATCAATCCGCGACGGGTTAGCACGTGCAGGAATAACAATTACTGTACAAGAATTGCGCGAAAAACTTGCAAATGAAGCAACTGAAGAAGTGTTTCAAGGTTATAGAAATATGTACGAGATGTTTGATGGTGAATTAGAAAATGTTGACAGGGAAATTAAATTATTAACCAAACAATTCAAAGAACTTACTACTCGTGGAAAGAAAACTAAAGAACGAGACACACTTAAACAGATAACTGAACAAGCCAAAACAATTAAAGATAATCATGAATTGGCAAAAAAAGAGAAAAAACAAGCGAAGGAAGCGGTTAGCGAGTATGCATTTATGAAAAACATTGATACACTTGAAAAGTTTAAATCAATTATTAAAACCTGTAACTTTTGGGGAGAAACATGGGCTGTGTCAACACTAGAACGTGTATTAAATGTCAAATTAATTTTATTAAGTAGAGAGGCATACAAAAACGGTGATATAGACAATGTTATGCAGTGTGGACAACTAAATGATTCTATTCTTCAGAAAGATGGTAATTTTAATCCAGATAGATACGTTATATTAGAGTATCAAGGAGAGCATTATACATTGATTACTTATAAGGGTCGTGGGTCATTTACATTCGCAGAGTTACCATATGATATAAAATTGAAAATAGTTACCCGTTGTATGGAAAAAGATGCAGGACCATTTTACATAATCCCTCAGTTTAGAGAGTTCATGAAGTCACTTAATATTAACATGCCGGATCCACACCAAGAACAACCTAACGCAATCAATGAAGAAATGTCTTCTCCTGGTTTGATAAGTAAAACAACAGTATTCCAATTTTATTCTAAATCATCCAATGCACCTGCACCAGGTAAAGGGTCAGGCGAATCAATAAGCCCTCATGATATTATATCTTTTGCAGGATTAGGTTCTATTCCTGAATGGCGCAGAAAACTATCTAATTTTTGGGAAGAACCATTTGAATTGGATGGACATAGATGGGCATCTGTTGAGCATTACTATCAAGCATCAAAGTTCAAGGAAAATAACCCTCAATTCTATTTGACGTTTACATTAGATGCTAATCCTGAAGGTGAATTGTCTAAGGATCCCGTGTTAGCTAAGGCAGCAGGTGGTAAAACCGGCAAGTTTAAAAAGAAGGAGATAAGAGATAAAGCAATTAAGATAGATCCAAACTTCTTTGGTGGTCGCCACAAAGAAGCAATGAAGAGCGCACAAATGGCAAAGTTCTCTCAAAACAAAGATCTAAAAGCTCTTCTATTGGCTACAAAAGATGCCAAGCTCCAACATTTCAGCAGAGGATCTCCGCCTATAGTATTTTACGGGTTAATGGATGTGAGACATACTCTCTCTCAATAAATATAACCAGCTGTATAGCTGTACAGGACAATTAAAGACTACAATAACTATGCTATCAAAATAATCAAGTAATTAAAAAAATGAAATAACCTTTTTTAATTAGTTGATAAGTAATAAAATACATATAACTCTACAAATTAACATGACAAATTGGATGATTCCTCGGCACTTTTCTAAAAAGGGCGGACCGGCATTAGATGGAACTATTATGAGAAATGCATATCGTCATATAGATCTTGTCGAATCAGATCTGGGAGGTGTTTGCATAGCCTACGATATTGTAAATCTTTACAATGAATTGGAGAATGAGCGAACCTTTTCAGAAACAATAACACTGAGAATACTTGCAGAAAAAGATGTTAGGCGAGTATACAAATATGGTGGGCGCATCCTTCGCTCTGCAGCGAGAATCATAACGCGATTCCTTAGACGTGCTGCTATAAATTGTAATGCTAAAAAATATTGGAAAATGAAAAATTGAAACTATTCGTTCAATAATACAATGTTGTACACTACACATCATGTCTTCCGGCGAAACTAAAGAAACAACTTTATCAAACAAAATCCAATTGCTAGTACAAGAAAAATGGAACCATAATAATGAAAAACAAAATAATATAGCTAATGTGCCAATTGATGCGATAAAACTTGTTATATCGGGATACTCAAGTTTTTGTAATAATGGTGGGAAAGAATCTGAATTAGATGAGATATCGTGGATTTTAATTGATTTATTTGAATGGAGATGGCAAAAAGATATTTCAGAAGCATTTCCATGTTGGAACTTTACATATGGAAATGAAGGTCATTACAAGATACATCCTGTTATATGGATCAATTATAAAGAAATATCAGAGAGAACCCTAAGACAACCAACTGTAAAAACATATTATAATCTTCCGATAGATGTGACAAAACTAACATACTGGCATATATTCGGACCAGAATCAGATGAACATCTATGGCATATAACAAACTTTATGCCTGATATAGCAGTTGATCTTGTTGCACAAACACAACAGCATATTATGAATTGGGAATATATCAAACATGCTATCAGAATATATATCAGTAGAATACATATAGCTACTACATTTGAAATGCCCGAGTTAGAATCGATAGAATCAGAAGTGTATAATATGTGGCATTTCGGCGGCGATAATGCGTCTGATGGGGAATTATTTAAATTACAAATTGATGATACCGCTCCTCAATGGCTGAGACATTTATCAATATTTATACCCGAAGACTCTATTAATATGTTAAATATTGGGATAACTGGGAAAAGGTATTGGATCGTAGATAAAATGTGGTCTGTTCTAACTGATAGTGAGCGCGACCAAGTTATAAATGTTCATCAAATGCTTCAAACTCGATGGGCAGATCATAGTTTGAGAGCCAATGCAGTAATACAATCTTGGATGTATGAAATATTGCACGAAGCATTCTATAATTGTTTTGAATATGAAGCGCCAGATCTTAGTGAAATTAATCGTGTTGCAGCAGAAACAGTAATAGCTTCTGAAATAACACTGCCAACTTATCCATCAGATTTTATCTTTAATTATGGGGTACCAAATAGATGATAAGGTGGTGTAAGAGAAAAATGGCTTATCAGCGACCAAATTACAGTAATATAAAAGATACAATTGCTGCATATTAACAAAACGGTTATAAAGGCATCTTTATATGTTAATTAATCATCATGAAGATAATTTCATTTTGTTTATATGGAACAGCTCCCCTTTATTACAAAGGTTTAATTGAAAATATTCATATAATTTCTAAGAAATTGCCTGATTTTTTTACATATGTTTATTACGGAAGTGATATTACAGAAGATAAAATTACTAATCTAAGATCCCTTTCTGATAAAATAGTTTTAATTGCTACAAATAAACTAGGTGCGGGAAATATGATAGATCGGTTGAATCCAATTAAACTCGATGATACAGAAATCTTTTTTTGTAGAGATGCAGATAGTAGAATAAATGATAGAGATTTATGGTGTATAAATAAGTTTATAGAGAGTGAAAAATCAGTACATTGTATTAGAGATAGTTTTTGGCATAAATCAAAACTAATGGGAGGCATTTTAGGATTTAAGGTAAAGAAAATCGAAAATCTTGAAAAAATCCGCGAAGATCTTTCAAAATATTATGAATATTGTGAAAACCCAGAATATGGCGATGATGAACATTTTTTGGGTAATAAGATTTATCCACTTATAAAAAATGATTTGTACTTGCAAACCTCTATAACTGCATTTAATGGCGAGGAGTATAATTTAATTGATTATAATAATGATGGAGTTAATTTTGTAGGTAATGTAATCGAGTTTGGTGATGAAAATAAAGAAGTCCCAAAGTTTAATTATTATAATTTTTCTGTAAAGGATCAGGTAAACTGGTTAATTTCACAAAAACAATTTCAGTTAGCATCTCATATTGGAAAAACAGTCAGGTGGGATATAGAAACTGGAACAATTGATGCACTATTTATAGCAAATTATTATGCAGATGATCTTCAAGAATGTCGTCGCCTAATGAGTATGTATGAATATTCTAGCATTACTGATCATGTAGTAGATAACTGTAATTTTATGTTTACTATGTTAAAAAAACACGGTTATAAAATAATTGGAACAACAAACTTATCTGATGAACCAAAATACAACGAAATAATGATTTACTATGGCACTTTTCCCGTAACACATTTATATTTTCCTATTACTAATAAGGTATATAGAAATGCGGGTCATTTTAATAAGGTAACGCATGATATTGTTAAATATGACGATTGTTGGAATAACCTAGATAAAATATATATCTTGAATCTTGAGGAACGTGAAGATAGATATATTGAAACCATGTGTGAATTATGCAAAGTAGATGCACCTTTGAATAAAGTTTTTCATTATAAAGCGAAGAAGACCCCTGGAGATGGAGGACCATATGTTGGAGCTACACAAAATCATATTGATGTAATGAATGACATTGTAAATGAAGGTTATATAAATAGTTTAATATTAGAAGATGATATTGTCTTTTCTCCAAATATATCCCAGATAAAGAAGGATATTACAGAGTTTTTTGATAGTGATTACCTTTATGATATATGTTTTCTATCAGCATCAAGATTTCATAAAAAAGAGCCGCATAATGATTTATTAATTAAATCAAAGCAAATATGTACAACTTCATCTGCTTATTTTCTCTCTAATAAGACTATTCAATCAGTAAGAGATTGTGTTATGGAAGGCATGGACTTGTTAAAAAAAACAAATAACGCAAACCTATATTGCATAGATAGATATTGGAGTAAGTTACAAGAAGATGATAGGGTGTTTATATTTAAGAGAAAAATGGCTTATCAGCGACCAAATTACAGTAATATAAAAGATACAATTGCTGCATATCTGGATTAATTTACACACTTGAATATTTAAAATGCCTTTTTATTTTTATTATTTATTTTAAACCTTCCAAATGCGGATAGTATTATCGTAACTCCCAGAATACAATTTGTTCTCGTGAAGAGTGAGACAACGCACAACATCAGTATGTCCTCTCAAAATGGCTATTTCTTCGTGAGTTTCTGTGTTCCAACTGCGGATAGTTTTATCAGTACTCCCAGAATACATTTTATTTTCGTGAAGAGTGAGACAACGCACAATACTAGTATGTCCTCTCAAAGTGGCTATTTCTTCGTGAGTTTCTGTATTCCAAATGCGGATAGTTTTATCACAACTCCCAGAATACAATTTGTTTTCGTGAATAGTGAGACAAGATACAGCATCAGTATGCCCTCTCAAAGTGGCTATTTCTTCGTAAGTTTCTGTGTTTGTTCCAGCCCAAATGCGGATAGTATTATCGTAACCCCCAGAATACAATTTGTTTTCGTGAGAAGTGAGACAACGCACAACATCAGTATGCCCTCTCAAAATGGCTATTTCTTCGTGAGTTTCTGTGTTCCAAATGCGGATAGTATTATCACAACTCCCAGAATACAATTTGTTTTCGTGAAGAGCGAGACACCACACATTATCAGTATGCCCTCTCAAAATGCCTATTTCTTCGTGAGTTTCTGTGTTCCAAATGCGGATAGTATTATCACAACTCCCAGAATACATTTTATTTTCGTGAAGAGCGAGACACCACACAGTATCAGTATGCCCTCTCAAAATGCCTATTTCTTCGTGAGTTTCTGTGTTCCAAATGCGAATATTAGACCTACTCCCAGAATACAATTTGTTTTCGTGAATAGTGAGACACATTACAGCATAAGTATGCCCTCTCAAAATGCCTATTTCTGTATATAATGGAGTTTTCATAAAGGGTCCAAATAGTATTTTTATATGACTGGGTAGGGCGAATATATTCATATATGTTAAGTTTTTCCAGTCCGCTCCTTGTTTCCTCTTATCCTTGTTTCTTATGTCGGTTTCCTTTTTGATAAGATACAAATATTTACAAAGATTGTTTCGTTCTTCTATCAGATTATTCATTTCGGTAGTCATTGTTGTTGTGTTGTTGTGTTGTTGTAATTGATATAAAAAAATACAATTGAATCAATTTTACACCTTTTATTATTTTTATGTCATGAAAACGGTGTTTTAAATATTCAAGGGTGTAAAGAAAGAACAATAATATAATCATAAATGAAGGTATTAGTAACCGGAGGAACAGGATTAGTAGGCAATGCTATTAAAAGCATATCATCCAATTATGATTATAATTTTATTTTTGTTTCTTCAAAATCAGGAGATTTAACTAGTCTCATTGATACCGAGCGTATATTTGAAGAACACAAACCAGATATGGTGATACATTTGGCCGCTTGTGTTGGAGGTTTATATAAAAATATGAATGAAGGCGCAACAATGTTTGAGAGTAATATTCTTATCAATACAAATGTGTTGAAGTGTTGTGTAAAATACAATGTTAAAAAAACACTTAGTTGTCTCTCTACTTGTATATTCCCAAATGAAACAACATATCCAATTAATGAATATATGTTACATGTAGGCCCTCCTCATGAATCTAATGAAGGATATTCTTATTCAAAAAGGATGTTAGAAGTACAAGGAAGATTGTATAGAAAACAGTATAACTTGGATTTTATAAGCGTGATACCAACAAACATCTATGGTCCGTATGACAATTACAACCTTGATGATGCACATGTAATACCTTCTCTTATTCATAAATGCTATATAGCTAAGAAAAATAATGAAGTATTTAAAGTGATGGGATCAGGGAAGCCATTGCGCCAATTTATATATTCTACAGACTTGGCAAAATTAATCATGTGGGCATTAAAAAACTATAATGAGTCTACTCCTATTATTTTATCTCCACCAGAAAGCTCGGAGGTATCTATCGAGTGTGTAGCAAGACTAATCGCCAAAAGTTTTAATTATGATGATAAAATAGTATTTCAAGAAGAGTTCTCAGATGGGCAATACAAAAAGACCGCTGACAATAGTCGTTTGATGTTAATGTGTAATTCTTTTGAGTTTACAAAAATAGAGGACGGTATTGATATGTCAGTAAAATGGTTTATTAAAAATTATGGTAAAAACACCAGGATATAAAAAGAAAATGTGCCTTACATTTATATTACAATGAATTATGATTCTGGTTATAAAAATGCAATTGAAACTATATTAGGTTTTATGCATTCTGAAAAACATACACATTATTCAGTTGAAAATGTATCTATTTTAGAACCACTATATCTTAGTATTGTCGAAGGAATATCTTTTTCAAAAAGACAGTTTGAGACAGATCGTGTTAAAATGATAATTAACAAGGGAAGAAGAATACGATTGCCCTCTAAATCCAGATATATGTGCAACAATATATATGACCATATCATCAAACATGTAAAGTATCAGGTTGAATATAAAACCACAATTGGTTCAAGAAATCTAATAGTTAGATTTTCATTATTTGATAATAAATTAGAACTTTCAGAATTGGAATACTATTTTCAGATGATATTGTCGTGGATATATACTATTTCTCATTATTCAGAAAGTTCTTGTGGTAAAACACAAATAATAGACCTTTATTTTACCGACTTTAAAAAAGTCTTTCCAAAAAGCTCTGTTAATATCTTAGGTCATTCTAATTGCAATTCTGGATACTCAAGTGTGTGCGCAGAGACAAATGAAATAGTGATTTATCGGACCGAGGAGTGGTTTAAAGTATTAATACATGAAACATTCCATTCCTTTGGTCTAGAGCCAAATTATAATTGTGAGAGACAATTAACAAAATATATAGGTACTCTACTGCCTATTCAACCAAGTGTGCGTGTAAATGAGGCGTATGTTGAAACTTGGGCAAGAATTATAAATGTTATATATAGTGCAGTAATAAATAGTGACAGTAAGCATGAGTTTTACAATATTTTACGATTTTCTCTCCAGTTAGAAGTTTTATTCTCTATTTATCAGGCTGTTAAGGTGTTAGACTTTATGAATCTAGACTATGAATCGGTTATAGATAAAACATCAGTTCAAGCGAGGATTATGTATAAGGAAAATACGCACGTTTTTGCATATTACATTTTGACAGCATCTATTATGAATAATATATTCGGATTCATTCGTTGGTGTACAAAGCATAACACTAAGTGGTTGCAGTTCTATAAATCTAATAGGACATGTAAATCATTTGAGAGATTAATAAAGGATAGTTTGTACAGTATTGAAATGAAAAATGCGTGTAAAAAGTTTAAAAATCAGGACTGGCAAAATGAAGGATTGCGTTTCTCAATTGTAGACAGCGTGAATTAGTTAGAAAATTGACATGGTTGTTTTATAACACATCAATGTCAATAACAAAGAAACATGGGTCTTCGCGGTCTTAATAGATTCCTCAGGGCTAATTGTCAAAAAAATATACGTCAAATCTCACTTTGGGAATTAAAGGGAAAGACTATTGCAGTAGATGCGAGTATTTATATGTATCGTTTTCAAGGTGATGGTGGTTTAATTGAAGGAATGTATCAAATGGTAAGTTTAATGCGACATAATGGAATTATCCCAATATTTGTATTTGATGGTATTCCACCACCAGAAAAGCGTGAGTTAATTGAAAAACGGAAGCAAGATAAGAAGGAAGCAGAGAGAAAGTTCAAAGAAATTAAAGGTCAGATAGCTGCGTCTCATGATGAGGATGATGTAGCGGATTTAGAGGCAGAAGCTGACCAGCTAAGACGTCAATTTGTAAGAATTACAGGAAATGATATAGTTGATGTTAAAAACCTACTTCATATAATGGGTATTTCGTATTACGAATCTATTGGAGAGAGTGATAATATATGCGTAAAGATGGTTCAAAAAAAGGTTGCGTTTGCATGTCTAAGTGAGGATATGGATATGTTTATATATGGATGCCCGCGTGTTCTTAGATATCTTAGTCTTCTTAAGTCAAGTGTAGTTATGTATCATCTTGCCGGCATATTAACTTCATTACATTTGCCTTTTGACAGTTTTAGAGACATATGTGTTCTTTCTGGAACAGATTACAATCTTCTATCGGAAGATTGTCTAGATCTTAACAAGGCATTAAAGTTATATTCAAAATACAGTAAAGCTCGTGTAAGAGATACATATATTCAATGGATTGCTAACAATAATTATATAAAAGATCTGGATGCGTTTATAAATGTGACCGAAATGTTTAATATGCAGAATGTTACGATTGATAGATGTTTGATGAATACATCGATATATGATACTACTGCTGTTAAAATGTTACTTTCCGGATATGGATTTGTATTTCCACAATAATCATTTTGTAACGATTTTTTCTTTGCAGATGATAGTTAATAACGATCTAAAAGATTTCTGACCTATGTATATAGATTAATAATGGAAAACGAAATGGTTGGTAGGATAATTAAATGTCTTGGCAAAGAAAAAAAAACACGCAAAAGAAGACGAGTAACCGATGATGAATACGCAATATTATTACCAGGAGAGCACATGTTGCTGGAAAGTAGAAATTATAGAGTATCACAATTGAAAGATATGTGTCGTTATTATAAATTGCGTTTATCGGGAAATAAGGATGAAGTTACAAAAAGGGTATATAATCATCTTTATTTTTCTAAGTTCGCTATTATAATTCAGAAAAGAGTGAAGAAGTACCTATTAAACGCCTATCTAAAAGCAAAAGGTCCTGCATTTATTAAACGTAAACTATGTGTAAATGATTGTGATTTTTTCACAATGGATCCTGTGACTGAGATACCTCATGAGCAATTTATAAGTTATACCGACCTCGATAAGATGGTTTATGGATTCGATATACTTTCTCTTCATAATATGATTTCAAAAAGTAACCCTCCGTATAAAAACCCGTATAATAGGAATGAACTACCTGAGTATCTAATGAATAATTGTAAAAAGATAGAGCGTATGTCATCATTTTTTGGAGAGACAAATGTAACAATAGAAGAGGAAGAGGTTGTTGATGAAACTAAACTTTTAGAATTACGATTATTAACATTATTTCAAGAAATTAATGAGCTTGGGAATTATGCAGATCATAATTGGCTTTGGTCATTACCAAGAGTGCAATTGATTAGATATATAGCACAATTATATGATATATGGGCATACAGGGCAAATCTAACAAATGAGGTTAAACAAGAGATTTGTCCCCCAACTGGTAATCCATTTATAGGTGTTCCTGTTCATGCTTTGCCTACTTTAGATAGAAATAGATTAATGCAATCTGCGATATCAATTATACAATCGATGGTTCTTCGGTCTACAGATATACCAACGAGAGCTTTAGGAGCAAATTACGTGTTAAGTGCATTAACAATCGTTAATGAAAGTGCTGCATTGAGTCTTCCGTGGCTATATCAGGCTGTGGCGTTAAATTAAGGAGAGTTTGGGATATTTGACTGGGGTTCTCGTGTGATAATATATTATAATGCGTTAAATCGCTTAAATAGAACTCTTAAGGTAGTGTATAAGAAATGCCCAGAGCTACTAAGAAAACCGAGACCCCCAGCGCTAAGACCGCTACCACTACTAAGGCTAAGGCCGCCCCCAAGACTGCTGCTAAGAGCACTAAGTCTGCCAAGACCAAGACCGTTGAGGTTGTGCCTGAGAAGGTAGTCGAGGCTCCTGCTACCGAGAACACTGTCGTTGAGGTAGCACCTGAGGCTGCTATTGCTGGCGAGTTCACCACTATCCTTGCTTCTATTCAGACTGTTGTTTCGCAGATCAGCGACCTCAAGAAGGCTCTTCGCGTTCTCGAGAAGAAGGCTGTTCGTGAGATCAAGACTGCCAACAAGGCAAACAAGAAGAAGCAGCGTTCCAAGGGTAACCGTCAGCCATCCGGTTTTGTCAAGCCCACTCAGATTTCCAACGAGCTTGCTGCTTTCCTTGGCAAGGCTACCGGAACTGAGATGGCCCGCACTGAGGTGACAAAGGAGATTAACGCTTACATTCGCGCTAACAAGCTCCAGGACCCTGACAATGGCCGTATCATTATGGCTGATTCTAAGCTCCAGACCCTTCTAAACCTCAAGAAGGGAGATGAGCTTACCTACTTTAACCTTCAGAAGTACATGAGTCCTCACTTTGCCAAGGCTGGCGCCAAGATCGGATCTGTCTCTCTCGCTTCATCTGCCTAAGTGTCTGATTATTGAATCAACTTCACAAATATAATATAATAAAAAAAATAACATAAATATTTTTTTATTATATCGAATACAATATGGAAAGCGAAAATCATGATTTATGCGTAAATATGGATTGTGAAAGATATCCACCTGACTGGGATTTTAAAAAAGATACTGAAGACACTTATCAAGAGGATCAGTGGAAAAAATGTAACAAATGTGATGGATATTATAATGATGACGGATTAGGAGATATTTTATTCGTACAAGAAGAGCCAAATAATCAAGAAGCAGAGTGTGATTTATGTGGAAAAACCGAAGATATAGTTCAAATGAAAGGCACTGGACAATATCTTTGTGGAAATGCTTGCGATGATGAGGATGATGAAAATTGAGTAAAGATAAATAAGTGAATAACAACAATTATTTATTTTAAATCCATAAGTCAAAAACTTATATTTTGTCTATTCAGGTTATTGAACTACATTTTAATAGTATCAAGTTTGAACAATCTTTTTTCTACTGTATTAATCTCAAAGTTATCTCGCGTCCTTACAGTATAGTATGGCGTTTTATCATCGTAATGAATATCTATAATAGTTGCTAATGTATAATCATTGCAATCTTGGGTTAAATATCCAACTTTTTCTCCTTTTTGAAAATCCATTACATAACTTTAATATTTTTTTACAAGATTTCTTACGAACATAGGCTTTAAGCTGCAGTATTTTAATCATTTTCTCAGAAAATTGAAATAGAGATAGCTCCACTAATATAGCATTAAACAATGAGCACTACTATGACCGACATGATTATCCCCGCAACCCAGTTTAACTCAACCACTGACTTCAGCTACACCAAGCCTCGTATTAACAAGGCAGGAGGCAAGGCTATTGGAATCACTAATAAGCAGACGAGCCGTCAGCTACACCTAAGTATGCCTTTGATGCTTACTTGGGGTGTTAATGAGCGCGTTGACGAGTCTTCTGGGCGCGTTTCGTATGATATGTCTCTTCAATTTCCAAAGGAAGAGTATGCGAATGAGTCCACTCAACAGGCTCTAGCTGCCATTGAGGCAATGGAAGAGCAGGTAAAGAAGGATGCAATTGCAAACTCGAAAGAGTGGTTTAATAAGGCTAAGCTAACCGATGGCCAGGTTGATGTTCTATTTAACCCTATGCTATATTACTCCAAGGATAAGGACACTGGAGAGCGTAAGGAGGGTGCTGCTCCTACTCTTCGAGTCAAGCTAGACTGTTATGATGAGCAGTTCAAGTGTGAGGTATATGATATCAATCAGAAGCCACTCTATCCTAGCAAGGCAGATGAGAGCATTACTCCAGTTGATCTTATTACAAAGGGATGCAATGTTGCTACTATTATCAAGTGTGGTGGAGTATATTTCGTAAATGGTAAGTTTGGAGTCACGTGGCGTCTTCACCAAGCACTAGTTAAGCCTAAGGCAAGTATCTCGGGTCGCTGTTATATTAACCTAAGCACTGATGAAACTGCTCGTCTTAACACTCAGCGTGATGATGATGACGAAGATGATGGTGAGGGTGTTGAAGTTGTCGAAGAGAGTGATGACGACGATGATGAGGATAGCGTAGGACCTTCATTCAAGGAATCTGCTAAGGCAGAGGTCGCACAGGTAGTCGAAGAGGCTCCTAAGAAGATCAAGAAGAAGGTTGTTCGTCGTAAGAAGGCTTCTGATGAGTAAAATACAAAAAATACAAAAATACAATAAATAAATAAAATAGCATATGTTATTTTTATTTATTTTCTAAGTCTCCTCCAAATGTGCTCTCACCTGCATATCTAATGTATAAAAATCCATCATCATCTGAATATTCATTATATATAGTAGATAATAATTGACTTGTTGCAGGCATTACTATATTATCGACAAATAAATATATTGACTTTTCGCATGACAACTTTAGTCTATTGCGTATAACATACATGAAGTTTGCTATTGATAAGTCACTTGGTGTCAAATACTTTTTCCGATCTATATCAGGGACATCTTGTGATTTTGGGTCACGTTCACAAATAATGGGTATTCTACCTGGATACTTAACCATTATTTTTTTGGACTCCGCATATCGTTTTTCAAAACTGTGATTATCTTTGAACATTCTTTGCATTTAACAGAGAAAAATCTTCTAATATCTGAACCAATTAAAATCGCACATAACTTTTGTTATCATTATATATAAACAATGTTAACAAACATGTCAATGAGTGGCGGCGGAAATAATAAATCTGGTCCAAATCCACCATCCCATTTCAAAATGTGGAGATATACTCCTCAACGCAGAAAACAAGTACGTAGAGGAAAAGAACAATTTTCTCCGTTCTCTTTTTTTTCAGAAGTACCCCCATCACCTGATTCTCTTGGCTTATGGACTGAATGGTTACCAACGCCAAAGAAATCACCTGATATTAAAAGCTGGTTGAACCAATTAAATCAATTTATGAAAACGTATAAGTCAAAAACCTTGGTTTTTAGAATCCAAGCACCCGAATCAGGGAGTTGGACCGATAGTATTGATTATACTGCATGGCTTAAATATTGGGCTCTAGATAATGATGGACTAAATACTTTGTTTTCTGGAGTAACGACCCTTAGAGAAATACATTATTTACCTTATATAAATATTACTGATACAACAACAAAAGCAGAGGCATGTACGCAAGCATCGTATGCATATAAGTTTATTCATGATAATTTGGGTAGTTTAACTCTGTCTATTGTAAATGCATCCAATGTTAAAACCTATATGTGCATTGAACCTGAAAATATTAACAGTGCAAAATCACCTCCTCCTACTACTGATTACCATAAGCTTCTAGAAACAGGCGCGAATAATTCCGCACAATTAACCGCAATGGTCGTGTCGAAAATTGTAAAGAACTCTGCTTTATTATTATCGTGTGTTTCTGCTCCAACTGTTGGCAAGTCCATCAATTCAATAAAGGGTGTTAATAAATATATTGGGGAATGGTATTCTGATAATTCTATTGATGCACTCTCTCAAGATTTTTACAATAAATCAGTTAGTCAAATTACTAAAAGTTGGCGTGGCTCAATTAAATTAGGAGATACCATTATGGAAAACTATTATGCTATGCTCAGCATTGAAACTAATTATCAAAGACGCCCCAATAATGATATTGTAGGTTATATAAATCCTCCAAAAATCAACACTGGAGCCGCTAGACTTGGACCACAACCTCAAAGTAAAACCATTCAATTAGCACAAAGTATAACAACTGCATACAGCCTTAAAAATGAAGTACTTGTTTATTCAGGTGAATATTTGGAACAATGGGGTAAATCTAACTCAGAATCCATATCCACAGTGACTAACAAACCAAAGGATACACTTAGTTTACAATCTCTATAAATCGATCTTATGTAGTATAAATAACATCGATGATTATGCCGAACTTCTTACCGGGTTAGTAGACATAGTTGAAATAGGTGATGCGCCTTTTTTCGCTGGGGCAACATAACCCCCTGAGCGAGCACGCCGTTTTGCAGAATTAACTGTATTAACGTTCTGTGTTGCATACGAACTAGGTTGGCCATTTGTTAAACCAACTCTACTCGCATTTTTACCAATAGCTATTCGTCTACGCTGAGCAATGACATCACTGGAATCATACCAGTTTTTTCCACCACCACTGTTTTTATTATAAACTGCAGTAGCATTGGAAAGCATACTACCTTGACTCATAGTTGCCGGTTTAAAAGGCGAACCGCCTGCTGTGTATGTTATAGCGTTATCGCCATTACTTCCTGAGGTTGTGAAGACTAAAGACATCTATAGTGTAGAGAGAAAATAACCAGCTAAAGCACTAAAGTAATATGAACAAAAATATGACCAATCCTACTTACCGAAAACATATTCTTGGTATTAATACGCGCAATTCCTTGGTTAGAAAAACAAACAGACTGTTTTGGTTTTAACAAAATCTCTCTAACATTTACTTTTAATGTCTTACACATAAGATCTATCTCATATTCATCTTGGCCAAATACATCACTAATATGTATTAATTCTTTTATATGTAAATTATTATCCTCATCTATGGTGATATTATCTGGCAAGACTGGATTAATTGATACTATGAGTGATTTATCTTCAAGATCATATTCTAACTCATCGTGCCACAATGGTATACAATATGTATCATCGTCTGTTTCAAGCTTGAAAATATCATTTTTTAAAACATTTGAAAGGGTTGGTTTTAAATTAACAAATACATCATTGCCTAGTTTATTATCGACAATTTTTTTTAATTTTATCATTATCTCTCCATTAAAACCAAATACTCCAGCATATTGTTCTAAATAATTATATAACTTGACAGCATCATGTCTATTCATTTCTGAAAACATACGAATTGTTGTATCTTCGCATCCAGCTGTAATATTGACTAATGTTTTGGCTATATCATCTGCTTTAACATCTATCCCGATAGTTGAACTGATAAAGCTAGAGAGAAATGTAGAATAATTGGTGTCTTTTGTATCTTCAGACTCATCAAATATAGTTTGATTGTATTCAGTTAAAAATGCATATGCATCCTGAACTTCGTTAAATGACGGAGATTGTATAATACCATTGCATTTATCTGGATGAGTCTCCAGCGCTTTCTGATAATAGGCCTTTTTCACAGATTTAATAGTAAAGTTCTCCTTTGTTATACCCAATATATCACACGCTTTTTGTAAATCCATGAATCTTATTTACAAGATAAAATACCAAACTCTCTAAATGATAGATAGGTCGATAGTTGTTGTTATAGTATTGCAGACACCGGTACACCTCGAGCATAACATCAGGTATCTCCTCTTCTTTAATTAAATCCAATGTAATTACCCTATCTAATATATACCAAATGCAGTCTGTAATATCTAGACTATAAATAAGCAAATCATAGACCTTATCCCTCAACTCCATATATTTTAGGTTATCACTATCAATCATCATTTCAACCAAATCATTACATAATACCTCATAAGGTCTCATTAATTGTCGAACGGATGCATTTATATTTTTCATATTGGTAATTTCCCCCAATGGTATATCTTTGCTAACTTTATTCTCCAAACATTTGTTATATTGAGTGCGACTTGGTCTAGGTACTCGAATAATTTTGCACCTGTCCAGTATTGCATCAGGTATAAAACTTAGCTCTTCTGTTAGTAATATAAACTTAATATTGAGAGAATTGTGTGATAAAGTCTGCATATAACTATAAAATCCTTCTAGCAGTTCGCTGTGTATTTCATGAAAATACTTGCATACGATTATTCCGGTATGATCAGATTTTGCAAGAATCGCGTCAACAATTGTTCCATACAACTCATTCCAGAGCGCCTTTGAATTACAACCAAGAAGAGACATGTCTATTTCAAAGTGTATATCACTTATTCTAATGACATAAGTTGTTTTGTTGCATGGTGCAATTATTTTTTTGTCATATTTTAAAGCAGAAGGACTATACCTACTAATTGCTTTTAACATTTGTGTATATTTACCGACTCCTTTTGGACCATAAAAAATAATATTCTTCATAGCACTAATTTTTGTCGGAAACTTTGCATAAATATCAGTTATTTTTGGATGAAGACAACAGTTTGCTTCGCTTTGCAGATATTCTTCGTAATGCGTATCATAAAACTTCATTTTCAGTTATAAAGGCTTAAGAGTTACCTTTATTATCTTGATTAGTAAATACTTATTATGAATACAGAATCCAACGACACGAACAGCCAAAATATACATTCTGATCTAGAATCGATTGTTGAAAGACTAAAAAATGCATCTGATACGCATCCCAATCTATGCAATTTGTGGGCAAATTACTTATTTTTGAAACGAAGTGCATATGATAATGCATTGCGACAAGCTAATGCAATGCTTGATACTTTGATAGATAGTGAAGACCCTGATCATAATATGCTTATTGCATTATTTGCAGTATCAACTATGATGACACCTTCTAATCGATAATTACTTAAAAGCATGCACGCCAACTATATAACGATGAATATTGTATTAGATATTAATGATATTGATAAGCGAAATCTTTTTTACTGTGATCCAGTTAACAATACAGTTATGGATGATAGTGTATTTATAAGAACCGGATACACTAATGAACTCTTTACCTTAAATGGTATATATATTGAATGCCCTTTAATGATAAACAAGATTGATAAGTACTTTCATAAATACAAATATATATTTGAGTATAATTCAAATATGAGTTTGATTGATAGCTTGATAAGACTTGAAAGACTTGTTATTGGAAATTACAATTTGGACGGTTTAATTCCTGTATATAAACTCAGAGATCAATTGTTGAGTTTACACATAAGGGTGTTTGAGAATGACGAAAATCTAGATATTCCACTTAATCCCGGAAACTATATTTTTACACTTAAAATATCTGGATTATGGAAAAATAATGATAGCTGTGGGCTGACATTCAAGTTTTTTTCACAACATTCTACCTTATCCGTCAGTTGAAAAAAAACGCAATATTATTGTCATAACTGATGCTATCATCATATTTCCTAGCGTTAATAAATATGTCACTGATGCTAATCTACTTCTTAGTGCTTCAATCAACATTGTCTTATTAGTTGGTCCACCTTTTCCAATTAATAGTTCATCTGTCAAATACTTATACAAAACACCTAACTGAATTATTACCATAAATGTAGATAGATTGCTATAAGTACTATATTCCTTTGCTACATCACCCTGATTAATTCTTTTAAAATACTCGCTATTTATACTCACTAGCCAAACCAGCACTGAAAGCATTAATATCGGAGGTAGCGAATGTAGTAGCAAAGATTTAACAAAATCAAATGAGTTTTCAGATAGTTTTGACATTTGTGAAGCTAATGCAAATGTTATAAACATAATTCCAAGAACAGATGCCGTAATAACACCATATCCCCATATTGCTGCTGAGGCAGGGCCACGAGAACCATCCTCTGTTGTTTCAGATCCTAAAAACAGTTTTATTATAATACCAACGAATGCAAACAACACTAAATTATTTATATCATAACCAAGGGTTTTGGACTCTACCATATATCCTATATTGCTATTTTATTATTACACTCACGTGTTCTAGATAAAGAAATAATGTACTAATCATATATATATAAATAATGTCTGCTATTCATTTCAATACACAAAATCCACATCCACTAATTCCTCGCGATCAAACATATGTTCTAGATCGTAAATTGGTAACAATTCATTCAGAGGATAGAGATATTAAGAAATATCCTCATGCTAATCGGTTTGAGATCAAACTTCCACATATTATGGAAAATGTTGCGTCAATGAGACTAGTTGAATGTAGCTTTCCAAGCGCATATTATACATTCAGCAATGAGTATCAAAATACAAAACTAACATTTTCAATTAACCCTATATGTCCGTGTTCTCCATATTTTACAGAACTTAATTCGCTTCCTCCCAATAAAAGACATATTACTATTCAGATTCAAGACGGATTCTACTGTCCTCAAGAGTTGGCCACAGAGATTCAGGAAAAGCTAAATGAAGCTGCTGGTTTTAAAATCAAACAGATACTTGCTGATCAAGGAATCAATGTAGATGTCGAATACTGTTCGTTTAGAGTGCATTATGATACGGTTGGTCAAGGATTTTTTTTCGGAAATCAAACCGATGGGTTTACAATTCATTCTAATAAAAAAGAAGAATATCCGCCACCGCGTTGTGATCAACCCGTTATGTGGGACAAAAATATCAACTGGGGACTTTCATATCATCTTGGATTTGAAAAAAATATATATACATCTCTTCCTGTACCAGAAAATAGTTGTTTAAAGTTTCATTATTTGGGAACCGCTGGAGTCTGGTTAACAAAACCAACTAATTCAGATACACAACCACACTATGTAAGAGCTCCAAACAGACCAGATATATTAGGAGAAAGAGCAATTTACATGGAAATAAATAAATACAATTCTTACGATGAACTTGTTCCTGGACCATTAATGACGAATAGTTCACATAATAACACATACGGAGGCATTGTGGATTCTGCATTCGCAAAGATACCAATTACCACAGCACCTGTAGGAGAGTTTCAAGATAGTAGAAACGGATTTTTACAAAATATCACAACATTCGATGTACCAGAAGAAAAAATATCTAAATTAGAACTTTTATTTCGATATCATGACGGAAGATTGGTTGATTTTGGAATAAGTCGATTCAATTTTAGCATTGAGTTCAACTGTCTTAAAAATGAAATAGGACGTGCATATAATGTTCGCGTTCCATTTACTTACAATATGTAATAATAATATTATTAGAAATATATAACAATTATGAGTCTTTCTTGGTTACCTTATTCTTTATTTGGCGCATTAATCTATGGTTCTATGTCATTTTCATTGGGGTTTGTCAGTCCCAAAATTAAAAAAAGTCTGACTGGGCAAATGGGCTACGGTTTTGTATATTGTGCGCTATCTGGACTACTCTCAATTATAGCATTATTGGGATTAAAAACACACATGAGCAAAGATATTAATACTATGATTTCTAATATTGACGTGAGAGTTTTAGCATTAACAGCTATTCTTAATATGATGGTTAATCCTGTTCATGCAATAGTTATGAATGAAGGCGGAAGTGTTGGTCAGCAGACTATGTATTCCTTAGCTATTATACCTGTACTCGTCGGTGAAGCATTCTTTTATGGTGAGAAACTTTCTATTAAACAAATAATTGGTATTATACTTGCAGGCGGAGGCGCATATCTTATGGCTTCTGGAAGAAAAAGATCTGAATAATTACTTTTACAGTACCCAACAATATTAGATAAAAATATAGATTATCTAACATTGATTATACAACAATATCATGTTTATCTTTTAACCACGCCTTTGCATCTGACACACTGCAGTTTGGTCTAATATCCTTATCCAATGACAAGAACTTTGGTTTTTTCATTTTATCAGTTTTGTAATATACATATGGACCATGCTTTCCATTTCTGATAGATGCATCCTTAGATATTTCAAGAAGAATCGGCTTGATAAGAAACTCTACTACATCTTTTAGCTCAATTGTTTCATAATCCTTTGCATCAAGCTTTATATTAATGTTGGTAGTACCCCATATTGCATATAAACCAAATCGTCCTTTTTTTAGATCAACCTCCTTGCCTAGATGTTTTCCAAGAGCACGTCCGGAATTAATCGCAGCTTTTGTAGTAATTATCTCGTCTAGCGAATATTCTCCTCTGCGCAATTTATCAATATCAATATCTTCCCTTACCTTTTTGAATGTTGTTTTTGTTCCATTAACACACTTGATGACTGGACCATATTTAGCTATCATATATGTATGTGTTTCGTCAATCTTAATCTGTTCTTTGTTTCCTGGTTTTAGACCACCCGAAAGTGTATCTATTTGCTCAAGACAACTCCTACAAAGATCATGCCATACACTGTCCCCTTTTGCAATTAAGTCTAGTGTATCTTCCATGCCTTTGGTATAATCATACGTAAACATGTCGTTATAATGGGCAAGTAAGAAGTCCATAACTACTACGCCTAGTTGTTGAATTACAAGTTTACCTTTTTCTCCACCAAACTCCTTCTCATCTGCCTTTTCTTCAAGAACATCTTCTACCAGTTCGAAATCTACACATTTTACCTTTTTCCCTGTAACATTCGCCTTTTTAACATAACCTCTCTCTTGAATCTTATCAATAAGACTTGCAAATGTTGATGGCCGACCTATTCCATGTTGCTCTAACAGTTGAACTAGTTTTGCCTCAGTAAAGTGAGATTTTAAATCTTTCATCGTTACCTTTGATAATATTTTTTTATAATTGATTGATCCAGGCTTTAGATGTTGAAGGAATGTAAATGATTGATTATTTTCTTCGTACCCTGCGACGATTTTCCATCCAGGAAACACTGCTTGTTCAGTGGAATATTTATAATTATGGTCTTCTGGAGCGGTTATCTTTGCAGTTACTCCATTGTAAATTGCTGCAGCCATGCAGCTCTCCATCGTATTTCTCCAGATCAATGCATACACCTTTATTTCTCTTGAACTAATCGATCCCTCTTCTTTTACTGAAGTAACATCAATCTTTGTAGGTCTAATAGCTTCATGAGCTTCCTGTGCAGTTGATTCCTCTTCCTTCTTTTTTGTCTTCTTTTTTTTACTCGGTTTTTTATCATCACCTCTTTCTGATAATTTTTCGATTTCAGGGTGCACATAATCATCGCCATATGTTTTACTGATAGCAGTTTTCGCGGTTTTGATAAAGTCAATGCTATATGTCTTACTGTCTGTTCTCATATATGTAATATAACCACCCTCATATAGTTTTTGACATGCATCCATTGTAGCTTTTGGAGAAAGTCTAAGTTCAGTACTTGCACTTTGTTGTAGGGCAGATGTAGTAAACGGACTTGGTGGATTTTTGGTTGTTTTGCGTACATTTCCACATTCATACATATGATCAAAGTTGACACTCTCACATAAGAAGTTCTCCATACTTTTTTCACCATCATGATTAAAATCTAGGGTAAAGTCTAGATTCTTAGATGTAAAGTACCCAGTTGTATTGTATACTTTTCTGCCAGGAGAACAATCAATCTCTTTCTGATTTTCATATACTAATCTTAATGCCGGGGTTTGACATCTCCCTGCCGATAAACCCTTCTCTGTTTTAAAAGATATATTATTCCATAACATGGGTGAAAGTTTAAATCCAACAATAAGATCTAGGATTTGCCTTGATTGTTGAGCATTCACTAATTCCATATTAATTCTTGTTGGATTTTGAACAGCGGCTTTCAATGCGTTTTCAGTTACTTCATGAAAGATAATTCTTTTAGTTGTTGCTACAGGTAGATTATATAGTTGACAAATATGCCAAGCAATTGCTTCACCTTCACGATCATCATCTGCAGCCAAAAGAACATCTTGTGCCTCAGCTATAAATGATCGCAATGTAGTAATTTGCCTTGATTTACCTGTAATATTTTTGAATGTAGGTTTGAAATTATTTTCAACATCTATACAATTTAAATTATCGATTGTTCTAAGATGACCGAAACTGGCCATACATTTATACCCAGCTCCAAGAAACTTTTCTATTTTGGAACATTTTGCGGGAGATTCTACGATCACAGCTGTATATGGCATCTTAAGTTAAATAATATAGATGTCATATATTTTTATGCAATTTTTTGATTAATTCTTGCACTTAGCTTATTTGCATGCAGTATAATATAATTAATCATTTTGCATTGTTTTGTAATCTTTCCAGGAGAGATTCTTGGACGGAGCACGTTCTTCAATTTCAGTATTCTCTCCATGTTGTTCGTCCAAATGTTTGCTTCTTTGTAGTGCACTATCAATGTAAATGTCTTTCAATAATTTACCAACAGTAAATGCTCCTTCGTGTTGATCGATATCCCCATCCTCGATTTGTTTCAGGATTGTAATAAAATTAGCCATGATCTCAAGATTTAATTCATCTTTCTTGAGGCGATTGAAAATATCAGTATAATTTGTAAACAAAAAGTTACAACGTTTTTCTAACATACTATCAAAACTTTCTGGATTGCTGAGAGATTCTGCTGCCCACTGATGTTTTAGAACCAACATAGAATCAATGTCCTCCTTAATAAGCATACTGTGCTTTTTCTCACGAATACTCTCTGTGACATCTTCCACATCATTCGCTCTAATCATCTTATTAAGTTGTAATCTTTGTTGATTATCCATATTATTATGTTAATATATGACTTATTCTTTTTAAACGAAAGATTATATATTAATTATATATACAATGCCTAGAGACAGTAAAAAGAAACGCCGAACTCGTAAAAGAGGCGGTAGTAGCGAAGGTACACATACCTCAACAACTAAATCCTTACCATATACACAGTATGCTATGCCTGATGGTGCGTCAAGTCATCGTGAAGCGGCATTATCACGTACAACTACTATGAATAACAATCAGCAAAATATGATAAATACTCATGGTGGAAGAAAAAGAGCAACAAAAAATGCTCGTAAAAGAAAGACTGTTCGCAGAAAATCAATTTTTAAAAAACTAAAAGTAATGCGTAGAAAATCTAAAAGTCGTCGCAGCAATAAAAAATCTAAAGGCACTGGCAGAAAAATTAAGAAACATACCCGTGTTCGTAGTAAATCTACTAAAAGACGCGGCAAGAAGGGTGGAGGCAGCGACTCTGGTCAACCAGTTACAGTACCTTCATTTGCAAATAGTGGAAGTAGCGTAAGTGGTATAAATGCCAACAGTATGTCTCAAAGTAGTAATTCAACAAGTCTTAATGCAAACTCGCAGGCAGGGAATGACTGTTATGCGACAGGAACATGTAAGCAATCTGGGGGATTTAGAAATCATTCTGAAGTATTTGGTGGACTTTTTGGAAAAAGTATGACCGGTGGATTAAGATCTAGAAAAAGACGTGCAGGATCTAAATCTTCTGGTTGCGGATGCACAAGTGGAGGAAAGGGAGTAAGAGATTATAATGATAAAAATACCAATCCTAATCGTCAAGACGCTCATGGGTCAGGAGGGTTAATCGAGCGCATGTTTGGTAATTAAATAATCGCAGCATAGAATAATATGAAATCATCAGATATTACTCTATCCATTGTAATTATAATAGTATTTGTTTTACTTTTTATGGTGAATATTCTCTCCGTTGGAATTAAGAAAATAGAAGATAACTGGCCGACATACAGATGCAACCCAGTTGTTATGCCATTTGCAAGTATATTTAACCAAGATCCTGTTTCAAACTTCACATATTGTATTCAAACAATGCAATCGAATTATATGGATTATTTGCTCCAACCTGTTAATTACAACTTGAGTAGTGTAGGAAACATTGGCAGCATTGTTACTGAAGCAGTTGATTCTGCTCGCGCTTTTATTAATAATTTGAGAAGCTTCATAGCTGATATAATTAAAAATGTATTTGGAGTATTTTTGAATATTTTAATTGAGTTTCAGAGAATTATGGTAGAGATTAAAGACATGGTTGCAAAACTTGTTGGTGTACTTGCAACATTAATGTACACGATTGAAGGGTCAATGTATACAATGCAAAGTACATGGAATGGTCCACCAGGTAGTTTAGTTAGAGCCTTGAGTGGCTTATGTTTTGATCCTAATACAGAGGTCATCTGTAAAAATGGAGAGAAATATGCTATGAAAGACATACCACTAGGATGTGAACTAGAAAATGGCGCAATTGTACACTCTGTAATGAGAATTAGTAATCGAAAATCAGACGGTTCACCAAGAGAGCAAATGTACCATGTAATGACAAATGATGGTGAAATTGAAGTATCAGGAACACATCTTATATATAAGAGTGAAGTAGACGGATTTATCACTGTTAAGGAACTGTCAGAGACATCTCCAGAAATGTGTATTCTAACAGATAACTCTCCAGTTGAATTATCATGTTTAATCACTTCGAATCACACTATTCCAATCAAAGGCATGATATTCCATGATTGGGAGGATAACAACGGGTCTAAAGCTAAAACGCTCGAACTTTAATAGATATTATCAAGCGCTAATATATACGAATGGCTAATAATATCTATGACAAAATTACAGACTTATATACAAAAGGGGGATATTTCACAAGATATGCTGGTGATTTCTGGCTAACCATTATTTTATGCTTAATTGTATTTGTTGTTGTTAGCTATTATCATGTGCAAAATAATATACAACCTATTATTGATGACTGGTCTAATCAAAGATGTAATCCAGCAGTTATTCCATTTGCAGGTATGATTAATGCACCATCTGGCCAAAGTGCAATAGATTTTACCGGAGAGAACTTTGAGCAATGTTCTCAAAATATCTTAGGAGAAATTGCACAATTTGCTTTCATGCCCATTTATTATTTACTCAATACGGTCACCGTAATGTTTAATGAACTTGCTAGTTCAATGGATTCTATGCGTGCAATGTTTAATAATATGCGTAATAGTGTTTCTGACCAAGGTAATGATTTATTTTCTAAGAGTTTGAATATCACTCTACCTATCGTACATATATTCAGAAAACTTGGGGCTATTATGGGAAAAGTTCAAGGAACATTAATATCTGGAATGTACACATTATACGCAGGATACATAACAACTAACAGTCTTTTCATGTTCATTTACGAGGCAACAATTTCAATATTGTATATTATTCTTGCGTTTATTTTGCTATGTTTTGGTATTGGTTGGCTTTTCCCTCCTATGCTTGCCGCTGGACTTGGAGCCGCAGCATTTATGTCACTATTACTCATTCCTATTATCATACTTATTGTTATTATGCAGGATATATTTTCTGCTGCAGGAATAAAATCGCCTCCATCTGTCCCAGGCTATTGCTTTTCAGGAAATACGCTAATTAAAATGCACAACGGAAAAAATAAAAAATTATCCGAAATTATTATTGGCGATTTACTTGCAGATTCAGGAAAAGTCACCGCAATTATGAAGTCATCGTCAAAAGATTGCAATTTGTTCAATATTGATGGCGTAATTGTTACATCTACGCATAAAGTATATCATGATGGAAAATGGATATGTGCATGTGATCATCCAAAAAGTTTCTATGTAGATAATTTTTATGATGAATACGTTTATTGTATTGGTACAACAAGCAAAACTATTAAAATTAAAAACATGATTTTTGCTGATTGGGACGAAGTTGATGACATTGACGTTAATGAACTTAGACAGTTAGCCTCATTAGAACTTCCATTGACATTTACAAGAGAGAATATTCATGAATATCTTGATTCCGGGTTACATCCAGATACAATTGTTTATCTAGATGATGGTAGAAGTATATCTATAAGTGAGGTTGAAGTCAACGATGTTCTATTATTTGGAGAAAGAGTGACAAGTGCAATTAAGATTAAAGCAGACGATTTGCATACATTTCATCGTATTTCTTGCAATGGCGAAGAAATTATTAAATGCTCAAAAAACACTGATATTACTATAGACAGTTTAGGGGAAGAAAGCTGTCTTGAATATGAAGAAATAGAAAAACCAAATTACATGAATCATTTAGTAACACACAAAGGTGGCTTCAAAATAAACGGGATTCATGTTGGCGAATATAGTAGAGGGGTTGATCGTCATCTATCGGAAGAGGCTATGAATGGTATCCTTAAGAACTAAGAGTAATTTTTTATCTATAGAATCTGTATAGAATGGAAATAACTATCCTTGGTCAGAAACTCCGAGTGGAGATATTAGTACTCATTATTATTCTTGGCGCGTTTATTGGCATTAATATGTGGTGCAGTTGCGCAGGAGGATTAAAAGAAGGATTTGATGCCGGCGTAAGCATTGCAGGTGCTGCAATTGATTATTCTATGGGTAAAGGTGTCAAACAAAGTTGGGAAAAAGTTGACGGCGTATTAGATGTCGATTCTTCTAGTACTTGGATGCAATCACTTGAAGGAAATGTAGGCGGACCTGTTCCTCTTCCTGAAGGAGAACTTGCTATGTTTTCGGACAACAAGTTTGATCCTGATTGTTGCCCTGCTACTTATACTAGCTCTTCCGGTTGCGCATGTATTTCTCCTGAGCAGATGTCATACCTTAACCAGAGAGGTGGTAACCGCACACTTCCTACCGATTATTAAATAAATCCAATTTATAAAAATTACTAGCATTTTTATAAGTATTCAAAATAAAACCGTTGTATAAAAAGAATATCAAAATCTATAACAAGTATGATAATTAACAATCATGTCATTTTTATAGTTCTCATTGCTATCTCCATATTATATCTTCTCATCCATTATAAAAATCGTGAGGGATTGGCATTTGGTCTACCATATATGGAGGATAGTTATAAAAGATTAGGCGTTATCAGAGATCAAGAAAATAAGATTATGTATCTAGGAGATAAAACATTTGATTATTCCGCCGGAATAAATAATAGATATGCTGCTGATATAGCAAACAGCAAGGTTAAATCAACTGCTCTTTTACGAAAAAACTCAGTCCCAGTAGCAGATAGTGTTGTTTGGGCAAGTAATGAACCAATTCACTATAATGCAGACATTGTTGAACGTAAATTAGGTTATCCTGTCGTTGTTAAACCGGTTCACGGCCAAAAAGGTTATGGTGTAACTGCAGGGATTTTATCTAGAGAAGAACTTATTGAAGCGGTCCAGCCATTGATTGATGAAGAAAAACCGATATTGATTGATAAACATTTAGATGGCGACGAGTATAGAATTATGGTCTATAATGGTGATATTGTTGGTGTTACTATGAGATCTAAACCAAAAGTTACTGGAGATGGAACACATAATATCAATCAGTTGATCAACTTGTTTAATGATAATAAGAAAACATCATATAAATGTCATAATATCAATAAACGTCTCATTGAAAAACAAGGATTTAAAATGACAGATACTCCTTCAAGTGGAAAAGAAGTAATTATTTCAAATATTGCAAATATGAGCAATGGTGGAGGTATAGATGATGTAGAAATTAATATGATACATCCTGATAATATTATTATGTTTAAAAAAGCTGCACAGGTATCTAATTTGAAATTAACAGGTATGGATTTTATAACACCATCTATGCTTATGCCTTATTATAAAATGCCGGGTGAATGTGGTATTTTAGAGTTGAATACAGGACCAGGAATGGGAGTTCATTATTATGCCAAGGGCGATAATAGAAATGATTTTATTGACAGTTTTATCAAAGGACTTTTTTAATTATAGTTATCACGAATTAAACAAATCTCATGTGATGAATACATTATGAAGAGATTCTCAGCGATTTTTGCTTTTTTTGCTTTCTTTGCTATTTCCAATGCTACTAAGGTTGATACTGTTAACGAGCTAAATGTAGATCAGTACTCCGGTACTTGGTTTCAAATGTACAGCAATTTACCTGTTATGTCCACTTTTGAAAAAGATAATGTATGCGTCACTGCACAATATGGTCCGCCTAACCCAACTATTAAAATCGCAGATGTTTCTGTCAAAAACACCGCAAGACTAACTGAGCCTACAAATGGAACTATTGCTGGTATAACCGGTTATGCATATATCCCTGATCAATCTGAACCAGGTAAACTCAAAGTTCATTTTGATGAAGGTGCTCCAGTAGATGCTGACTATTGGGTTGTAGATCTAGGTCCTATAAATAGTGATAATAAGTATGATTATGCAATTGTAACAGATAATATTGGACTAACATTATATGTTTTGGGGAGAGATGTAAAAGAGTTTAATATGAAATATAATACCAATGTTCTAGATAAATTAGATGAATTGGGTTTTAATGGTAAGGTTAAAGAACCTATCCCTACATACCAAAAATCAGATTGCGAATATTATTGGTAAATATAAAACAAATCATAATCAATAAAAATAATGATTTGTTTATTTTTTTATTTAGATGTATAGATTTCTCCATACACCCTCATCCTTTGACTTTTTAATCAATTTGTCAACAATCTCATTTGTAATGGTCATTGGGAACGATACTTCAAGAGCCATCTCCTTTTCAAACAGATTAACACCAGGACGCATTAGTCTATAAAGGTTCAACTTGGTATAGATTATCTCCAGGCATCTCTTGAGATTTCTAACACCTTGTTCCCCTTCTGTGTGAGTAGAGATAATGTATTTCATTGTATCATCTGGAATAATAATTTCATCTGCACTGAACATTACTTGCTCTCTAATCTTTGGAAGAAGATAATCATTTGCAATAACGATCTTTTCCTTAGAATCATAACCTTTAGTTTCTACTCTATACATTCTGTCACGAAGAATTGGATTAACTTTGTTTTCGTCGTTGTAACTGAAGATGAATAGACATCGACTGAGATCAAAGTCTAGCTCAGCAAAGTACTTATCATGAAACTTGGAGTTTTGAGTGGTATCAGTTAGATGTGTTAAGATGCCAACAATCTCTTCGCCTTTTGGAGTATCGCTGATTTTATCAAGTTCGTCAAAGAAGATAACTGGATTCATACTCTTGCATTGTACTAAATTATCAATAATCTTTCCCCACGTTGATCCTTCATATGTATATGAATGACCTTCGAGAAAGCTAGAATCAGTGGCACCTCCAAGAGCCATGAATGAGAAGTCACGGCCAAGAACTTTGCTAATTCCTTCCTTTACAAGTGTGGTTTTTCCGGTACCCATCGGTCCCTTAATCGCAATTGCAGTACCCATCGCATTAGGATTAGTGATCCATTGGCCGACCATTTGCATTATTTGTAGTTTTACATCATTCATACCATATACTGCTCCGTCTAGAATTGTTTTTGCATTATCCATAAAGTCTGCACATTCTTCTGGTCCATTGTCTTTTAGTGTAACAGGCAGGTTTTTGTATTGACCAAATGGGATTTGCATGAAAGTATCAACCCATTGTTTTATCTTATAAAACTCTCCTGCGCCTGGTTCTAGATATTTCAATGATTCGATTTTTTTATATGCTACAGCCTTATACTCTGGTGGAATATCTGCATCTAGTAGTTGCAAGCGATAGGGTTTTTCAATTCTGCAATGTTTCAGGATCTCATCCATCTCAATGAGAACCTTGCTCTGTTCATCCACTGTCATTTTTTCCCTGAAGAACTTAACATCATTCATCATATTCTTTTCTTTCAGCATAGAATTGAACTTTTTTGTATTAGCAATCTTTGCCTTTTTCAACTGTTTTTCGCCGTCACGTTTCATCTTTTTTTCAGCTTTCTCAAGATCATTGCGCATTTTCTTGATAATTGAAGGTTCTTCTTCATCGTTTTTACGTCTAAGGGAGTAATCATGAATCATTTTTCTTAGTTCCTCAACTGCATTCTGATTTCCTTTAGTATTCTCAATGACCTCACTGTCATCTTCGTCATCATCATCAACATCATCAACATCATCGTCGTCATCATCATCTTCACTTTCATCTAGTTCGCCATCTTCCATCTCTCCTTCTTGACCTCCGATAGTGAAATGAATAGTAAAGTTTGTTGGCTTTCCATTTTCATCCATTTCAATTAGGTCTTCATCTTCAAGATCGATTTCATCCTCATATTCACTTTCATCCTCCTCTTCACTCTCATCGTTTTCTTCGATATTTTTTTCTGATTTTTTAGAAGTTTTTTTTCTTTTTTCAGTAGTTTGAATAATAATATTTTCACTTGGTTCATCATCATCAGATGACCTAATTTTATGTTTTCTCCGTTTAATAGCTCTCGTGTAGCTTTCATCATTATTAACAGGAGATCTTGCTTTTCTAGATCGCTTATATTTACTTGGTGGAGTATCACGAGCTCGCTGAGTTGCATAGGTAGATGGAAACATTTTTGCCAAGAAATTACGATATTCTTTCATATCGAGATCATTGTGACTATATTCATCGTCTTCATCATCTTCATCTTCATCTTCTGAGAGCCATTCAGAATCATCGTCATCTTCATCTGATGACTCATCCTTTCTCTTTTTTAGAACTTCCTCTTCTTGGGTACCCGTTTTTTTACTTTTCTTACCCTTACTGCTGCGAGTAGGATATCTGTGTTTAGGTTGTGCGTCTTTAACCATTGTGGGCTTTAGTTATTCTTGTTATTATCTTATTCTTATGTCATTTTAAACAAATCAATTTTTCTGTAAACATAATTTACGTTTTTTGACATCATTAACAAAAAAAATGATATCTCAAAATAGATCTAAATATTATTCATATAGTATAAGAAGCATGTCTCAGCGAACTAATGGAACAATTCCAACTGAAAAAGCATCCAAAATCGTCGGGATTCAGTTCTCGATCTTATCCCCCGATGAGATTAGGAAAGGATCTGTAGCAGAAATAACCAGTAGGGATACTTATGTAAACAATAAGCCTGTTGTGGGCGGTCTATTCGATCCTCGAATGGGTACTTTAGAGCCAGGTATCATTTGTCCCACAGATGGTCTTGATTATATGCAGAGCCCTGGATACTTCGGTCGCATTGAATTGGCCCGACCACTGTTTTATCTACAATATCTCACAACTGTAACAAAGATTCTTCGATGTGTCTGTTTTAAGTGTAGTAAATTGCTTATTAGCAAAGAGCGTTATAAGCAGGCTCTTAATATGAAGGCAGAAGATAGATGGAACTTTGTGTTTAGTCTAGCTAATAAAATCGATCGATGTGGTGAAGATACACATGATGGTTGTGGATGCAAGCAACCTAAGAAGATTAAGAAAGAGGGATTCTGTACTCTTATTGCAGAATGGAATAATATCAAGGGACTTGACAGTGAAGACAAGGAAGAGATGACACTTACACTTACTCCTGAGATTTGTCTTAAAATATTGAGACGTATGTCTGATGAAGATGTGACATTTATGGGATATAGTCCTACTTGGTCTCGACCTGATTGGATGATTTGCCAGGTTCTTGCTGTTCCTCCACCTGCAGTTAGACCATCTGTTAAACATGATGCTCAGCAGAGAAGTGATGATGATTTAACGCATATTATTGTCAATATTATTAAAACAAATAAAACTCTTCAAGAGAAAATCCAAGCAAATGCTGCTGGAAATGTAATTCAAGATTGGTCTGTTCTATTGCAGTACTATGTTGCCACTCTGGTTGACAATAAGATTCCTGGAGTTGCAGCATTTGCACAGAGATCAGGGCGTCCACTAAAGTCAATCAAAGAGCGATTGAATGGTAAACATGGTCGCGTTAGAGGTAACTTGATGGGCAAACGAGTTGATTATTCAGCTCGTTCTGTTATTACTCCTGACCCAAATCTTTCAATTCGAGAGCTCGGTGTGCCAATGAAAATTGCAATGAACCTTACATCACCAATTCGGGTTAATTCGCGCAATGTCTCGTTTCTTACTACTCTTGTACAGAACGGTCCAGGCGTATATCCTGGAGCTAAGATATTGGTGAGAAAGGGGGGCGAAAATATCTATCTTGAAAATGTTGATCGTGAATCAATTAAGCTTGAAGAAGGCGATTATGTTCATCGTCATATGATGGATGGAGATCCGGTCCTCTTTAATCGTCAACCTACGCTACACAGAATGTCGATGATGTGTCACGTCGCTAAAATTATGCCTCGAGGTGATACATTCCGCATGAATGTTGGTGACACAAAACCATACAATGCAGATTTTGATGGTGATGAAATGAATATGCATATGCCACAAGACATTGAGTCGTGCAGTGAACTTTTGAATCTTGCAGCTGTTCCATGGCAGATCATCTCCCCTGCTAATAATAAATCTATTGTTGGCATCTTTCAAGATTCATTACTTGGATCATATCGGTTTACTCGCGAGGATATCAATTTCAGTCCACGAGATGCAATGAATCTTCTCATGGCATATAAGAAAATTAATCCTGATCTGATTCCTGATAAAGATAGAGTAAGTAACTTTGATATTATCTCCCAGATCCTACCTCCTCTTTCACTTAAGTATAAAACAAAACAGTACGGCGATGATAAATTAGACCGACACGGTAAGACATATGATAAGTCAAATGATGTACTTGAAATTGAAAATGGCCAATACATTCGTGGTCAAATGGATAAAGGCGTTCTTGGCGATGGTTCCAGAGGTCTTATCCATCGTATTTGTAATGATTTCGGTAATATGCAGTCTGCTGATTTCATTGATGACTTGCAAGACATTATTACAGAATATATGAAGTCTAGTGCCTACAGTGTTGGTATTAGTGATCTTATTGCAGGTCAAGAAACAAACGATAAAATCGCTGAAGTCATTACTAACAAAAAGCGAGAAGTTCAATCTCTTATTGATCAAACACATCTTGGAATATTCGAGAACAAATCTGGTCGTAATAATGAGCAGGAGTTTGAAACACAGGTTAATGATGTTCTCGGTCAAGCACTAAATCAGGCTGGTAGAATTGGTCTCCAAAGTCTTGACGAAGATAATCGATTCGTTATTATGGTAAAGGCTGGTTCTAAAGGTTCTGAAATTAATATCTCGCAGATGATATCTTGTCTTGGTCAACAGCAAGTTGATGGTAAGCGCGTACCATATGGTTTTGAAGATCGCACTCTACCACATTTCAATAAGTATGATGATTCTCCTGCAGCCCGTGGATTTGTCGAACATTCCTTCATTGGCGGTCTTACTCCACAAGAGTTGTTCTTTCATGCGATGGGTGGTCGTGTTGGTCTTATTGATACTGCTGTAAAGACAAGTCAGACTGGTTATATTCAGCGCCGTTTGGTTAAGGGCCTCGAAGATATTAAGATTGAGTATGATATGACTGTTAGAAACAATAAACAGAAGGTAATCCAATTCTCCTACGGTGATGATGGATTCGATACTGTGAAGGTGGAAAATCAGAAACTACCAATTGTTACTATGTCTCTAGAGGAATTGTATGCGCATTTCCAGATTCCTGGAAGTGAAAAAGATCCAATTATGGCTGCTGCTTACACTCAGACAACTCTTAAAAGAATGCAAGCACAGAAAAAAGAATATGCAGTAAAGAATCAGGCACTCCTTGATATGATTGTTGATGCTAGAAAATCTGTCATGTTGAATGTCTTCAAGAGTCGTGACAATGATAGTGTTAACCTTCCTGTCGGATTTCACTACATTACCAAAAATGTCCAAGGACAGCAAATGATCAATGCTAATTCTATGTCTGACATTACTCCATTGGAAGCAAGTGTTATTATTGATGAAACGTTTGCTCGACTCAAGACCATTACTTATGTCCAACCTACTGAACTATTCAAACTTGCATTCTATTATCATCTATCGACACGCGAACTTCTAACTGTCAAACGATTCAATCGTAAGGCATTGATCATATTGATGGATAAAATCGTGCTTTCATATAAGCAAGCAATTGTTGCACCTGGTGAAATGGTAGGAATTATTGCAGCACAGAGTATTGGTGAGCCTACTACACAGATGACGTTGAATACGTTCCACTTTGCAGGTGTAGCTTCTAAGTCCAATGTTACTCGTGGTGTTCCTCGTATTGAAGAGATTCTATCTCTATCAGAGAATCCCAAAAATCCATCTTGTACAATTCATCTCTTCTCACAAGAAGAGCTTGAACAAGAAAATGCGCAACGCATTATGCATCGTATTGAACATACTAAGCTGCGAGAGGTAGTTAACTCTATATCTATATGCTTTGACCCTGATGACTCACAAACACTCATTGAGACTGATGCAGAGCTACTTGAACAGTATGCAGAGTTCGAAAATGTTTTGACAGGATGCTTGAGTGAAGAAGATACTATCAATGAGAAAGATAAGTCCAGATGGATTATTCGTATGGAACTTAATGCTGAAGAGATGCTTGATCGCAATCTAACAGTTGATGATATTAACTTTGCAATCAAGAATGCTTACAGAGACGAAGTTAATTGTGTGTTCAGTGATTATAATAATGACAATCTTGTCTTCCGACTTCGCCTTGCAAATAGCCTTAACAAGAAAGCTAGCAAGAAGAAGGATTCCCTCGATCAACAGGATGAAATCTATATGTTGAAGAACTTTCAAGATCAACTTCTTGATAATCTTGTCCTTAGAGGAATTAAAGGTATTGGTAAACTTGTTCCTCGTAAAATTACCGACAGTCTTGTCCTTGAAGATGGCTCATACTCTCGTAAGGAAACATGGGTGCTTGATACTATCGGTACTAATTTAATTGATCTCCTTGGTCTTGATTACATCGATTCCAAGCGCACTTATACAAATGATATTCAAGAGATCTACCGAACTCTTGGCATTGAAGCCGCTCGACAATCAATCTTTAATGAAATCTCAGAAGTAATTGAGTTTGATAATACATACATTAATTATCATCATCTCAGCATTCTTTGCGATCGCATGACATGCAGTGATAAAATGATCTCGATCTTCAGACATGGTATTAATAATGATGACATTGGTCCAATTGCAAAAGCATCGTTTGAAGAGACTCCTGAAATGTTCTTGAAGGCAGCTCGTCACGGTGAGCTAGACCCAATGCGAGGTATATCTGCAAACGTCATGACCGGACAACAAGGGTTCTATGGCACCAATGCATTCTCTTGTGTTCTGGATATTGATGCTATGAGCGAGATCAAGGCGGAGGTGCAAAACCTAGTTGATGAGCAGCAAGAAATTGCCGACGCATTCAAGGGTCTATCCGTATCAAATGATCCATGTTCTATCAACAATCTGGCCATTGCTACCAATGTCCAACATATTCAGGCAGCTGATCTTGGTAAGTTATCTGATGATTATGATGCAGGATTTTAAAAACAACAATAAATATTATATACGATAAAAATTGTAATTTGAGTAAATTATTCAAATAACAATTCTATTATTTTTCTTGTAATTCCCAGCCATTTTCTTTTTTCTCTACATTTCCTGATATCCAAACATACTTTCCATTTCTTATCAAACACACCTGACCTATACTTTTATCATTTGGTCTAGCATAACAACCATCCGATGTTCCTAGTAGATTACCACTGCTATCATATACATTTTCTCCTGTATTGACACTATTATATGCATTATACAAATGTTTTGCCCATGCTATTTTTACCGGCATGATTTAAATAAATGGTTTCTCTTTAAAAATAAATCAATTTTTTATTTTCTGCTGGAAAAAATGAAATGCTTTTTCATACACGTTATTAGAATTACTCAAAATAACAAAAGCAAATATGCCTATCGATATTAACGAAGACCGTAGAATCCGCTTGATTTGGTTCAAATATAGGGAAATCCTGAATGTCCATAAGCGTTCAAGAAACACGCATTGGAAGAATAATACTTTGGATGAATGGGAGAAAGTTCATAGAGGTTTGGAATCCCAGCGTCGCAAAGAAATCTGTCAACTACAGAAAATTGTCAGAGCTGAAAGGAAAGCACTCGAAGAAAAGGATAGACAATTGCGCGAACAAAAGCAAGAAGAACATAAAAAAGTCCTATTGAAAAGACAACAGTCCCGTTTGGAACGCAAGAAGGCACAACAAGCATCGCCTCCTCCTTTGAGACGTTCCGCTCGTGTTCATAGTAAAACTTCAAATGATCAATTGAATATCTAGACACGCGGTAGTATAAAAAATAAAACAAAAACAAAAATTAAAATTACATTGACTTTATCCAGGGATTTCTCAAATCTATGTGATTTTTATTTTTTGTTAATTTTTCTGACAAGTTTTAATTTCTTTTTACGAGGTGCCTTATATTTGGATATAAACTCTAATAATATATCTTCTTCTGCTCTCTGATTTTCGATTTCAGATGTGACAGATTTACTTACGTCATTTATATTTATTAGCGGGTTAGTTCCGTTAATTAATAACCTATATTTAGCTGGCATACCAACTTTAACACCTGGTACTTTTACAAAAAAGAAGTTGTCATCATCAGTAGCATTAGTCACTATCACAGCATTTGCATTTTCACGAAACTTTGTTGCACTATAAAGAATTAGTGGAATATCAAACTTTCTAGCTAATATCCAAAGATCTAACGTAGTTAGATAATATGACTGTGTCATTACTGCATCAGCAATAGAAATCTGGCCTAATTCAATTTGTTTTGCTAGAAGACTTTTACCCTCAATTCTAAATAATCCTAATACTTCACCCATATACGTATCTACTAACTCACTGTATTCTTCTCCCAATATTTCTCTCAATTGATTCTGGGTGAGAGTAGGCTTTTTCATGACTTGAAGAATAGTCTGAATTATTTCAAAAGTACAAGTTGCAGGATTATCAGAAAAAACCAGTTCTTTACTGCCATCAGGAAAGGATTTCGCCCATTTTCCAGCAACATTTGCTAGTTTTGGTTTCCCACATTTTACTTGTGCAGGTTCATTTGCAATTTTATCAACATTAACAACATCATTATATACTTGACTAGAAAGTGGTTGCGCAGTATCATATGTATTATATCGCACAAATCGATTCTCTGTTCTTGGAACTAATTCATCAAAATAATCCTGCGTTAAAAGAGATTGTAATAGAATGATTTCATTATCTTTGAGATTATATTTAAGGTCCGAAAAAGCTAAGAAGGCTCTTGGTTCAAAAATAAATGATCGTATTCTACTGTATCTTACAATCTCATCAGAAAGACGTCCGTAATACATAACTTCATTATTTATACCACTAATCAGATTCTCTTTTGGAATTAACATTAAACATTGCTCATCTGTAGTAAGACAATATGGTTTTTCGCTGCATTTATCTGTTTCAAGGATATGACAATTTGTTACCGTTTGGATTTTACCAAGAATATCTGAATCTAGATCTGTAAAACGAACATATCTCTCTAACAAACTTTTTAACGAGGCGTTTACTTGTCGCAACTTAGCATAATAAGTAAGATTTAGGTTTTCGAGAGTACCTTCTATCGATTCCCGTATTTTCTTATGCTCATATTGTCCTAGCAACATTCTTATCATATTTCGGAATGTATTGAAAAATCCGGTTTCAAGTTTTATTTTTTTCATATATTCAATTCTCTCTTCATCAACCGCTCCAGATGTTAGAGATTCCTTATTTACATCAAAATAATTAGAGTCATCCAATACAACAAGATCATCCCCAAATGTATCCTGAATTGGCGGTTCAATTGGAACAAATTGATTTGACTGAGTTAAAATACCGGTAATTAGTCCATCTTCGGTAACTTTTACAGATGAAGCCACAGGAACTTCGCCCTTAGTATCCTTTGAAAATCTGTCTAAGAAATCTTTTGTTACCTGATATGATACGGCAGAATATTCATCAATCCACTTATAAGATGCTTCTCCAATAATTGGAGCAGAAGGAAAGCATGGGACTATACATTGTACACCCTTTTTCTCTATTAATAAAGCAATTATTTTTCCACTGTAATTCATCATTTGATTGTGAATAGTGTACTTCTTTAATTTTGCGAGATATAATACCCGTTCCAAAGGAATATTTGTTGCAAACTTGTAAACTTTTGGCTTACTTGGTAATGGGATACATTTATCATTTGTGGAACTTTTTATTGTTTCTAGAGTTATTCTTAGTGACGGAAGTAAATCCTTATACTTCAAACTGAACCTTCGAGAGATAACATAATTACTTCCAGTGTCTTCATACGAGATAACAGGCTCATATAATCCATCTTTTTTTATCAATATTGCTGTCATCTTATTAACATCAAATAACGTCTTTGAGTAATGATTACTAGGACAAATTATGTTTACATTGCCAGTTATATCATCTTCGGGCGATTCTATAATAACTAAGTTGAGACCTTTCGGAAATAACATCGAATTGTCGTCACAGACAAGATCCCATAGATATCTATAATCAATATCAACATCATTGCTTGAAATAAAGTCCCTATAATTCATGTATGATCGGCCTATCTTTTTCAGAACTGCAAGTTGAGATGGATCTTTAATATCCATCGATTTATAAATCTCAGTATTTGAAAACTGAGAAATATCTACATCAGCTCCATTATCAAATGTATCGGTCAAATCTCCATTTTGTAGTGTCATAAACCGGTCAATGTCAAACGCATCCAATAGAGCGATCTTCATTTGGCTAATAGATGGAACTGCTTTTTTTGGCAATAAATCTGCATATATTGCTGCAATCGCACATATGAAGGACTGTTTTATATCTTTTTCAACTCCTAGCCTTATGAGACATGGTGTATTCTTTTTAATGTTTGTATTTTTAGAACTAATTTGACAGACCTTATTGTCTGTATTGAGAAATCTTTGAATAACCACAGGCAAATAGCCAATTCTTCCTGGTTCTAATGGAAACTTCTCTGGACCTTTTACGTATTCATCAAACTTGTCTGTATCCTTCACCTTTAACTTTTTCTTTTTCGTTGGATTTTTTTCTACTGCATCTTCCTTATCCTCTGGATCGTCTGCTCGAACTTTATTTCCTACTTCGCATTTTTGTCTCATTTTCTCTTGCTTTCCTGGTACCCAACTTTTATAACAGCAAGGAACACACTTTCCTTCAGGATGTTTATCTGCCTTCATAAAACCTGGGTGTGTCCCAACATACTCTCCTTTATCATTTCTATAATAAGAACTATCTAATTGATAAACTCCTCCTCCAGGTGGCACAGAACTTGCGTCGGGTGGTATAATACTACCATATTTACCAGAATCAACATCTTCTTGTGTAAGCGGAACATTATCTTTCAAACTCCAGTATCGAGGGCAAATATAATAGTATCTTTCACCTCCTGGCTCTGATTGATATGATATAGCATTTTCATATGATCCAGGGTGCTCATTATCAGCCTTTTCTTTTTCTGCTTCAGAGAGAATTACAGGTTGTCTTTTAAGATTTGATTGACAACTTCGAGAATACGATTTATAACCAGCAGGAACATTTGTTAAGAACAATGACGGCTGACGAGTCATTAATCTGTTAGAAATTGGGTTTGGGTTGGATAAACTCATTCCTGTTATATCCCGAACAATATCATCAGGAGTATCAGCGCCACCGCCTTGATCATCCTGATCACTATCCGAATCATCACTATCGCTGTCACTATCACCAATTAACAGTCCTAATAATCCTTGCTGTAATTCAACATCTGGATCATCTACCGGATTATTAAATACAATGGCTTGAACTTGAGCAGGTTCTTCTGCTTGAGCAACTAAATCCTCTTTCTTTTGTTCATCTTGTATAATTTTACCTTTGCATAACTGAGATATGTATTCTTCTGATATACCTGTTTCCGCTGGGCGTTGTGTGATACCCATAAGACCATTTATATACACTGGAATAGTCGTTAAATAACCTACATTATCAATTCCAGAAATAGAAATAATCAGATTTGCTTCAAATCGTTCTCTTACCATTATTGTTAAAAAACCCGGGTTATTCTTGATTCTCACCCGTTTATTTTTGAATGCTTGTTGAACAACCTGTTGTCTTGAAACAAAATCAACTAATTTTTTTCTGGCATCAGATTCCTTTTTAATTCTAAAGTTATCTTGTAGTCCTTTGATGACATCTAGATCACGAGCACCAGCATTTAAAGCTTCTACAATATAAGCTTCTTGACTATCCATTTCATTATAATTTGCTACACGCTTGAATCGTAATTCTGCTCCTTTTGTTGTATCTTCAGTTATAACATTAAACACACTGGATAGACATCCTGTCATTTCACCTAGTTTTAATTTTTTTGTTTGCGAAACCTTAATAACTAGTTGTGTGTCACTTATTGAGACGTTGTCTGCGTTGAGACCTTCAAACTTTGGCATAGAATAACCACTCTGAATCAAATATTCAGATACTTTATCGATAACAGGAGTACAAACATCTGCGATTAAACCTGATACAGCCTCGTTGTTTAATGGCGAAGGACTGTCAATAAGTATTTCTACTCTGCCATCGTCAAAAAATCCTACAATGACTGGGGAAATGCTCTGGTCATCCGGCTGTATGTAAACTGATACCTCCTTGTTTCGTGCAAGAACTTTCATTAATTTAAAAATATTTCCTTTAGAAAGATACGGTATCTTAGTTCCATTTGTAGATACCTGATCAGCATAGAGTCTATATATCTTCTCTTGTCGTCTTGCTGGATTATATTTTATCAACGGGGTATTTTTGTCAGCTGATACTAATTTAAATACCACATCAAGTGGTAGATTAAATGAATATGATGGAGTTAGAACTACTCGCATTTTAGTTATTCCCTGTTCTAATATCAATCCGTCTCTTGGCACTTTTCCAGCAACATCGTAAAACAGATCAACGTTGCTTATATTAGCATTCCATGCTTCATCTCTAACAAGACTATATGTTTCGTTTACAAGAGTTTCTCTTTTTGTTTCATATTCTGCTAGATTTGAGATCTCTGCATTCTTAAGATATGGAAAATAAATAGATATAGTCACTTCTTGAGAAAGACCAGAGTCTTTTGCATATTCCAAAACATCAACCGCGTGAGCAGCAAATATTGTATTATTTTTGAAGTTTGGAGATTGCATAAGTAAATGTTGGTTTGTTGTTGTTAGAAGATCAGAACTATGTTGAATCAAGAAAGGATCATACTCAATTGCATTAAATGGATTAACTGTATATGGATATGTTTTTTCAACAGCCAGGAACTTTTGTCCAAGTGGTTCAGCAACTGACCATTTCTCTCTAGAACTTAGATTCAATGAAATAACATCGTCGTATTCATATATATCTTTATCAGGTAGATCAGAAATACTGATATCCTCAATATTTAATAGAAACTGAATCAATCTTTCCTTCGTTAGTTCAAGTTGTCCATCTTGAGTTAATTGTTGGTATACCAAAGATGCATTTAGTGCAATTTCAGTAACTCCATACATATAGATACCTGAATATGTAGGTGGATCTTGGGATGAAGCTGCTACATACTTTTTCTTGATTGTCTCAATTGTATCATCAGGATGTATATCCATTGATGTGAACTGTATTACAATATCAGGGTTTGATGCCAAGTAGGATTGTTCATCTGGAGAGAAAATATCCGTAAATACATCGCTACTTGGTTCTAATTTGTAAAGTTCATTAATATCAATGCTTTTATCTTGTGGTATTCTTCCTCCTATGAAAACATGAATCCGACGTATTTCATTTCTCACAGTGTAACAAATCTTGTACACTTTAGACATCTTATATAAAGATATTGTGATTTTATTCTATATCATATGCTTATCAAAATAATTGTAGCTATATCAACAAACAACGGAATTGGTAAAGATAACAAACTTCCATGGAAATACAAAGATGACATTATTTTCTTTTCTAGAAACACAACCGGTACAGGTAATAATGCAGTTTTAATGGGGAAAAACACATGGTTATCTATAGGAAAGCCTTTGAGAAATAGAATGAATATTGTAGTTTCAACAACCTTGCCTGAAATAGAAGGAATCAATGTTTCAAAATCGATAGAAGATGCAATTGCATTGGCTGAGAAATCAGACATTAACACGCTATGGGTAATTGGCGGATCAAGTATTTATGAATGGTTTCTAAACAATGAAATCTCCAATGAATTAGTTATATCGAAAATACCTGGAAATTATGTTTGTGACACATTTTTTCCTGAAATAGATAAAACACGATGGAGGGAAACATACAGATTTTCTATTGGAGATCATGGACTTGAGGTAATATACCATAAAAATAGACTTAAACCTCCTTATGATATTATCGTATAGAATGAAGATCGCATTTATTACCGGGATTACAGGTCAAGATGGGTCTTACTTAGCAGAACTTTTATTATCAAAAGGTTATGTTGTATATGGAAGCGTTCGAAGAACATCATTATTATATGTTTACACCAGATTAGATCATATTCGCGACAGAATAAACCTAGTATATGGAGATATGACTGACTCTCCTAATATAATGAATACTCTAATAAATATAACTAAGCAAGGGCATGATATCAAAGTATTTGAAATCTATAATCTTGCTGCACAAAGCCATGTTGGTATTTCATTTGAGATGCCGGAATATACAAGTGATGTAGACGGCATTGGTACATTGCGCTTACTAGAAGCGATTAGAACAATGAAACAATTAACTAAAATTAATATTAGATTTTACCAAGCCGGCACGAGTGAACTCTACGGTTGTACAAAAACTAGAGAATTGCAGGATATAAATGCAAAGTTCGATCCAGTATCTCCTTATGCTGCTGCTAAACTCTATGCATTTCATATGACAAAGATTTACAGAGACGCGTATGATATATATGCAGTTAATGGAATATTGTTTAATCATGAGAGCCCTAGGCGTGGTGAAAACTTTGTAACTATGAAAATTGTAAATGGTGCTCGCGATATTATTAATGGTAAAAGAAAAGTATTAAGATTGGGTAATCTTGATAGCAGTAGAGATTGGGGTCACGCAAAGGATTATGTTGAAGGTATGTGGAGAATGTTACAAAATGAAAGACCGAAGGACTATGTATTAGCTACTGGAGAAACGCGAACCGTTAGAGAGTTTGCAAGCATAGTTTTTGCAAAATTAAATAAACCGATTACTTGGGTGGGAAGGGGATTAGACGAGAAAGGAACCGACTCTTTGGGTAATATATTAATTACGGTAGATCCAAAATATTTTAGACCGAATGAAGTACCTTTTTTAAAGGGAGATCCGTCAGTAGCTGAAATGGAGCTAAACTGGAAGCGCCATTTCAGTTTTGAAGATTTAGTGCATGATATGATGAGTCTTGACGATCCAGTAAGACAATCAAGCGTCAATTCTTCTTTACGCAAATAATTAATAATCATAGTAAGGATTGTCGGTTATATCCATACCACAATATTCTTCAGGATCAGATTTATAATCGACTGGCTTGTAAATACCTATTTTTTCTGCCTCAATTAATAAAAACTTGAAGTTTTTCCAAAACTCATCAGTGTGACCGATTGTTTCGCTTGCAACATGTGATAATTCATGAATTGCTACAAACATAAGCGTATTAGGTTCAATTAAACCTCCTTTTCCACTCTTCTTTTTATCAAGACAAAAAGCAATTTTTTCACCTTTATTTTCACTATATGCAGTGAACTCACTAGTAGGAAGTGTCTCTTGAATAGTTTTTGGATTAAATCCCTCTTTTAATCGTTGAACATTGCCCCTATTGGGAAACTTTTGATAACAGTGTTCTACTAAAGATTTCATATTTTTTGTTGTTGTTGCAAGCATATCGGCAGCTAATTCAAGTTTACGCCGCTCTCTAACACAATATTTTTTACCGTCAACATCAGATATTATACATTTTAAATGAAATAAGTCTGTTTCAAGATATATCTTAATGGCAACAACTATAATCATAAAGATCATAACTACACCGATCAAATTAATTTCCATTATATTGTACTTTGATATTCTTTTACTTGCGCATAAAGTAACTTATAGGATGGCATTATTCTATTCTATAAGTTAAAAAATGTATTTATTGGGGACCACAGCCAAGTTCAAGAGGAACACGCATGAGATCAGGCTCAATTGTGGTGTTCATCCAAGGACTAACCTTAGATGTGGGGTTAGGAGGCTCAGAACGAACTTGAAGATTGGCATTGCGCAAAGAAGAACCAACGGTATCAATGCCAGTGTGATATCCAGCCTTAAGTAAGTTGACATTCTCAAGACCGCCACTGCCGTTAGGGCTTAGCTGTTGGAATTGAGTATTAGAGTCGCTGGGAAGCAAATCTCCGGCTTGAAGAGATGTACCTGCACTGCAGCTAGGAGGAAGACCAGCAGCCTGTCCCTGAACACCCTGCACTTCAGCAAACTGTTCATTCTCACCCATAGGAGCGGCGGCAAGAGCGACTCCATTACCTCCGGCGGCATCACCTTGGACTTGAGAATCGTTAGCACCGGACATGTGTCCACTGGACATTGAATCTTTACTTCCGTTACTTCTTACTATAAAACGGTAGATTAGGTAGATTGCAAATAAGGCGGCAAGCGCAGAAATCAAGTGGTGTCCCTTGATATTCTTCTGTAAATCTTTGAGCATATTAGGCATCTTATATATTAAGGCTGCGAGAAAAATCTTTCATTTTACGTTGATAACTTATATATATCAAGGTCGTCATCGTCGGAATCATCAACATCCAACATATATTTTGTCTTAATTTGCTTAGCTTCCAAATATGCCTCAACTGCTGCTTTTCTCATTTGATTTGCTTTTATTCTTGCATTTTTATAAATACTTAGGTAAACTTCATTTGGCTGCTTAAGTTTCATTGCATCAGATGCTTCATTTAATTCAATATTTACCTCAGTTATTGCATTATTCAAAACTTTCTCATCCGGATCTGGGAAATCACTTAAATCTCCTAGAGTCACCTCCTCCAATCCATGGTTATCATTTACAGAAGTATGAGTTTCTGAAATTGCCGTAGATGTTTGTGTTTCTGCATCACTATGACTTTCAGAATCAAAATCGCTTAAATCTTGTGATACTTCTTCAAATCCTATATCTACCTCTTGCAGCGATTCTGGATCAGAAATTGTTACTTCCTTAACTGGTATTTCTTCTTCATGTAAAATAGAACTTTCATCAACATTAATATTATCAATTACATTATCAGACTTTACTAAACATTCGCTGTCTGCAGAATCGTCACTTTGAGGTGGGATAGCCATAATATCAATTTTTTTAGATGCTCGCTTAATTAAACAAGCTGGCGATTGTGCTCTTTCTGTTTCCATTAACATAAGCTGCTTAACTTTTAGCTCAATGTCTATGCTTCTTGCTGTAAACTTTATACCATCGATTGATACTAAAGGTATAATATCTCTTAAAACTTTATCTGCTATTACTGCTTGGTCAAGAACAATCTTCTCATCATCATCATAGATTTTACACTTAAGATCATTGGTGCCTTTATGAGTATCAATAGACGCTCTTATCAATATTTTTGTACTACTTTTGTAATCTCTATGTGCTGAGTTGCACATATTAGAAATATCTTCGCTGGATAAATTATTTGAAAACCAAAGTGATTTCTTTTCATCAATCAAAGAACATACCTTATTTACTAATGTTTCACACCATGTAACTATCTCACTACTTTCTTCACTTTCATACATCAAATCTAAATATGTTGTTCTTTTAGTAGAAACAATCCCAGATTTTGTCGTACACCGAGGGAATTGAATTATAGGGTGGATCTTTCCTTGCATTATCTTGGCAAAATAAGCACCACCACCTTGCATTGCTTGAGGACTTGCAAGTTCTAAATCATCGAACTTATAATCGCTATTAGGATATTCAACTAACTCCATTACTCACATATCATACAAAAAAAATGAGATTGAAACCCAAATAAAAATTGAATATATACTCTAAAAATGGACTCGAAAATATCACAAGCATGTCTAGGTATTCTTAAAAGAGAAGATGTAAAGAATGAATTAAAAAACCTAATGTCGCCTTTAGTAGATATGATATTAGTGGACATATATCCATATATCTATCTTTCACTCATATTCGTATGTATCAGTTTTCTCCTACATTTAGGGATTTTTATACTGTTGCTGCGTAGCAAATCTGGATACACAAAAATTGTGTAATTTTCTTACTATAGTATATAATGTCTCAGTTACTCGACCAAGTTAAGAAGGCTATGCCTAGTATGACCGACAATGGCAAGGGCGCTAGCCACGCTACCACATCTGATCAGTCAGGAGCCGGTCGTCGCCGACGCGGAACTCGCTCCCGTAAGCATCACAAGAAGTCTGCCAAAAAGCATCACAAGAAGTCTGCCAAAAAGCATCACAAGAAGTCTGCCAAAAAGCATCACAAGAAGTCTGGTAAGAAGCACCACAAGAAGTCTGGTAATAAGCACCACAAGAAGTCTGGTAAGAAGCATCGCGCTCGCAGAGGTGGTTCCATGGTTTCTACTGCTGCTCTTCCCTTTGGTCTTTTAGCCATTCAGAAGTTTTTCCAGACTCGCAAAGGTCGCAAGGATCTTAAGAGAATGAACAAGTCTGTTCGCAAGACCGCACGCAGAACATCTCGTCGTATTAGACGCGCCATCTAAATTGATAATACGTTATACTTAATTAACATATTATCCGGTTAAATAACCTAGACATATTTGTTGTTATTATATATACAAAATGAGTAATGAGTTTACTGAATCTATAAAGCAGTGGGTTGCTATCGATAATCAAATTAAAAAACACAATGACCATTTAAGAGATTTGAGGTCTCAACGAGGTGATATACAAGAAAGTATTATGGATTATGTAGACACAAATAGTCTTTCTAATTCTACTGTTCGCATTTCTGATGGTAAACTGAAGTTTGCACAAACAAAGCAGACTCAATCATTAACACTGTCATATGTCGAACACTGTTTGAAAACATGTATCGGAAATGATGATCACGTTAAGGATATTATGAAGTATATTAAGAAAAGTAGAGAAACAAAAGTTTATCCTGATATCAAGAGAAGTTACACGGAACAAAACAAATAATAACTTCGAGCTATTTATATAATGCCTGATACAGAAGACATATTTGGTCCAGACGAGTTAGTTATTCAAAGAAAAGGAAGCGATGCAATTGCTGGTGGTTTCAAGATAACCTCGTTTATTAATTCTGCCGATGAAATTAAAAAACAATCTGGTGGTGGAATAGCTGCCTTCAAAGATCTAGCAGTTCCCGCTGGTTTATTTCTTATGCAAAGAGTCGCATCAAATACTTTTACATCCTCTTCTGATGCACCACAAGTTATTGACGAGAAATTACACAGTAAATTGATTGATTTGGTTGATGATTCTCCTAAGAAAAATAAGAAAAAACCTAAAACAAGAAGAAAAAATAAATCTTCTACACGTAAAAAGGGTACCAGAAAAAAAAACTAATTACATAAAAAATATTTTATTCTTATGTAATTTTTTATATAACACTCCAATTGTTATAATTAAACGGAGCAACTTGAATCTCAGGAAGATTATCCCTCCAGTAATCCACCTTTTTATCAAAAGCACGTTCTCTACGTGTACTAGGATATAATGGAGCCAATTTCATTGCTTCTGCCTCCTCCTGAGTAATTTTAGGTTTATAGCCATAACAGTTTACTCCAAATCTTACATTCGGATTCGCAATGTATCCTCCGTTAATTCCTGGGCGACCACAATCATGCTCATGTCCTTCTATATTCTGTAATTTTGCCCATTTATCATATTGAGTAGGATATAGCGCCATTTGTCCGTCAGACCACCCAAAACCACACCAATCGGCCCCTTTATTAAATGCTTTATCCATCTCCTTCCATGTTGCCAATCGTCCACCATATGCTTTACATATAGCTTTACCATCTTCATATCCATATTTGTTGTCGGGAATATGAAACACCTGCTTACTTAATTTTAATTCTGGAACTGTTGATAAAGTATCATTAGAATCCCCCGCCAAATCAGTTGGATCAACAATTATGTCAATTTCCGGTGTAGCAGAAAAGAGATTTCGAATACTTGCTGTTATATCAATATTAAAAATATATGTCATTCCATTAATAAGCACCAATAATACGAAAACACCCCATAAAAGTACTTCCATAAAAACAATACCTTTTCCTGCTTGCATTGCAGCATCTGATGCAGATTGTCCATTTGCCACCCCTAAAGTAGCAAATAATGTATAATATGCAATTATGATCACTGTAATTACCAGAAGAACTACAGGATTTGTTCCAATTTCATTCCAATACGTTGTTTGATAGGGAACACCCATAATAGAGTTCATATTAACGTCCATAGTATATATCTAACCTTCTATTTTATTTTCCTGAAGAACAAGCAGTATGCTGCCGGAGTTATTACTTTATCTACATTAACTGGATTTACTGACATATCATTAAAACACATCCATTCATTTTTAGCAGTCCTTACATTTGCGGTATAATGCCCTCCTAACGCTCCTCCCTGATGATTACAAACACCATATAATTGATATTTATATGAATCTGCGTCGTATCCCTTAACATAACTTGTAAGATCTAAATAATCTAAATCACATGTTACAAGACGCTTATCTTTATTACCCGTATATCCCCAACGCTTGAGATCAATAATCAACACATCTGGAAAACTCCAAAATATTATACCCTTGTCAATATCTTCTTTCTTATTTGTCTTTTCATTAAACCATGCGTTCTCTCCTTCCAATCTTTCTTTTATACAAAACTCATTTACACAATCTATAATAGATACTTGATTTCCTGGTTTACTTGGCAACGGTAGGCTTAATACAAAAAAAGGTTCTGGTCTAACACTTAGTACATTACTCTCATCGCCAGCTTTCATTATAGCAGATACATGAATACCATAAAACATTCCGACTATTTCAGAATAGTCCTTCTCAAACATATCCTTCATCATTACATAGCATGATTTTGCCATCACATCTTTATCATTTTCAACAGGACCGCTTACTTTCATATCAACTTCTCGAGATATCGAATTGTGAAAGGCATCTATTAAAAATAGTAGAAACTCTGCAACATCTTGCTGTCCGTGACCTGAAAATATTTCTCGGTTTTTATGTGCAGATACCTTGCGTATCGCTTTTATAAATCCCCAAGGTGCAATGCTGCAGTTTTGCTTCCACATCATTTTTCGTAGATTATCCCATTCTACTAACAGAACCGAATCTGGTTTTTTATTCAATCTTTTTTCATAAGAAGACGTTTTCAAAAAATCATTTAACTCATACGTATGTGATAGACACTGGATACATGAATTAACATAACACGTATTGCCAACATTTGCTAATCCGGTTATACCCTTATCATTATACTCTGTAAACCGTTCATTGTTTTGCATTGCTATATAGGTATAATCCCGTATATGTATTTAAACGCATTTTTATAATCCATAATAAACTATGGACCATGAAGATTATTTTAATAATTACCTAGCAAGTGTTAATAGTTCTAGGTCTATTATTCGTTCTATAATGACTCTACTAGAAAGACAAGATGATATTCTTAGAGATTTATATTACGATCAAACAATGAGACATGAAAATACACATTATAATCCAGCACCTATTCGCCGAAGAACTGGATTAGGAACACATAGTCCTATTTTCAGACAAGCAATGAGAAATAATGCCCAATCGCCTCTCAGTGGTGGATTTTATCGTGAAGATAATACTAATCGCAATAATGTTCATACACAATTTCAATCTAGAAATATTAATACTGCAAATACCAATACTCATACCAATACTCATACTAATACTAATACCAATACTAATACCAATACTAGAAATCCACCAATTATTAGAACTAATCGCGAAAACACTCTTGCAGAATTATTCACACAAGCCATAATGAATGGCATGAGCAATTATGGTAATTTAAGTCCTGTTGTAGTAAGACCATCAAGAGAGATAATTGAAAGTTCTACTGAAAATATTATGTTCTCTGATATACCATCATCTATAGATAGATACCAACAATGCCCTATTTCACACGAAAGTTTTAATTCTGACACACCAATTACGCGAATCAGACAGTGTGGTCATTACTTTGAGAGAGAATCAATTGCTACATGGTTTCAAACAAGTTGTCGCTGTCCAATATGTAGAGCTGATATAAGGGATGGTGTTAATTTACATTCTGATTTTGATGATGCTGATGATGATGCTGATGATGCTGATGATGTCAATGATACTGATGACGCTGATGATGCCGATCATCATGATAATGCTGACGAAGAAGCATATTCTTCAACAAATAGTAGTAACAGCGAATCAACTGATGCTCATGGTAGAAATATGAGTGATATATTGGCATTGATGACAAGTGGTATGGATAGAGATACAGGGTCAACTATATCATATCAATTTGAGATTTTGCCAGTCATTCGAAATAGTGATGCAGCATCTCCGTCAAATAATCAAATGACTTACCGCGCACGGAATTATGGTACAACCAGATCACCCGATTCATCTGGAAATCTTTTCTCGCAATAATCTATTATGGATTGTTGCAAAGTATCAAGAAATACTAACAAATGCAAAAGACGTTCGGATGGAAAAATATTCAAACTTCCAAGAAGATTTACAAAGAAAAAATGCCGAAATGCACGCGGATTCTCCATGCGCAGTTCATGTGCACCATTTAAAAATTGTTATAGTGGTGGAAATAAAAAACAATACAAGGCAACCGCTTATATAAATATGAATGATATTTCAGGTAAAATATTTTTTACATCTCGTGGTAAAAAATGCAGGATTAAGTATTCTATTCATGGACTCCCAAATGGAAAACATGGATTTCATATTCACAGATGCGGAGATTTAACAAAAGGTTGCACTGGAGGATGTGACCACTTTAATCCAACTAACTCTTCTCATGGTGGAATAAATACTAAAAATAGACATGCGGGAGATTTGGGAAACATTAACTCAAAAAAAGGAACTGCATCCGGATCTATTACTGTATCCAATTTATCATGTGACCCTTCTTCATTATTTTCAATTATAGGACGCATGATAATTATACACGAAGACGAAGACGATATTGGATTAGGAAACAATGAAGAATCGACCCGCACTGGTAATGCCGGTAGTAGAATCGCTTGTGCAATTATTGGTCGAGCAGATTAATTATCTAATAAATTGCATACAAAGAAGTCTAGTATTATGTAAAGGTATTTTTATATAATACATTATATTGTCACTTACCACAATAAATATGGCATAAATAAATGTTTATCTGTGATTTTATGCATATGATGTAACTCTAAGTATAATCAGAGTCTATTTTTAGCAATTTATACCTGGTGGATATTAAATCCTCAATGGTATATATATACATTATGCCTGCATCTTTTTCTGAAATTGGTAGTTATTTTAAAGATAATCTTATGGGTACTACAGAAAACGTAGTGAAGACAATCGGAGATACTGCAGAAGTTGGAACTAAAGTCGCACACACAACAGTATCAGGCTCATTAAAGGCGGCGGACCAGGTTGTAGGTGCGACTGCCACCGCAACCGGTCGAATTGGAGTAGCAAGTGCCGATGCAGCGGCTACTGTAGGAGAGAGTGGTACGAAGCTTGCAGGCACTGCTGCTTTAGCAATTGCAGGTACTGCTGACACAATCTACAATACTGCGTCGAGGATGACAACTATGGCTGCAGCAAAAGGAAATGCGATCGCTGCGAAAAGTATTGCAGTGAATGAAGCAAAGACTAATGCAGTAAAAGACCCACAAAATGTAGAAAAAATGCAGGAGGTAGCTGACAAAGAGCAGTCACTAGAACTTACAAAAAATAAATATAATATAGAACAAACCTCCCTGAGAGAAAAAGCTAAACATGAAACCAATATTATCAACGAGCAGATAAATGCGTTAAAAATGAATGTTAAGAAATCTGGAGCATTAACCGACATACAAAATAGTGCACTTATTAAGGCATCCAAAGCAAAGAGAGAGGTAATGAATGCAGAGAAAACCGCAGAAATTATTGAGAAAGAAGCGATGAATGAATTAAAATGTAGAACTGTGCTGGAAACAGCTGCTGAGAAACCATCAGCAGATGAACACAATATACTTAATAATACTGTGTCACAGAATAGATTCTGCACTAATAAAAAACACTGCTCCAGTACAGGAAAAGTCCTTAGCTGGTATAACGTTTTCGGGAGCAATAACACAACATGCGCAAATATTAAACAAAAATATAAAACTTTTGAGGCTATGAGCAAGGATGATGTTGGCGGGAGAAAGACCGCTCGGAAAAAAATAAAACGTAAAAAGAGTACTCGAAGGCCCAAAAAGAGTACTCGAAGGCCCAAAAAGAATACTCGCAAGCCCAAAAAGAATACTCGCAAGCCCAAAAAGAGTATGCGAAAGACCAAAAAGAGTATGCGAAGGACCAAAAAGAATACTCGCAAGCCCAAAAAGAATACTCGCAAGAGTAAGCGGTATTCTATGTAGTGATTTATCTTGCTACCCAGGACTATTTTAATTATTGTCTAGTAGTTAATTATCTAACAAATTGCATGCCAAATCGTCTAGTATTATGTAGAGGGGTTTTAACATTTTGTATATTTTTTCTTATTTGTTGTACTTTTCTTCCGGTATTATTATGCGGAATTATATATACTCGTGAGATCGAGTCAAATGTTACTCGTTTCTCTTTTATTTCAAGTGTTATATTATTAGTCATTATCTAATATAACACATTATATTTTATATACACAATCAGTATAATTACATATGTCATCTCTCTCTTCATCAGGATAACCCAGCTGGTTTGATATGTATCGTACACCATCTCTATTAAAATCATGACTATAATGAGTATGACCTGATATACATATAATTCCTACATCGCTAGTTAGATTCATTTCAGCTCCGTATTCTTTTAGTACCTCTTCATCTTCTTCTCTATGTTTGAGTTGGCGAACCTTATCATTTTCTAATGTTACGGGAAAATGGGTTAATATAATAGTAGGCGATGTCGGATCAATATTATTTTTTATCCATTCATGTGAATATTTATGTAATTTAGTTATTTTGGATGTACCGATTGGTTCTAATTTATCTTTATTCCGTATACTTATTTTTTTTGGTGTACCACTAATATGAGTTTCTTTATCAAAGTTTCCCCATAGTGTACATCCAATAATAACATAACCTGAAAATCGACATTTATCGTGATCTAGTAAGGTGATGTTATTGAATTGTTTGATATAATCTTTGTATTGATTTGATAACTCACATAAGCTATGTGTTTCACTATAAAGTTCGTGGTTTCCTAATACATATAATATAGTTTCCCAATTATCGTTACAGTATTGTAGGAACTCTTTGTATAATTTATTACCAATTACACCTATATCTCCTGCTAAGAACAATATATCACTATCTGGCATAATTAATGGGATTTTATCTCTTTCTTCTAGATGAATATCAGAAATTACTTGAATCTTCATATACGATATTAACGGGATGTTTCTATGTAAAATTGAAAGTTTATATAAAATAATTATTAGATTGTATTATAATCTAATGATTCGGTTTATTACCCGTTTGTTCAAGCCCGCGCCTACAACTACACTTGGAAGATGGAGTAATGCAGATAATTCTGATATAAAGTCTGCATTGGCGAATATTGATTGCTGTGGTGATAAACTCTGTGGCGATCCACATACATCAAAGAAGGCGATTGATCAATATGCAGAAGTTAAAAAAAATAAAAAGGATGATGATGATGGACCTGATTCTTCAACAAGACTTAGATTTAGGTAATAATAATTTATTATTATCTATTAATTAATAACCTACTTGGCTAAAGAAATTACTTTTTTTAACTTTTTCAAAGACCCTCAGATATTTTATAGAAACTACTGATAATACCTCAAATATTTTTGAGAATTGAAAACAGGGTAAAAAACATGATTTATTTAGAGAGCCTAGAGAGGAAATATAAGATTTTTAAAAGTTTATGAAGGAAAGTTATGTAGGACTGAAAAAAGAGCACTAATACTTTTTCAAATAAACGATTTAGGCACTTTTGTGTTGTCCTATATTATGACAACAATGACAACAAAAAGTGCCATAAAAGTGCCGAAAGAATATCACTGTAATTATTGTGACTATACAACGTGTCATTTGAGTCATTGGAAAAAACATACTGAGACGATAAAACACAAAAGACAACAAATGACAACAAAAGTGCCGAAAAGTGCCGAAAAGTGCCATATGTGTGGATGTGGAAAGAAATACGCAAATAGATCAAATCTACACAGGCATAAAAGTAAGTGTTCCTACTATGATGAAGATACAGAATCTGGCACGGTAATATCAGGAATTAATACCATAGGAGGTATAGATAAAGATGAGTTGATCTTAAAATTGGTGACACAACAAGGTGAACTGATAGATGCTATTAAAAAGAGTGGACAAGGTATAGGAAACGGGATGGGTATAAGCGGCAATCATAATAACCAGACACAGAACAATTTCAACATAAACATGTTCTTGAACGAACAATGTAAGGATGCTATATCAATACAAACATTTGCCAATAATCTTATAAAGCGGATTCAAACTACGGCATTTCAAATAAGCGGTGCCCCGCATGAAATAGTTTCACTTATAAAAGATGAGGTAAAGATACAGTCACAATTAGAACGACCATTACATGTACACAAAAAGAAATGGTATATCAAAGATGAAGCCGCTGGATGGGAGATAGACGATAAAAGTAAGGCTATAGATGTAGTTAATAATGTTGCTCGAAAAAACGAGCATACAAAGTTAGACAATATGTATCCTAATAAGTTTCCGGGGAGTAAAGACAGTGAGTTGTATTTGGAATCGGTTCAGAAGTCTCATTGTGATCTGTCAGAACGGGATAAAAAGAAGGCAATGGATGAATTGGAGGGTTTATGTGAAATAGACACAACTACCTCTGCTAACATTACATTTGTTAAATAACATCTATTTATTGTAGGGAGCTTATAGTGTCAACAGTAAATAGTTTGTGAGCTACAGAACCACCGTCTGCGTATTTTTGTATGATACTGAATAATCCATTTCATAGCATTATCGTGTTGTATGTGCATAGAAGGGGTTCTAATAGGGGGATGTGAGATTAAATTATTATAATGAATATTCGCGAGGGGATGTATATGCTTATATTTATCCAAAAACTGCGTCATATACAATGCAGACAGCTCATCGTTATCTTCATTGTCTTTAATCAGGTCTACAATAGTCGTTTTTTGGAGGCATTTTAAAAACATATGATTATATGTATAATATATACATAGGTTATAATAAGACAAATTGATTAAAAAAATGAATATTTTTTGTAAACAATAAAGTGATTACATAATAAGTATGAAGGTAAAGGTGTCTGAAATTACAGCGGGATGTATGTATATCGTAAAAGTAAAAAATAAGAATGTAAGGCTTAGATTATTGAAAATTGTGCGAGGTACAAATCAGAATGGAAATGGAAATGAGCCAACATTTATGTTAACATTTGATGGTGGTGTCACCCAATCACAAATGTGGGATTATGAATATGAATATGGATAATTAAACAGGTAAAAATATATTTATTTAGAAAGCATAGGTAAAAAGAAATATATTTTTAAAAAGTATGTAGGGTGTCTATGGTAGCATATAATGCTCAATTATTTTATGCAAAGTTAAAGTAATCGGCAACAGTATTGTTACCATTATTTTTGTTTTTAATTCTAACAAGGTAACTATCAAACAATAGTGCTTTTACCTCTTTGTTTCTGAGTGTTGAAAGTCTTCGTTGATATGTTTCTTCGTCAGGATATTTTGATCTTAATTCAGAAAGCTGCTTGTACCAGCGTCTTAGAGTTGCACCTTTTACTTTTTTAAAAGATTTCATGCGTTCTAGTACAAGGGCAAACACTTGCTGAATCGGTTTCATAACCTGATTTGTAATATAATGGGCATAATCTATATCCAAGTTATTTTCAATTACAAACCCAGGTAATTCAATCTTTTCTCCTTGAAGTGCTTTCTTATTTTCATGTTCGAAATATACAAATGGGATTCTGTCTCCCGGCCCAGGCTTATTTCCTGGATCACGACGACCTATTCTATCTGCTAGCACTTTGTGTGCGATTTGCTTTGGATTCTTATAATTTCCTCTCAATGATTTCGTGATAATGAGCTTGTCTATTGGAACCTCGCCGTCAATTAATTTAGCCAAGCTTTCTTGTAGGAACTCCGCTGCTTTCTCAATATCTTTGTCTTTCATTAAGATGTCAACCACGCCACCGTATATGTCTTTTACAACAGGTGCATTATCTCGACGCTTAAGAACGATTCCCATAGACTTCCTCTTGCAACTATGCGGATCATGCTCATACAACATTCCAACATATCTCTTTTTAGAGAGCAAGCAGAATGGCAAGAACGTTTTCTCATATTCAAGATCATGTGGATTTTTTAAGAACTTACTTGCTAGTTCTCCAGCTTCAATAGAGAGCTGAATTGTTATTTCAAGTGCTTTCTGGCCTTTGATCGGCGTACCATCAAGTTCTTCTAGATTAAACTTGAAGAATACACTATCCGTGTCTCCATAGACATATTCGGCGTTTGTTTTCACTTTACCATAATCTTTTGTGTCTACAACGCGATTCTTGTATGCTTCTTCAATTACTCTTTGACCATAAGTTAATAGCTTTCTTCCAGTTGCTGTTGTAGATGCCGCAACATCTTTTTCATAGAATGTACTTGTTTTCGCACCAGTTTGACCATAGATAGAATTGGCAGTAACTTTAATAGATAATTGCCTTTTATCAAGAACATTTTTCATGAACTCATTTGTTTGAAGTGGGATTTGCTTTCTTGTGGATTTTCTGGCAGCTAGACATTCTTCAAGAATAGCAGGAAGAATTGCTAGTTCACCTTTTGGAAACTGTGCATATCTGCATGTCTTGTATCCAACCTTTACCTTTTCCATTGCAGATTTTGGATTAGATGGATTTTTCTTTTGCCATTTGTATGTATCATATGTTACATTCACGTATTTATAACCCTCCATGTTATCATATATGTAAACGCCGTTTTCATCTGTTTCACCAGTTTCTTCAATAAGATTACCATCAAGGTCATATTCCTTTGTTAGTACTTTACTGTCAGGCGATATATTTTCACTGATCATTGAAGATGGATATAATGAACTGTAATCTACACATGCGACTGGGTCATCCAAATACAAATCAGATTTCGGCGGAAGAACAATTGCACCTTCATAACCTTCATCTGAGTTTGCTTTATCAAGTACCGGCATAAGTGTACCCTTTTCCCTGCATTTTTTAGCGATGTAGCTAGTTAGTTTTATTCCTTGACCACGCATAACCAAGAAGTCCATTGGAACACTACACAAACTAGCCATCTCAGTATATCCAGTAATTACATCAATCTTGTTCATAAGATAATGCACTAGGTTACAATCTTGAATACAATATTTTGCAATGAGATATCTTTCTTTTGGTCCTTCATTTGTCATTCTAAAGATATCCTGTGGGGTAACATCGTCTTTTGCCAATCCCCATCGTACCTTTTTTGCCATATCTGGTTGCTCGTGTCCATTTATCCAGAATGAATTATTTTCTTGATCTATTTTTATAACATTAAACTTCTGTCCATCTTTATAAGAATCAACACTATGTGCTTCTTCTTCAAAATTAATATAACTACCAACTTCTAGTCCAGATAGATTTTTACTAGCAATTTTAGTAGTATTATCATCTTCGTGAACCACAGACCTTACTCCATCTCCAATAAAGTAGCCTGAGACATGATCTAATTTATAACTTGTTAGGTTGTAATCACGTCGAAAGTAATTATACATATCAACCTGAAGGCGACCATTCATTTTAATAAACTTAATATCATGCTGACCACTAGCAATAACAATTGTATTTTCTTCAATTTTCATTTTGCCTGTTTTCCAATCTTTTTTCCAGCAAACCTCTTCATTATTTCTAGACATTTTTAAGAACTCAGATGTGATACCAAGTTCTTTTGATCGAGTGTACATGAACGGGTAATCAAAACCAAATATGTTATAACCAATTACAATGTCAGGATCTTCCTTTTGGATAAGTTTTGTCCAGGCAAGCATTACCTGTTTCTCAGTAGGATAACTATCAAATTGACTATTTTGCACCTGACCCAGGTCAGTACATGTATCTTTGACAATACAATGATTAAGATATGGTTTCTCTTCTCCATATTTCCAGAACGTGGATCCAATGAATGTGACCTCGTCTCCCTTCAAAGGAGGAAACGTTTTTGTTAATTCAAGATTAATTGAATTAATCTTAGTATCTCGATCAACTTTGTCAGACATAAGTATTTCTTGGATGGTCATGCCAGTTTTTATTTTTTTTTGTTTCTTATACTTCGAAAATACTGCATCTTCAACATTACCATCGCCAACGCCTTCATCTGCAACGCTATTTTCGTCATCGTCGCTGTCGCTATTTTCGTCATCATCATCATCAAAACTGTCATTCATAATCTTTCGATTCAAAACAGCATTAATTAGTCCATCTACCATAGATTCGATTGGCTCCTCTTTGGGATATACTCGATCAACGCCATAAACTGGTTGATAGCTATAATTGAATGCTGTTCTAATAATTCTTTCCAATAATTCTCGATTTTGTTCGCAATCTTCTACATCGATCCAGACATCAACCATATTTTGCGCTAATTTCTTATAATTCTTTTTAGCCAATGGAAAGTCTCCGTGACTACTACTAGCCTCAATATCAAAGCTCATAATCTTATACGGCACTTGCTTTTCATTATCCGGATCACTAATTATCCTTTTCCAATCAACTGTAAACTCATACTTGCAGGTTGTTTGTTTTTTATGTGTTGGAACTCTATTAGTATACTTACTTGGAAGTATAATCCACCCAGATGGTTTAATTTCTTTTGTATGAAAGAATCTGAGAAGGGGTGGAATATTTGCTTCATACAATTCTAACATTGTTCCTGCACAGTAAAACTGTGTAAGCATTCTTCGATTTTCACCATCTTCGACAACGTTACTATAGAATAGATTTTTAAACTTCCTCATTGCCATTTCATTTGAGAAGTCAAGTCGAATAAACTTGCACTGCTTTCCTGCATTAAATCCATACAACTTTTTCCTCTTCAACAATGTTGATTTAACAATCGAGTCCATATAATATTGACTACCAACTGCACCATATAACTCTCCAAGCAGTTGTGCTTTATGGCTGGTATTCCAATCATCGGGAACTTTAACATAGAAGTATGGAGTAAAGTTTTCGGCGATTACAGAAACAGTTTCTCCTGATTCTGTGATACCAAACATTTGTATTAGGAAGTTTTTATCAATACACTGTCTAGATATAACATCTTCGTCGTACGCGTTAAAAGTTAAAAGTCTGAAGCTACAATTAGTTTTTGTTGCCATTTCTGTGTTACATTTAACTGTGCTGACATATCTAATTCAATTTTCCTCCATATTATTTTTTCATATTTTGAGATTTGTATAATTATTCTTTTATCAATATACACTAGAAGCATGTATACCGATATAATAAAAAGCAAAATTGGGTTGGTACTAATAATTATTTTAGCCACGGTTATATCAATAAATGCTAGCAGGGTTGATGAAAGTATTTTGAAAAATAATATAAGTACGTCGACAATTTTATTTACAGAAGGTCTGTTTTTTCTAATTTCTATAATAATATCAGCTTTGGTTATGCCTGATATAAGAAAAAAAATGTTGTCTGATATGAAAAAGCTAACATATACTAATATCGCAATGTTAGGGTTTTATTCGCTTGTAGGCATTGGGATTGCTTTTATTGCAAATGATGCATTATTACATCATGGAACTGATGAAGTAAAGATGTTCGAATTAATAGTAGGATTTCTTATAACAGGTTTGATATATTTCTTTACTACAAACAAAAATTATCTTTAAAGAAATTGGCATATTTTATAGCATTATGTATATTTGCAGGTTTGTTTACAATAGAGTAGGTTTTCATAGTATTGATTTAATATTTTATCAAAACTATGCAATTATTATTATATATTATCAATTTGGAAGACCCAGACGTTTTATAAAGAAGGTTAATATTCCAATAATAACATCAATTCCTAACGGTATTGATGCATTAGAATCATTATTTAACAGCATAATGGCAGCAATTGCTAGTAATGCACCATGAATATATCTAAATGGTGCCCACCATGTTTTCATTCCTCCTTCAGCGGCATTCATTCTATTTCCAGTAAATGCTAAATAAAGTGTGCCCAATGCCATTATGCTAACAATTAAGCCGATATGTCTGAGATATTGTGGCATTTCTTGTGGTATCCATGCTAAATATAAGCGGGTTGGTATGCACCCCCATATAAAGAGATTCGCTCGCATATTAGGGGTTAATTTCATTGTATATTATAAAAACAAAATAATAGAATCCTGATTGTCATATAGTTATTTTGATTTACGTTTGATTGTTTTTTTACGTTTGATTGTTTTTTTACGTTTGATTGTTTGTCTTCGCTTGGATTTCTTAGTTTTTATAGTAGGTTTTTTAGCTTTTACATTGCGACGCTTTGCCTGAGTTTTACGGCGAATTATCTTCTTCTTTTTCTTTTTTCCTCCAGACTGTTTACTGTTTTCTAGGACGAAAGAAACAATATCTTCTTGATTTCTATCACCATTATATTCTTTCATATTATTACCCTCAATTAGATAAATGGTTGGAACGCCCTTTTTAGAGACATCCTTTGCGCTAGGATGTTTTGTACCATCTACAATCCCTACATTAGCATCAACTATAGTTATATCAGAGGATGCTAGGCGTTTATCTTTTTTAACTTTATCCCAATCTGGTCCCATTTTCACACAATGTGTACATAAAGGCGAATGATAGCGAAGTAATATTTTATTAAACTCGGCAAGTTTATCTAATTCAGCGCCTTGACTTGGATCTAGTGTTACAAAAAGCATTATAGATATTAGAGAGACAATAAAGTATGTAAACTATTTTTCTAGACAGACTATATACAATGACAATCAAATTGGCCATTATAATTGCTGTATTCTTATTAGGACTCTATTTTATGTGTAGGCCTGATCTGACAGAAGGTTTTGATAATAATTCTACTGGCTATAGATGTCCAAATGTTCTTATTCAAAAAGGAACGCATTTTTATCTATACAATTCTAAACTGTCTAATGTCCCAGGTGTTAATCCAATTACATTTGATAATTTAGACGATTATACTGAGTTTATGGACTGGCAACGTAGTCAAGGCATTCGGTGTCCTGTGTTATATTTACAAGAGTCGTATGATGCACAGGGAAATGCAGTTTATAACGCAAGACCATCGCCTGATAATTTGATGGGAGGTCTGCCACCAGTAGGACAAGGGAGCCAGCCTATAACAAAATTATTTGATGCAGGTAGAGAAGATCCCCCGTATAACCAGAATAGTTATCCTGCGTATGATCAACAAGATCAATATATTGGTCTCAATACTCCTTTAGATCAAATGTATCACGAGACGGGTTCAAAAGTCAGTCCTAATCCAATGGATGCGAATTGGGGAGGTCAAACTTATACTAAAAAACTTGTAGATGATGGATACTACAAAGATGATGAGGTAAGTATAAGTGTACAAAGTTAATAACTGAATTGTTTATCTATATGATAGTAATTGATTATCACATAGATTATGCTGTTTTATCAAGAATAATCATAGCTTGATTTAGAGTTTCTCTGAAGGTTTTTAGATTATTAATATTTTCTATCGCGGTCACCGATTTTTTGCTAGTTGGATCAGAAGAAATATTATCTGCATTATGAATTACTTCAGAAAGTAACGCAGTTGATACCCCCTTCTCTAAATTAATAATAGTATCTTCATACTCGCTTCGGTATTTGCTTACAAGCAAGGTATCAGCAATTTTATCATTATTGCTTGTAACACTACTACTAACTTTGTCTTTATCAATTGAACTGTTAGTCATACCTTCTAGAATCTTTGTTTGATATGAGAAAGCTTTTACAGCAATAGAAATTACGAAAATAAGTACTACTGCTAAACCAACTATTCTATATAGATCATCTTGGCTAATCATTATATATACCTGATAGAAATTAGTTGATATCTATTACCTTAGTTGATGAACCTAACAAATAATTATATACATTTGATGTACATGTTTTGGTTAATTTACGTTGTTTACCGCTTTTAGTTGTTGTAGTTAAATCCTGAATACATTTATCATTTTCTCGCATTGAATCTATTAAAGCATCAATTGTTTTATATCTCTCCATAATAACTTGCGCACTGGCGGTACTTACTGATGGAATCTGTGCCAACATGATAGCTCCAATATTTTCGGTGGTAATATTTGATTTCTTAACTCTATTTGATACCGCAACATAATCGGCTGCATCATCTTGATTATGTGGATTATCTTGTGAAGCTGAATCATAATATCCTTTATCCTTAATTCTACTAAGTTTATCGGCTGTTTGCAATAACCATAAAGCACTCTCTGTTATATCAAATGTTCTTACTAGAGAGAAACCCTTAGTATATGACAGAGATGTCATTGCAGAAATAAGAGATTCTTTATTTACTGCCCTACCATATTTCGAACTTTTATATTTGTGGATGTTACCTTCGATCATGTAATGAATATTATGGTTAGGAATACTACAATTATTAAGACGAAAACTTTGTTCATTATATCTTTTATCTCTTATGCTTGCTGCAAGATCTGATAGTGTTTTTCTCTCTATAAGAAGTACTTCGGTGTCATCATCTTGTTTAATTATCATATCACCAATAGGCAAATTGTCGGTAATTATTTCGCATGATTTATATGCATCGGTTGATTTGATATTATTTATAGCAAGTAGTAGGTCACTTTCTCTGAAGTCAACAATAATTTTCATTTAAATAACTGTTTGTGAAGTCATTAAGTTTTATTGATAACTAAATTATTATATTTAATATTATAAATAATAATTTAACCTAAATAAGGACCGAATGGTTTGGCACCATAATGGGTTTGAAAATTAAAAAGAAAGTTTGATCTTCCTGCACCAGATGACATAGTGTGGGTGTTTGCACGGTTAAACGCAGTAGCACTTGGTGCTAGACCACCTTTCATATTTCCTCCAAAATAGGAGGTCGTAATTAAAGTACCGCCTGAAGTCCTTACCTTAATATGTGGCATAAAGCCGTTTGTAGGGCTTGCACCGCCCATTATTGCGCGTCTTGCAATTGATGATCTACCTCTAGAGCTTCTTGGTCCATTACGTTGTGGCATTTATATATGATAAGATAATTACTTAGTAAAGAATATATTGTGACCAATAACACGGCTGTAAATTATTATAAAACTTACAAAAGACATATTCATTATGGTTTAAATATATCTAAACTAATAACTTTATAGAATGTCCGAAACGAACAGTATTGCGAATGATGATGATGTTTATAACACCGACGAAGGTCTTACATTTAACCCTTATAATTCTCATAACCGTGAGATTACATTGAGCGAAGTTCAATCTATTCTGCGTGAATATGGGATTAATGCACCTGTAAATAATCTTGCTCTTTATCAACGCGCGTTTATTCATCGCTCATATACTAAGCGACCTGCACTAGAAAATGAAGAAGCCAATGTTACAATTACAGAACAGCCATCTGACTGTATGCCTTTGCGTACAAAATCAAACGAACGCCTAGAGTTTGTAGGCGACGGAGTTTTGGAATTAATTACGAAATATTATCTTTATCGCAGGTTCCCTAAAGAGGATGAAGGGTTTATGACAGAAAAGAAAATTGCATTGGTCAAAAACGAACACATTGGAAAACTAGCTAACATGATGCGACTTAACAAATGGTTCGTTTTATCTAGAAATACTGAGGAGAAAGGTACACGAACTAATTTGAAAAAATTGGGTTGTTTGTTTGAAGCATTTCTCGGGGCATTATTTCTTGACTTTAATAAGATTGAGGTTGACGACGAGCATGGATGGTTTAAAAATATTTTTGTGTGTGGCCCAGGATTTCAAATGGCACAGATATTTGTAGAAGGTGTGTTTGAAAAGTTTGTTGATTGGCAGAGACTAATCCGTATAGATGATAATTATAAGAATATTTTGCAAGTCAAGATTCAAAAAGAGTTCAAGACAACACCGGATTATCTAGAGATATCACGTAATAGTGAAGATGGTTATTGTATGGGCGTATATCTTTGTATGAATCAGCCTATACACTCTGTTGAACCTGATCAAGCTGTCCTCTATGACTCTTATGGATCGTTTGAGGCAATTCAAGCTGATCTAGCTCTTGAGAAACCGATTTTTGTATTGCTAGGAGTTGGGTCTCATCGGGTAAAGAAAAAGGCTGAACAATCGGCGTGTGAGGAAGCAATTGCTTTGATTGATGGAGATGATTAGTATTATTATCATATTCATATGTCACTGAAAATCTTGTCAAAGAATCATTTTTTTTCATTCTTGAAATTAAAATACTTACATTAGTCAGATCATTTGTAATCATTATATAATTGTAATATATAATGAATGTCTTATTTTATGGAAATTGCCAATGTTTAGCGATGAGTATTATATCAAAACATAAAGATATCATTTTTAACGGCATTGAATGCTTTGTCAAATCTTCACTAAATAAAGAAAAGATGACACATGCATTTTCCGAAGCAGATATTATAATTACTCAGCCAATACAAGATAATTATAGAGATGTAGAATATTTATCAACAAATTATATTTTACAGGTAAAAAAACCAACATGTAAGGTGATATTATTTAATTCTCTATGGCTTAATGCCTATTTTCCAGATGTGTGTTATAAAAGTGATTATCCAAACAGTTTGCCTTATCATCATCAAAAGATTATTGATTGTATTAATAATAACTGTGAAATAGATGAGTGCATTAAAATTATAAATGCTGATGATGTTTATAACGAAACAATTATATCTGAGTTAGCAATAAAATCATGTACAACTCTAGAAAATAAAATGAATGATGCGAGAAAAAAGTATGGTGATAAAATATTTTACTATCTAGATGTAAGCAAATATATATTAGAAAATTATAAAAAAAAACAGTTATTTTATACTATGAATCATCCTACACCTGTTCTACTAAGTTATATTATTTCTCAATTAAGTGTTATCATAGGTGAGGATATGATAGTTTCAAGTGATGATCGTGATAATTTTCTTGGAAGAATGCATAGTGCTCTAATTTATAAATCTGTATTAAATTGTGTTGACTTCAAGGAGTTTGACGCAGGATTTATACGACTAGCTGGATGTGGTAAAATACATTCTACAAAAGAGTATATAGCTGGTTATATAGCCCATTATAAGAAAAATTGGGTTCCAAAATAATTTCAGACGATAGTGACATTTATTTTGTTCTAATACTATATACATGTCAGCCGCCATTTTAGCTAAATTACGTGTTAAAAATCTGCCAAAGCAACGAGATACAGTAGAGATCGTAATAAAGCAGCCTGAAGCACGACAAGAAATAGAAATCAAAACTAAAATTGTCGATAAAAGAGCTACGGCTAAGTTTGACAGAGAAGCTTTTTTATTTGGTATCCAAGATTCTAGACCAATCGAAGATAAAACTGTTAATGCAATTGCACCTGTTCTAGCAAAAAAAGATACTCCTCTTGAAGAACCTGTAGCTAAAAAACCTAAAAAATTAAAGAAACGCCTTAAGTTAGTTGAAGGTGATAATATTCCCAAAAATACACGTAAACCAACACGTGAGCCATTGGGTGTTGCAAGAGTTATACCTGAAGGTCTTGTTCAAATCGGTTCTATTCCAATGGCAGAGCGTCTTCCACTAGAAAGCACAAAACTCAGAATTAAAGCATCGTCATATTATCTCAATAATCGTGAAATATTCATTAATTTTATTAATTCACTCTTTGACCCTTATAAACAGGAATTAAAAGAAGCAGCCGAATCTGCTAGTTGTGAAAATCGTAGTGGAAATGATTTTGCACTTATGGCTCATCAGGAAATTGTTAGAGATTATGTCAATTTATATACTCCTTACAGAGGTGTTTTATTGTATCATGGTCTTGGGTCAGGTAAAACCTGTTCATCTATTGCGATTGCAGAAGGAATGAAAGATAGTAAAAAGGTAATTGTCATGACACCTGCTTCTTTGAGAAGAAATTACTACGAAGAGTTGAAAAAATGTGGCGATAGTCTTTATAAAAAGAACCAATTTTGGGAGTTTGTTGTTTCTACTGATGAAAATATTGAAACATTGTCGTCAGTTCTCAATCTCACAATTGATTACATCAAAAAGAACGGTGGTGCTTGGCTAGTTAACATTAAAAAAAAACCTAACTATGGATCTCTTGATAGTCGTGAAAAACAATCAGTTGATCAGCAACTAGATGAAATGATTCAGTATAAATATCAATTTATTTCATACAACGGTCTTAGAAAACAACACTTAACTAATCTTACGAAAGGTGATGGAAACGGAAAAGTAAACCCTTTCGATAATGCAGTAGTTATTGTAGATGAGGCACATAACTTAGTCAGTCGTATTGTTAATAAGCTTTCTAAGCGAAAAGAAGATAGCGTATCCATGCAATTATATGAATTGCTTATGAGTGCAGAAAATGCTAGAATCATTCTTCTATCTGGTACACCAATTATCAATTATCCAAACGAAATAGGTATCCTATTTAATATATTGCGTGGTTATATCAAGACCTGGATTATAAAGGTTAACTTCGCACCTGGACAAAGAGTTACAAAAGATACTTTTGAAAAAATATTCTCTAGTTCTTCCCTAGGTGGTAACATCACTGATATTATTGATTATAGTGCAAGCACAACAACATTAACTGTAACTAGAAATCCATTCGGGTTTGTAAACAAAACCGCCAAAGGTGAATATGATGGCGTAAGAATCTCAGATAGAGGAGATATGAGCGATGAGGACTTTATAGGTCATTTGACTCGTCTTATGGATAACAAGCGAATTAGGGTTTCAAATGTTCGCGTAGAAACATACAAGGCTCTTCCTGACACATTGGATACTTTTAAAACATTATTTATTGATTCTTCCAATAATACGATGAATATGAATATGTTTAAACGACGTATCTTAGGATTGGCATCATATTTCAGAAGTGCTCAAGAAAATCTTATGCCAAGATTCACAAAAGGATCCAATTTTTTTATTGTTGATTGTGAAATGAGTGATTTTCAGTTTGGTGTATATGAAGAGGCACGAGTTCAAGAAAGAAAGGTTGAATTAAATAACGCTAAAAAACGTAAAAAACAACAAGGCAATGAGTTATACGAAGATACTGTTTCTACTTATCGTATTTTCTCTCGAGCATTCTGTAATTATGTATTCCCTAGGCCTGAAATTAAACGTCCTATGCCAGATAAGGATGGCAATGACGAAACAACCCAAGAATTAACTGCAATCGCAGATGAAGATCTTCTAGACGCAGGAGTACATCTTGATAATGTTGATGGGAGATATGAAGCAGATGAACTTGATGATGAATCTATGTTGAATAATGATGAGGCAAAATCTTACGATGAAAGAATTAAAAGTGCTCTAAGAATGTTGAATGATCGTAAACAGGAGTTTTTGTCATTGGATGCTCTTTCTACATATAGTCCTAAGTTCAAGAAGATGCTTGAAAATATTACAAGTGACCAAAACTCTGGCCTTCACTTGGTCTATAGTCAGTTCAGAACACTTGAAGGCATTGGTATTTTTAAATTAGTCTTAGAAGCCAATGGATTTGCTGAGTTTAAAATCAAGCAGGTAGGCGGCACATGGAGAGTTGATATGCCACGAGAGGATATGGGCAAACCAACATTTGTGTTATATACAGGAACTGAAAGTTCAGAGCAAAAGGAGATTGTGAGAAATATTTTTAATGGAGATTGGAAGTTTATTCCTTCTTCATTAGAAAAAGATATTTTGGCTATTTCAGGAAATAACCTATTCGGCGAGGTTATTAAAGTGTTTATGATTACTGCTTCTGGTGCTGAAGGCATTTCATTGAAAAATACTAGATTTGTTCATATAATGGAACCATATTGGCATCCTGTTCGTATTCAACAGGTAATTGGACGAGCTAGACGTATTTGTAGTCATCAAGAATTACCTGAATCAATGCGTACGGTTGATGTTTTCTTGTATCTTATGAAGTTTTCTGAATCTCAGCTCGACGGTGAGGCTACAATTGAATTGAGATTAAAAGATACTAGCAAGAGAGATGGTGTAACGCCACTTACAAGTGATCAAGCACTATGGGAGATAGCTACATTAAAAGAAGAAGTAACAGATAAGATTTTAGATGCTGTGAAAGAAGCATCTATCGACTGTTCTCTTCATAATACCGCTGGTAATGAAAAACTAAAATGCTTTTCTTTTGGTACAGTAAATCCTAATAAAATTGCATTTTCCGGTAGTTATGGTAATGAGGACGTTGATGCAGTTGCCGAGCAAAATATACGCAAAGAACTTATTGATGCAAATGAAGTAACAATTGAAGGTATTAAATATGCTGTCGTTATGGGTCATGATGGTGCGGGTGATGTCTACGATTATGACTCTTATCAAGCCGGACAAGCAGTTCAAGTAGGACGACTTGTAAAGAACGGCGCAACTTATAAGTTTGAAAGAATCTAATTAACATAGGTGATAATTATTGAATCACATATGTTATACTAATCGAGTTCAGATTTCAGATCAGAAACTAAATCATTGAGTTGATATATATTTTCTTCGATTTTATTGATTTTATCCATAATCCTTTTCCTGTCAATCGTTTTTTCTTTGGTTTTAAATAACTCCAGAAATCCAGTATTTTCACTCGTATTTATTTCTTTTATTGTTTCCTCGAATGTAACCCGAGGTTTTTCTTTAACTTCTACTACACTTTCGGTGGCAACTTTTTCCCCAATTTGCAAAGTAGGAGGTCCTGCATTTGTTCCACTTCCTTCATTGTTAATCCAATTTTGAGCTGCACCTGTATCTTGTTCACTCATTACTTGTTTTATTTGCTGCTGTCTTCTAGCCATCATTTTAGCTAATATATCATCCATATCTGAACCAATTGGTTTTTCTTCCTTTTCTTTATCGGAAAAATCCACTTCTTCTGGCTTTTTAGCTACCATTATACTGTCAAACTCTCTTTGTCTCTCACTCAAGTTATCTGAAAATTGTTCCTGTCTATTTGCAGATATTTCGGAAGAAGTAACAAGTTTAGGTGGTTCTTGCATTTTAGATTTCTCATTTATCGTTTCTCTAAGGGGATTTAATTGATTATTGACATTTGTAATTACAGCCTTATTCATTTCAATAAGATTTCCTGTATTGTTAATGCTAACGTCATTTATAACTGACTCAAATATTTCTACAACACTTTGTTTTTTAGAAGGTTGAACTCCTCCAAATACGTCAGCTTCAAGCATGAGGTTCCATAAAAATCCTTTATTACTAGTTGATTTAAATTGTGTAGTCATATACCTGTACTCTATGTTATGTTTTTAACTCAGTATTACTTAACGAAATATTATACAGATATAATATATCTAGTGATGCCACAATCAAGAAAAATACACAAAAAGAAGAGTAACAAGAAACATAATAAATCTTCCAAAGTTTCGTCTCAAATTACTATTAAACCGATATGTAGTCCTGCTACACCAAATGACGGCGCACATCAAGATACATGTTATACTCCAGAATCGCTTATTAAAATGAAAAACTTATGGAATGCAAGACATCCTGATGATAAAATTACTACTAGTGATGCAAATAAAATATGGAGTGAATTGAGAAATAGATTTTCTGGAGTCTGTGATACTGAAAAATGTTGGCTAAGACAATCATTTGTTTCTAATAAACTTGATCACGATATTATGAACTATACATTTGCTCCTGATGCTCCTCATAGTTGGAAAAAAAATCCTAATGAATGGCTAACTAGTACTGATATTAGTGCTGTTATGAAACATTTTGAAAAACAATACAGTCAATTTGCATTCATTGGACCATCTCCTATAGATTTTGACAAACAGCTTATGTATGGAGACTGTGTATGGGAAGAGTTATGTAAGTTTAGTGTAAAAAGAATGATTAAGCGTCGTAAGCGGAAAATAGGTATTGTATTTAATACTGATCCGCATACTGAGGACGGAGAACATTGGATCTCAATGTATATTGATCTCTCTATGAAAGAACCTTATATATTCTATTTTGATAGTAATGGAGATACTGCAATGTCAGAGATCATAGCTCTTTCTGATAGAATTATAGAACAGGGTAAAAAGATCGGTATGAACATTAGTTTTTATGAAAATCATCCCAAAGAACATCAACTAGGAGATTCTGAATGTGGGATGTATTCTCTGTATATGATAATTGAATTATTGACTGGTAAAAAAAAGTACGAATATTTTATAAATGAAAGGGTTCCAGACAAAGATGTAGAGAGATTCAGAAATATTTATTTTAATCGCCAGATTGACTAACCTCTTTTTTTGATTCTGTTTCCTTCTGAGGAGCCTTCTTCTTTTTCTTCTTCAACCCCTTTGTCTTGTGTTCATCAGTTTTTATATTTGCAATTCGCACAGTAGGAGGTGGAACAGGCACCTTAACTCGTATGATTTTTTTTGTAACAAAATCATCCATCGTCGGCGCATCTGCATCAGATTCTTTCATCATTAATTTATTTGCTTCATTCATTATTTCTCCAGATGAAGAACTAATATCATCAGATGCATCTGTATTTTTGGGAGGAGACTTTGGAGGATAATCACTTTGTAATATATCGGTAGTATCTTGAATCTTCATATAATTAATTAGTTCACTTACATACTTCATGTGTAATTCCTTAAGACTCTCGCTAGGATATTTTCCTTTCATCATGTCTTTCATCATAGCAAATGCACGTTTTCTATAAAACTTGTAATCAGATTTGGTAGGGTCACTTACCTCTGTTTTCTTTTCCATAACATCTTGATAAACTGAGTTTGCAAGAAATCTTAGTGTAACTTCAGTTTGATTAAACATTGGGTCTGGCTGTTTACTATTCATTAAATTATTATTAGGTTTTTGATAATAATTTAACACGCATTCTTACAACAATCGCTCCTTAATAATTGTTCACGAGTATTATTGTTGAATAAATCACCTCCTACATCACATGTATTTGGGTTGAATGGTTTAAACTTTTGCTCTTCAAATAAACCAGGAAATGTTTGTTGTTCCATTCTACCAACAGCAGTTACTTGATACATATCGCTATTACTAGAAGGTACATATTCTGATTGCTCACACTTTTGTAAACCAAAGAATTGACTTCTAAGGGAAGATTCTGTATCAATATTTGTTGCAAATCCACTCCAGGGTGCTTGTGCAGTGCCTGGGTTAAAAACAGTAGATACATTATATGCAGGCTCTCTTTCAATTTCTACATTAGGTTTACTCTGTGCGTCTATTACTGGTAGTAAAGTATATTTCGTTGAAACCGGTCTCATGCTAAATTGGGGCTGTAACTGGCGCGAAGGAATATTGCGCTCAGCAATTCTATTACTTAATTCTGTATCTTTTGTTGGATCACAATAATATACTCCATCAATTACTCCATACATTTGGGTGCTCATTATATAATGACTAGACAATAAAAGCATTGCATAAATTAAAAATACATATATTAAATTGCTGTAATATGTCTAAAGAGGTGATACTTATTCCCGAATGGAATTATTTTTCATACATTTTGTCTAATTATTAGAATAAACTTAAAGTTATTATATTTATAAATATTATCATGTGTGGTATTTTGTGTTTACTCAATGAGAGTTGTTATAAAGATACAAAATCAGTTAATAATGCAATTGAAGAAGGTCGAGCCAGAGGACCAGAACAGACAAGGATTCATCGAGATGCAGATCGAATATTTGTTTTTCATCGCCTAGCAATTAATGGACTTGATAGCGAATCTATGCAACCAATTCGAATTAACAATATTACGCTTATCTGCAACGGTGAGATTTTCAACTATAAAACTTTATATAATGCTCTTGGTGAAACAGGAACAAGTCATAGTGACTGTGAAATAATTATTCATCTTTATCTTAAGTTTGGAATAGAGAGAACTCTTGAACTTCTTGATGGCGAGTTTGCATTTATTTTACATGACAGCCAAGACACGGATGATATTATTTATTATGCACGAGATCCTTTTGGCGTGAGACCATTATATAAGTGTTTTCATCCAGAAAGTGGTGTTATTGGCATTGCTTCTGAATTAAAAGTATTGAATCATATCGCTGACGGAAAAATGGATATCAAACAGGTTCACCCTGGAACTTACAGTAAGCTTATTAAAAGTAAGTCTATAATTAATTCTTCGTGGGCATATAATGTAAAAAATACCCGCTATTTCAGATTGCCTAACATTGATCCATTTAAGATTAATGATAAGATTACTCCTAATACATTCTTTCAAGATATAGTTAACACTTTGAGCGATGCCGTTAAAAAAAGGGTTGAAACCGCTGAACGCGATGTAGCATGTCTTTTATCCGGTGGATTAGATAGTAGTCTTATTGCAGCACTTGCATGTAAACATTACGGCAAGCTAAATACATATAGCATTGGAATGAAAGGGTCAGAAGATCTACGCAATGCTCGAATTGTTGCGGATCATATAGGCAGCAATCATCGTGAAATTATTTTATCTCAAGACGAGTTTTTTAATTCTATACCAGAGGTTGTAAGAGCAATTGAAAGTTTTGATACTACTACTGTTCGGGCTAGTGTCGGAAATTATTTGGTAGCAAAGCATATTCGAAATCATAGTGATGATAAAGTTGTATTAAATGGAGATGGAAGTGATGAAGTGGCGGGCGGATATATTTATATGTTACAATCTCCTTCAGATCTTGACTTTGATAATGAAACAAGACGTTTGCTAGCAGATATACACATGTTTGATGTACTTAGATCTGATCGATCAGTTTCTAGCAACGGACTTGAAGGTAGAACACCATTTTTAGACAAAGCATTTGTCACTACATATCTTCAAATCCCAGCATATATTAGAAATCCAAGATCTGATTATAATAAGAAATATTCCGGATGGGATGATATGGCAAATCAAACTCTTTCCGATACAAATGACCATGATGTATATAATACAATTTGTTCTAGACCAGAGAAACTTCTGCTTCGTTCTGCATTTCATTCTCTGATGCCAGATCTTCTTCCTCGATCTGTTTTGTGGAGAGGAAAAGAAGCATTTTCAGATGGAGTAAGTGGATCAGGTAAATCTTGGTATGAAATTATTAATAGTTCATTAAATGAATTAGCAATCCCATTTAAGAATACAGAAAATATGGATAAACATATGAATCCTGATACCAAAGAAAAGCTTTATTATCGTTCATTGTTTTGTAATAATTTTAAATTGTGTGACTATACGATTCCTTACTTCTGGATGCCAAAGTTTGTTGAAGCAACAGATTCTAGTGCAAGGACCTTAAAGCACTATACTAGCAGGTAATTATTATCCCAATATATTGTAATATGTGGTTATTAGACAAATTACAATCTCATGGCGAGAAGCCTATTCACAAGCACGCGTTTGATATAATGATATATGCATCATATATTTTGTATGCAATTGCTTTTACTGGTATATTAACCCTTGATACATCTTACCTATCTACTCTTGAAATGGTAACGCAAATATATATCTCTCTGTTTTTGATACTGAGATTTAATCCATTTGTGAAAAAGTCAGGAATGACACAATTAGATAAAGACATGGCATATCGTGCGGGAGTATTTTTATTTTTATCTTCAGCAGCTGTTTCAATTGCAAAATCATTTATTCTGAAACTTGATTAGTTATATAGTGAATTACTTTTTTGATCTATTTTTAAGTGTACGACCCTTTTTAGTTTTTTTCTTTTTAAGAGTTTTATTTTTATTAGCAGGTTCTTTGAAAAAATCTTCAAGATGAAACATTATTTGTTTTGAGATGATTTGATCAACTTCCTGCTCCATTTTTCTTTTTAAGGTAACTGTATATGAATATCTTTTCATATGAGCCACAACTAGTGTTTCAAACTTTTTCTTAGGCATATCAACATGTATATTTTCATAATATCTATTTGCCATTGATTCATAAGACATTGAATGTGTGTAGGGCTTAACATTAATATAATATACATTATTGTCCTCCATCATCGGATGGTGTTGATCATCTAGGAAACAAATCTGTGTATTTTGAGGTATACGAGTACATCTTATTAGATCATCAACGCTTTTATCGTGACTAGTTCTGCATAATTCAACCGATTTACCTCTTACTCTAAATGCTGCTATAATTTGATCAAAAACTTTTTTACCAATTCTGCTGTCAAAATATTCGGTTATCATTTGTGCCCATGATCTAGGACCCTGATTATTTGTGTAAATCATTATCTTGGAACACTCCTTTCGATCTCTTTTTTTAACAAGGTATTTTAGAATATCAATAATATTTGGTCTAGAAAACTCAGGAAATAATTTCATTAGATCATTAAAATCATCCTGATTTGTGTATTCACTTCCAAGTATATTTTTTATTGAATCCCAAAACATACCTAATTCTACAAAAGAACCAAGAGTTTCATCTAGATCAAATACTACAATCTTATGTGGTGAGGTTTTATACATATAGAGTGGTGAGAATATATTTACTCCAGTTAAAATCATTACCATGATCCATAACACGAATATTGTTATGGTTATTGTTATACAAATATTTACCCATGATGTTTTCCACCAGAAACTCACAATATTTATTATCTTATCTCCCACATTATTCATATTATTATCCTAGCTATATATATCTATATATGTCTGCGCTAACAAAAAAAGACTACAAGGTTATATTAGATTATTATGGAGTTCAAAGTGATAAACTTAAAATGCAGGATCTTAGAAATACTGCTCTAGATATTCTTGCAAATAAACTTTGTCGTTGCATAAAAAAAATTAATACTGATACAAATGCAGCAGTTCCTATTTGCAAAGATAGTGTTTTTGGGAAAAAAGATTTAGTGGTTTCTAGGTTCAAATGTAAGGATACGCCAAAATTAATTCCAAAAAAAGGAAAAAAATATGCCGTCACTAAAAAAAGTAAAAGAAAAGGTGGAGGTATTGGTTCTAGTAAACCAACTGTTCCCCAAATTAAAGAGTCTGTAAATAAAACTCGTAAAACTATATCGTTTTCTCCAAGTACTAAGGCGCCAATTAGTCCAAAACAAAATAAAAAAAAGCAAATGTTTATATCTAAAAATAAACACAGACAGACAGCTGTTACACTGTATGAAAATCGTCAGACCCAGCAGGATTTAAGAGACATGATATTAGGAAAAATACCATTAAAAGGAGGTAATAAAAATAAAACTATAAAAAGAAGATCTTCCAATAAACGAAAAACACGTAAATCTAACTGTTAATATAATCTAGAGCAGAAAGTAGAACTAATTCTTGTTCATTTAACTTTTGGAAAATCAATGTCTCAGGCATGTTGAATTGAAAAAAACGATTAAAATTATTTTTACATACTACAACAATTCCATTATCGCCTACTTTCATTTCACATACTATTCCTCCAGTAGTCAGTTTCAGTTTTTCTGGGTCTTTTATTGATATCCATCTGATATAACTACCATACCTCATGCCAGGTAATTCGTCAATATATCTATAATGCTTTAGTTTTTTTAAAAGATCATTGTATTGGGTTTTTGGTAGTTCTAACTTACTCAGAATATCGGCCTTATCTATATTTATCTTTTTCATATCAAGATCAAGTAATTCTGTATTATTATCATCTTCTAATGCAGATAGTAGTTTTTCTATATCTAGTTCACTCATTGCGTGTGTATTATACTAATATATCTTAGAATTGTTTTAGTATAATATTTAACTTGCATGGTATATTCACGTATCTACATAGAGGTTTTAATTTCAACATCAACCTCTTCTACTTTTATTTGTGCTTCTTCCGCATTCAAGGCTGAATCTTCTGTAAGTTCTTCGACTCTATTTTCATGTGTATGATCTTCATCAATTGTATTATATGTTTTGGGACCAGATAAAAATGCACTAAAAGCGCGTTCATCTTTTACTGCAATTGATGATACGCTGTATGCTTGAGATAATTTCATAAAAATCAGAAGCACATAACTTAGTAGAGGAGTTAGTGTAGCTGCTCCTGCCCAATGACTTGAAATATCAGCTATTGACATGCCTATATTTACTAGTTGAACCGCACCACACACTTTGGTTGATGTAGCATAATTTTTATTGAGTCTTGCCATTTGCTGTTTAAACTCGGGATATTCTTCAATTTCGTCATCTAGGTTTTCGTTTGCTTTATCGGGATCAATATCTAAATATTTAATGCACCACTCTTCTCTGCTAATTTCACTATAATAAAACGCTAGAAATGTAAGGAAACTAAACGCATTGAAAGAAATTGCTACTCTGTGAAATAATTCATCGTCATAAATATTTTCTGTTACAGTACAAACACTATCGTCACATACTCTTGGTACAAATGCCGTTAAAAATGTGCCCATAAGGACCTTGTAAAACTCTAGACCGAAGGCCATTGTCGCTTTAATCCGTTGTTTGTTATCTGCATCCATACGCATGATTATATAAGATGATAAGAATATAATTATTTTTTCTGTCTAAATGGCTTGTTGATTGAGTAATTTGTCTACTCTTGTTCCAACTGGAATATTTTTTCTAGTTAACTTTCCATTAAGTATTTGTAACTGCAAAGCAGGTCTGCTATGTAACCCTAAGATTTCAGCTTTATAACCAATAACATGCAACATAGATCCTTCGCTATAGTTACTATTAAATCTAAGTTTGCTAAGTATTTCAATAACAACATTAATTATGAAAAGGTTGTTATTTTTGTATTAAATGTTTATGCATCATTTGTGGTTTCATCAGAGCCAGTATTAGCATCACGCTGCTTATTCTTTCGGTTGTTACGACGCTTACCAGTTCCTGTTCCGGTTCCACGACGAACAAGCTCCCAAACAGTTCCGTCACCTTCCTCTTGATCGACCATCTTAACTAGAATACGCTCTCCGCCTCCTGAACGAGGACCACCTCCTCGAAATGTTGAAGTATTCTCGCGAGTCTTGCTAGGAGTATCGATTTGCTCGCGGCGATCTCTACGAGTCTCACACATGAGTTTTCCTCCATCTGGACCAGTAACACCACTCGCGGTTGTCTTATCTCCGGTGTCGGTAACCGAAAATGTTACATACTCCCCTTCAACTAGGTAACGAAATTGATCATTTTCAGTGTTCAAAGCTGAGTGATGAACAAAAATATCATCCTCGCTTCCAGAAGAGTTAGTCCATGTAATGAAACCATAACCTGCTTTGTTGTTAAACCACTTAACGCGTCCTGTATTGATAGATGTCTCTGTCATTTTGTATACGTACTTATCATGCTCTCGCTTTAAGTCTATTTTATCAATTTACCCAGTCATAATCTTGATCAACTGTATAACCATGAAGCTTGTACAGATTTACTAAAATATTCCTTAGATACTCGTAGTCAGGATCTTCATCGAACTCTAGTCTCCGACAATAGTTCAAATACATTATAAGTTCATCTGGTGATCCTTCAAAACAATCCCACATTTTGCTATTTAGTTTGCGTTCTCCTATTAATCTGTATCTCTCTTCTTTATCACTTGACTTTATTGATTGCCATGGTAGTTTTCCATTCAAAAGATACAGTAACATATAACCTACTGATTCTAAATCATCTCTTCTACTTGGTGTTATACCCTGATGCACATTTAAACTTGCATATCGAGCAGTTCCGGTTAATTTACGACCCGAATCTTGTTTGAAATGCTTATTATGTTTGTCTACATATCTTCGTGCCAAACCAAAATCTATTAAATAAACTAGATTTGTTTTTGGGTCAATTAGAAAATTATCTGGTTTTATATCTCTGTGAATTATACCAAGATTATGAATAGCCTCTAACCTTCTCAACATCTGTAAACCAATACCTATTACTGTTTTTAGAGAGAAACTACCATTACATTTTTGTCTAAGGCCTTCCAAAGAATCTCCAAGAAGATCAATTACCATATAATTAAATATGCCCTCTTGTCCAAAAGATCTCAATTTCGGAATACCAATACAGTCTTCTAACAACTTATATAGCTTTGCTTCATTCTTAAGTAGTGAACTTTCTGAACTCTTTTCTATTTTAATAGCTATATGATCATTATTATTTGTATTGACACCTGAAAATATCTTTCCAAAAGATCCCTCTCCAATCTTTGATGTTATTCTATATTTACCTTCTACAATTAATGTCATTGATTGTTTATCTTCATGCGTCATCTTTATATAATGATACTCATCTCTATTTATCCGTCGTAACGCTTTATTGCTTTATTATTAAATCACACTAAGTCTATCATATCCAAATATTACAAACATCATATTAGTGAAAAATTGATTTTTGTCATATCCTAAACACTCCCAACATATTAACTACAATGCCCATTATATGCGATAAACCGTATAATAGTACCGATTATAGCCACGAGTGGAATGAGATGACATCAGGCAATTTTGATCTCAGCGATTTTCAAAAATGGGCAATCAAATATATGATGGAAGGACAACATGTTCTTATTACTGCACATACCGGCTCAGGTAAAACTCTTCCGGCAGAGTTTATGATTAAAATGTTTACACAACTTCGAAACGATAAAAAGAAAGTAATTTATGCTTCACCTATCAAAGCACTATCTAATCAGAAACTTCATGATATGCGGATTAAATACCCTGATATCTCATTTGGTCTCTTAACCGGAGATGTTAAAGATAATCCGGATGCTGATGTATTGATTGTTACCACTGAGATTTTAAGAAATACTCTATTTAATAAGAGAATTGCCGAAGAGACTTCAACTGAAATGCCGTTGTCATTCAATATTGATTTAGAATCTGAGCTAGGAGGTGTTGTCTTTGATGAGGTACATTATATTAATGATCCTCATAGAGGTTCTGTTTGGGAACAAAGTATTCTTCTTCTCCCACCACATGTACAAATATTGATGCTTTCTGCAACGATTGATAAACCAGAATCTTTTGCTGCTTGGGTTCAAGGGGAAAAAGAAAAACAAGCTATTGAAATTGGCATTGACCCTAAAATTGTTGCATTGGCACCAACATATGAACGTGTTGTTCCGCTTACTCATTATATGTGGCTTTCTACACATCCTAGTATGGCAAAAGCGGTAAAAAAAACAGAGATCGAGCCACTTATGAAATTGTGCAATAAACCACTTGTTATTAAATCTGCATCTGGAGAATATAATCACTCAAATTATGGTGATATTTCCAACATAAAATCATTTATGTGGAAGAATCGTATTAGGGTAAAGCGTCCTTATCTTTTGAATAGCATGGTCCGATACCTCAAAGCCAATGACATGCTTCCTGCAATCTGCTTCGTCTTTTCAAGAAAACATGTTGAACTTGCTGCAAAAGAAATCGAGGTTTGTTTGTATGAAGATGGAGATGTTAAATCATCTACAGTTGAGAAGGAATGCAGAAAGATTCTTATGGATAAGCTTCCAAATTATAGAGAATATCTTGATCTTAAAGAGTACACAGAAATGATCGCTTTACTTGAGAAAGGTGTAGCTATTCATCATGCAGGTATTATGCCGGTTCTTAGAGAAATGATTGAATTGCTATTTGATCGCGGATATATTAAACTACTCTTTGCAACTGAGACATTTGCTGTTGGTATTAATATGCCTACTAAAACTGTCATCTTCTCAAGTGTCGATAAATGGGATGGAAACGGAAGAAGGATTCTTTATCCTCATGAATATACTCAGATGGCAGGAAGAGCTGGTAGGAGAGGATTAGACGATATTGGTCATGTGATCCACTGCTGCAATTTGTTTGATATGCCAACCTCAGTAGACTATAAAAATATGCTATGTGGTCCCCCACAAAAACTTACATCAAAGTTTAAAATATCATATGGACTCATTCTTAGTGTAGTTAGCTCTGGAAACCCTAGCCTTGATAAAATAGAGAGTTTCGTTTCTCAAAGCATGATTTCCAAGGATATTGCCAAGGAAGTAGATTATCATAGCAGGACTATCGAACAACTTGACTCAAAGTTAGAATTATTGCGATCTAATCTAAAACATCTTACCACCCCACAAGAAGATCTTGAAAAATATATTGAACTCAAAGAAACAATTAACAATATGAGTCAAAAACAGAAAAAGAAAGCGAGTCGAGAAATGATAAATATTGAACAGACACACAAATCACTTTCAAGAGATGTAGATGTAATCAGCCGACTATCAGAAACAGAAAAAGAAATTGAATCACAACAAACATATCAACAAAACGCTGTACGGTACTTGTCAGATGAAGTAAAGCGAGTTTGTTCAATTCTTCTGGATAATAATTTCATTGTGGAATCAGATAATGGGTATAGTGTCACAGAATTGGGTTCTATTGCCAGTCAATTGCAAGAAATGCATTCACTTGCATTTGCACGAGTTGTAAAAGAAACTGATTACTTTAAAGACTTCACTCCCTCTGATATTGCTGGATTATTGTCAGTATTTACTAATATTAGGATCCCAGAAGAAACCATGATTCATTTCCCTGATACTGATAAAGAACATGTTAACGCTGCATGTACAAATGTAAAGAAGTACATAGAGGAATCACAACAAACAGAGGTGACAGCTAGAATAAATACAGGTGAAAATGATGATGTACACTACAATTTGGTATCGTCTGTAATGGAATGGTGTTGCGCTGATGATGAACTTAGTTGTCGGCACATAATTAATAATCTAGTAACAGAAGATAGTCAACTATTCCTTGGTGATTTTGTAAAAGCTGTTCTTAAGATTAATAATTGTGCAACAGAACTGGAAAAAATTGCTGAAATGACAAATAATATCCCTTTGCTTGAAAAACTATCACAACTTCATAGTATGACTCTAAAGTATGTAGCGAACAATCAATCACTTTATATTTAAAAATCACTAAAAAATTGAATTAAATAGAAAACATTTTTATTATTTCAACTATCAAAGAACATATGTTATCAAAAATGGCAAAACATGAAATCTTCAGAATTAAATTAACGCCTAACCTTGCGTCTGAGTGGGGCGAAGTAACAACTGAATGGAAAAGAACACTAACAACCGGCAAAGAAGCAATTATTCGAGTAACAAATACTATATCATGTGGTGATGCATATGTTGATATTGATGAAGAACAATATCAAGAATTACTTTTAAAATCTGATCAAGATGTTATGTTGACTCATTATGACGGAGGATTTGAAAATTATGGTTATGGTATAGGCAAGGTAACCGTTACATGCTGCAATGAATATGTTTTAAATGAACAAGAGAAAAATGAGGTATATCGAAGTATATACAAATGGGACCTAGTTTATAGAGAAAAGTCCAGCGATTCTGAATCTGATTCAGGATCTGAAATGGATCAGGCAAAATTGAAAAGACACACATGGATTTGCAAAGGCGAATATCATAAATTGCATGGAGGATTTACAATAAAAAAATAATTGAATGATATTTAATTAATTATTTTCTTCTATCGTAGCTATTCTTACCTTTTTTCTTAAATTATGTTCATCTATGAATGAGTGAAATGTAAATAATCGTTTTTCATATGTCATTGCATTGGCTTCTGTCTTACATGTACATACTTTTCTAACCACTGGAAAGTATACAGACCAACTGTTTTCGTCTACATCAATTATATATCCCTCTTGAGGCCCCGACATTTTTCCTGATTCGACGTCTACCAATATTTCTACGTCTGATTGAACTCGCCTAATTGATTTCATATCTTTATTTACCCAATCAAGAGAATCTTTTACCAATTTAATTCTACTGCTATCTATTTCATAACCAGATATTTCCAAAATTGCACACATATTATATACGTCTATTAATCGTCTTATTGGACTTGTAATATGTGCATATAACCTGGAACCAATTAAATCATGAACTTTTGTCTCAGTTGTATAGCAGCCTCCAGACGACCCCCATGCCCTAGCTATTGTTGTAATATCTTTTGGTAAGCTACTTGGTAATTCCTTTGAAGACTTTATTTGCAAAGATCTGAATATACCGTCATCTGTTTTAGACAGCTTTGTTGCAGCTTCTATGTTCATAAGAAGCATCATATATTGTACTAATTCGTGGCTATCGGCTATTGTGTCTAGAAGATGATTTTTATTATTTAAATCAATTATTGTAGCCATGGCTAATTTATAACCAGGTGCATTACTTAGCTCTCCTTGTTCATATGCAAAGTTACTTGATAGGTTCACAACTGCTACATTGAAGGTCGTATTTATAATTTGTCCTGACTCGATTACTAGATCCATACAAAGTGTTATTTTATCGGTACCTGATTTAAGACTACACAATCCTGATGATAATGCAGCTGGAAGCATTGGTCTTTGTCTATCAGGAAGATATATTGTAGAAACACGAGCACCAATGTGATGCCATAGATCTAGATGGTCAATCCATATAGGTACATTAGCTATGTAGACAGATAGTGTAATAGAACCATTGTCATTTTTTTTACAACTAAATGCATCATCTATATCCTCGCAACCATCTGGATCAATTGACATAATATATTCATTTCTTCTATCAAGGTAAGGTTTATTTCCTAAAACATTCTCTAATTCAACACCTTTCTTGATAATAGATTTAAATGTGTCTTTTGTAAACTTCTGAATTGGTTGACTAATATCCTTGCATCTGAGCATATATTCGCAGTAAGCATCAATATCAGATACATAACCAATTGTCTCAATGAGCTGACCCTCGGGATGTTTTTCTTCCCAATTGAGAAACTTAAATGATACAAATCTGTTCAATTTCCTCTTGCTAAATGAGGTATTTTTATCTTCAAATGGTACCAGGAATACTGGCAATGATTTATCGTTTGGAATGCATTTATAGAATAGCTTGTTTTTCTTTCTACCGAATGTGCTACCATTTAATACTAATACACCTGGTATAGATTTTGACCGATATGGTGAACATCTCTGTATAAATCTACCGAAACATATATCTCCGGTGATAATTTTTTCACCTACAGGGTCTATTGTTGGTGCATCCCCATCGCCATCCCATATATAGTTTGAATATCCTCTATCATTTGCTTTGAACTCCATTGTTTATTGAATATAAATAATAGAGATGATTTTAATCAATTTTCCTTTTTAACAGTATTTTCAGATTCTATATCGGGTTTAACTGTTGAATCAATAATTTCTTCGACATGAACCTGTGCAAATTGTCTTTTAACATTTTGTGTTTGCAAGAAGCGCATACATAGTTTTGGTAGAATAGCAACATTGTTCATATAAGTTCTATATCTGAAGTTAGCAGTTGTTGTTTTCTCTCCATAAGATAGTGAATACCACCAGAATGCAGGAATATAGATCATCTGTCCTTTTGAAACCTTAACTTCTAGACATTTAATTTTATCAAAGTCTGGTTTATACTGCTGTTGAACATTCCAAGGGTTGACTGGAGATCTAAACTCAAAGTTTTCATAATCACTGTTAGAGTATAAATATTTTCCACTTTTTGGAGGTGCCAGTTTAATAGAGATATCTCCTTCGGTTACCATAATATAATTTCGATAATCAACTGTATATCTAAATGGAGTTTTTGTATTATTAGATGCAGTTGTAAAGTCATACATACAATTACTTACCATATATGGTCGTATAAACGAATCATTATATCTGAATAGTTTTATCATACCGGTTTCATCTAAAAAGTCATCATTATTTTCGATCAAGTATTTGGATTTTTTGTCTTCATTAACAGCCGATAATGCAGAAGCATATGATAAGGGTATATATAACTCTTCGTCGTCAGTTAATTCGCTAGTTACATCACGTATCTTTACTTCGAAAGCACCATATGTATCTCGTATATTTTCACGCGTACATGATTCTAATAGTCTATCATTTGGATAATCAAAGATAACCGGTTGTCGAAGATCGCAGACTTCTTCTAATTTATCTTTTGATGGTTGTTCTATTTCATATACCTCCAAGTCTTCACTTGTCTTAAGATGAAAGTGTACATGTAAGTATATGAACAAAACTAAACAAAAAATTAGTAAGGTAAGTATAATCTTCATCTAATTACCAATGATTTTTTCTTTCTAAATCCTGAACGCTCATCTAATCTATTTTTGGAGCAAGTACGAGTTTTAAGTAACTATCTTCTTCAATATCATATATCATAAACAATGGTTTATTGCTGCTTAATTCAAGCTTAACTTCGTGAGCTAACTTGTTAAATGCTGTCATACGCTTAATATAACGTAGTGAAAACGAGGCATTAAGGTTTAATCCTTCTACAATTCCATAGTCAATGAGCTGAGAATCTTCCAGACTCAACTTTGCTGTCATACTTCCGTCATCTCCTGATGCACTCATTAATACTTGATCTTCTGACATATCGAATGATAACACCTCATCAAATATTTCGAATTGTGATACAAGATCAGTCAATTTTTTAGAAGTGATAATTATATCAATATCTGAATCATCTGAGGGAATATCCATAAGATCGCTGCCTCCGTCAAATGTTGGAAGTTCAAAATATTTATCACATGTTTTTTCTCCTCCCTTAAAATCCATCTGCAATTTGCAGCCATCTCCATTAATATTTATCTCAATATTTTGATCTGGTTTATATGTTGATAATACTTTTTGAAATATACGTGAAGGGACACATACCATTTCTTGGTCTTCTGCATCACGTTTGTAAGATGTAAACCATTTATCTGTTAAAATCGCATCAAATAAACAAACATGGCTGCTGTCCATCCCTTGCATATGAAGACCATTTTCATTAATATAAATATTAATTATATCAGTAAGTCCGGATAGGTTTCCGAACAATACATCAAACTTAGCTGCTTTTTTAGAATCTTCGATAGTAAGCTTCATCGTTGGTTGTCTTGGTTGATATATATGTGTAATGTTAACTATATATCAATTTTTTTAATTTATTCAAACCCTGAAACTACTTCACTATTTACACTCTCACCAGAAGTAACATTCTCGTCATTATTCTCTGCATTTGAGTCGTGATTCTTATTTTCTTCACCGTAACCAAGTGTAGCTGTTTCCAAATCAGCAGTTATATCTTGAATCTCTTGTGATACCGCGTGCGATGCTTCTTGTGATACCTCTTGTGATACAGTAGTATTCGCTCTGAAAGACTCTACTTTTTGACTATTACTTAAAACACTTGATTGGATTGTGAAAACAATATCCTTTAGTTTTTTAAGATCTGTAATATCTGTACTCATTTCAATCATTTTATTTTTCAGAATCTCGATTTTTTTATGCAATTCAATATTTTCCCTTTCCAATATAGAAAAATTATTATTGTTTTCTTGCTCGCGAATCTCTTTATTTTCTATAACATCATTTGTTGTAGAAGGTGATTCCGAACCACCTTCAATTACTCTCAAACGTTTCTCATGGTCCTCTAAAATCTGCATAGGGTTAACTCTATTACGCTGCACTGCCTGTTGTTGTTGCGGTTGTTGCTGCTGTTGCGGCCTTTGCTGTTGCTGTTGCTGAGGCCTTCCTCTATTAGAAGATTGGGGAGGCACGGATGATTGTGCTCCTCTACGTCTTTTTGCTGCCGAAATTGATGCTGCACTACTCATTATATACAATAGTTTGGTAGGTAATTTCTAAATACTTTACGCGCGCATTTTCATTGCAACCTTAATATGATGTTTATAATTATCTACGTTGATATCATCTATTTTATACTCATTTATATTATCGTGCTTTGTGGTAACATTTATTTTAGGGAATGGATATGGTGTTTGCTTAATCTGTTCAGATAATGCTTCATAGTGATCATCGTAAATATGACAATTTCCTAAATAGTAAATAAACTCGTGTGCTTCTAGGTCACAATGCTTAGCAATAATGTGCGTAAGAAAAGAGTAGGATGCAATATTAAATGGTACACCCAGGCCAACATCACCACTTCTTTGATACAAACTACATGAAAGCTTATTCCCAATGACATTAAATTGACACATAACATGGCATGGAGGTAATGCCATTTCATCTAATTGACACGGATTCCATGCAGACATAATTATACGTCTTGATGACCTAGTCTCTTCATTTTTCAATTGATCAATAATATATTGCAATTGATCTACACCTTTTCCAGTATAATCATCTTCACAATTAGTATATTTTGCATTAAAATGTCTCCACTGGTGTCCATAAACAGGTCCAAGATCATCAATTGCATTTTCAGTAAGACCTCTTGAATCTAAGAACTCTCTTGATGCATTTGCATTCCATATCTTGACATTAACGTCTTTTAGTTTGCGATTATCAGTATCGCCGTTCATAAACCACAGTAACTCCTTAAGACATGTTTTCCATGCAACCTTTTTTGTAGTTAGTAATGGTAGTGAACCATTTTCTAGAGAGAAATGCATAGCAGAACCAAATACGGCTTTCACTCCGCCGTTTCTAGAAGTAATCTCTTCACCGTGATCTAGAATATCTTTAATAAGTGTAATATATTGATTCTCATCGTGACGCTCGCCACGTTCGTCGATTTTCAAACTATCAAGAGCCCTCTTTAGCATTATAAAGGATATGTAACGATCATTTTAATTTCTTTTTATAACACATATGGAAAAAGCCACAGACGTTGTAAAGTCGATTCCAAATGATGCATCTGGATTCATGAAAACTGTTTTTGACTTTGATGAGGATAGTAAAGCAGAAATGTTCAACTTATTGCAATATATGGTTCTTGCAGTAATCCCATGTGTTATCATCCTTAAGGCAGTACGGATTTTAGTGCCCGAGGAAGATGAAAGTAAAGGTAGCATTGAAATTGGAGCCGAAATTATTGCCCAGATTGCTTTTATGGCAATGGCAATGTATTTTTCTAACAAAGCCATTCGATATCTACCTACTTATAGCGGAACTAATTATATGGGTGGCACTGATTTAACCGGCTTTATGCTACCATTTATGGTATTACTTCTTACTATGCAGACAAAAGTAGGAGCTAAAGTAAATATTTTATTTGATCGTGTTATGGATTTATGGCATGGTAGATCTGAAGACGCAGTTTATGTAAAAGATGCAAAAAATAATGTCAGGGTATCTCAGCCTCTTGCAGGAAGTCATTCGCCAAGTCAGGCTGATACTTTAGACACTATGCAACTTCTACCAAGTAATCCTGGCGCAACAATGCAGATTCCCAACATTCAGCCACAACAGAGTCCTGAGTTCAACAATATGTATCAAAATCAGGTAACTCAAATGCCAGGTGCTGCGACTCCAGGAGGAATGGAATCATTTGGCAACCCCGAGCCAATAGCTGCAAACGGGGTTCTTGGTGGTGGAGGATTTAGTAGTTGGTAATTAAACATTATTTAGTCCTTGTACTAGTGAATTATTCGCATTATCTGGTAATTTATTATCATTACCAGATAGTATCTCATTAATATTAGATTCTCTATGATCAGAATGTAATTCTGGTTCTTCGTTCCATGTAATTCTTAGACCTTTTGGAAAGAAACACCATTTACTCAATGTATATAACCATATACACAATGCGATTACAAATATGAGTGTTGCACAAGCAGCCCATCCAATTAGCCAATCATAAAGTGGTTCTGACTCCATATAATCATCGCATTTATCAATACTATCAATGGTTAATGCGTATAGCGGAATCATAAATATTCCCAATATTTCGCCAACTAACATGCGGATTTTATGGTGTTGAAATCTGTTAAGGAAGAAGATAAATACGATATATACCCATAAGAGATCTAATCCACTAATAATAGCGATTTGTTTTTGACATTTACTATCTCGATCATGATTATAGATTGTCATAATGTATGCAATACATGTAGTTATTGTTATTGAACCAAAGAATATTGCAGCTGCGTACCATAGTCTTTTCCACATTCCGGCATGAGTTTCACGAGCATTTAAAAGGGGCACATCAATGCTTTGATGAAACATTATTGCTTATATATAATGCAAATTGTCACACAATATATAACTATCAATTTTTGACATTATCATCAATTAATGTATTTTTCGCAATTGTTTTGATAATTCTATTTTCATTTGTATCATCTTGTACATCACTCATTAATGATTGTACAAGTTGAATGTATTCTTCTCGTCCTGTATCAGTATCTTTCCAATTTGGATTTGACTTTTCCCAATCTGTTATAGCTGATCTGTGTTTTTGTGCCAGATCGCCAATTGCGGTTTTTACTCGTTCTTTGCTACTATCTTTTTCCCATTCATTATTTTCCTTGATATACAAGGTTTCTCTTTTTACATCAGTGCAATGAATTGGTCGTTTATATGTTTCTAGTTGATTCAGTCCGTTTATAAAAACGCTGCTTATTCCGTCCATAAGACCATTATCTCTGATATAATTAATATCAGATAGTTGTATTTTCAATGATTCAAGAAAATCTGACATATTAATTGCATCTTTGCACTGTTCATTTAAAAAGACATTTATATTGAATCGATTATTATTATTATTTCCCAATCGAGGGATCATATCATTAATAATTTTTGTTTGATCTCTTAACTGTTCTGCTTGAGTTTTCATATGAGACATCATTTCTTTAACAAGAATCTTCATATCATCAGGAGCTGTTTTTGTTTTGCTAACAATATTATTTTCAAATATGTCTTCTTTTTCTAAACATTTTTTTTGATGTCGCCAAAGGCCAGATCTCGATTTATAACTCTTTGAGCACATACTACATCTGTGTAGGTTTTCAACAGACTTACTATGTGACCCATGTAGATACATATTTTCTTGTTGCTGATTTGTTGCTGACGTTGCCGATTCGTGTTTACGTGTGGACAAATGTTGCTCCCACAAAAACTTTTTGCTACACTTATAGTGACATATCTTGCAGTAATATTTTGACTGCATATTTTTGCATGTTTTTTGTTGCTGAATATGCATTACTATAGCAACAGATAAATATGCATTTAAGTTTTTTCAACAAAAGTTATCGTGTCAATTGTTTTTATATTTTTTGAGTTTTAGAGCATTTACCTAGCAAACACGTTTTTTTTATTTTTTATAGACCCATTCTTGTTTAGTATTTCTATTTTGGACATGTCCAATTTAAGATTTCCCAGTCTAGGATTATAACTAAAAAAAATGTGTTTATTTAGACAACCCTACATAACTATTATAACCTAGGATATTAACTATTTACATAGAACAAGGTAAAATGATGTCAAGTGTCAATGTCTACGCTATGTAATCGTAGCTCTTAAAAATATGAAATTACTTTATCAAGTTACACTTCTTTATAAATACAAAAATGCTTTGCTGCTTTAATTCAAGAGACAACAATACCCCGCATATAATGCAGATCCCAGAGAGAAAAGTCCTATTACTAGGTTCATCTATGATTGGTAAAAGTACGTTTGCTTATAATTTATTCTATAATAGAAAAAGACGCGGTGTGCCAAGATGTACAATAGGAGTAGATGTCGTTTCGATAGACCTACATGGTGAAGGAGGAAAACTTAGAGCAGTTATGTGGGATTGCGCAGGTAACCCTAATTATAGTGGCTTGGGAAAAGATTATTGGATAGATGCAACACATGCAATTATATTTGGATCTAAGAATAATACAAATCATAAGTGGTATTATAACGCTCTATCCAAAGATATTAAGATTATAGAATTACTTGATTATGACCAAGATATAGAAGATATAGAAGATTTTAGAGAGAGAAAAGATTGGCTATATGAACAAATATATGATTAACCTTACATTACAATTATTTTCAAAAAGAATATTTGTAATGAGCTGTGCGCTGTGGGATTTGAACCCACGAATGCGAACATATCACGGCCTTAACGTGACCCCTTAGACCACTCGGGCAAACGCACGTCATTATCACTCTAATATGTACCCTTGGTACCAATATAATTTATTATTACCTCTTTAAGTATATTATTCACTTTTCCAATTAATAAAAAAACCCACCCTATTTTTATTTTTATTTTTGTTTTTGTTTAATCCTCTCGGGATAATCTATATGTTATATCTGCAAATGCCCAAAGTACAATGCATGCTATAATAATTGTCTCTGCTAATACTGTCATCTTCTTGTTATGTTAACTAAAATTGTAATTGTTTGATAGATTTATATTTACAAGACATCTATTGTTCATTTTTTTTTACACTTTTTTATTTTACTGGATTTTTTATGGTGGTATCTATTTTAACATTTGCTTTATTTAAACTACACCAAAAAATGTAAAATATAATTAAAAGAATAGCTTATCTTTCATTTTTTCAAAAACTCATCCATCAATACACACAACATCAAAAAAACTTAAATAATAATGAGCATTACGCTGTAATATGGAAGAGCGTGGAGATACGAAGTTGTATAAGATTGAAGCAGAATATAAGAAATCTATGTGGCAGAATGAGGCATGGGTAAACAAGCTTAGTAACGGTAAAATTGTTACATACGTAGTATGTAATTGCTTTAGATGGGGATCGTTCGAGATAGAATTAACTGATAAAGAAAAAGAGGCTATACTGAAAAACAAGGAAGAAATCAAATTGTGTGATTACAACATAAGTGAAGCAGAGTTGTGGGATGGAGTGTCACATGATGAGGAAATTAAAGATGAACTTAGTTATAATAGTGACGAATTAGAGGAGATCAAGAAACTCTTATTTTATTCGAAGGAGGATGATGAGTTTAAAGATGAAGATGAGTATGTTACTTGCGATGAATTAGAAGTTAATGGGTGGGATTTGGATGATACCGAATATTGCATTTATGGTGGATGTACGTTATCTGAACTTTAATATCACAATATGATTTTTGTCCCTTTATTGTTATTTGCATCTAATACGGCTGGTTAATTAGTATTTTATTAGTAGAGATCTACTAATAAAAATAATCGTCTTAGATGTTAGAAGATGGTATTAAACTCGCCATTTCTTAAAAAATTGATTTAAAGCCATTACACTAGATACATGTAGAAACAATGACTACAATCGCAGATAACACGAGCAACAACAGCAGCACTAATAACTCCGTCGTCGAGGAAGTCGACCAATTGGAGCTTCAATGGAAGAATATGGAACTATCTCTATCTACATTTAAGACGCAAGTAACCGCTTTGCAACAGCAACTTCGCTCACTAGAGAAGGCAACGCGTCGCCAAGTCAAGCAGCTTAAAAAGGAGGCATCTAAGAGTAAGAATAGAGGTAACCGAGCCCCATCCGGTTTCGCTAAGCCTTCCAAGATCTCCAATGAGCTATGTTCATTTATGGGCAAGGAGGATGGCGCAGAGGTAGCCCGCACTGAGGTTACCAAGTTTGTCATCTCTTATATCAAGGAAAACTCTTTGGCTGAGTCAAAGGACATTAAGCCCGATGAGAAATTGAAGGTGCTTCTTGGAATTAGCGATGAAGATAAGGTAACCTACTTTAATATTCAGAAGTTCATGAATAAGCACTTCACTAAGTCTAAGAAGAAGCTTGCCGAGGCTGCCGAGGCATCAGCTTAAACAAACATACAATTAATTAAATAGAATAAAAAATATAGCAAATACATTTTTTATTTCAACCGTTATTAAATAAATACCTATGGTATAATGCCAAGAATAGGTTGTATGTATGCAGGATCAAGTGGCTCTAGCCGTGGATGCAATAAAAACAGTCCAGGAAATGGAAATGGGAAGTGGCAGGGTCTTCCCGGATTAACCAATATGCGAAGTAGTTTGGTGATACCCACTAAAAAACGCGCAAATGGTAACAAGAGAGATTATGTTTTCTGTGTCAATCAGCTTGCAGGAGGCGTAGGAAAACGTTCGGGTCAGTTTGTCTCAGGAGCAGACGGCGTTAAGGATTGTACTCCAACACGCGATATTGACTATTTTATAAATATTTTAAATGTATATGCTGCTTCTAAAGGACTCTTATTTGGTCTAAAAGGAATAACAGAGACAATTCGTCAAGATATTGAAGGTGTGAACGGAACATTCGTGGACTATGATGACTTTCTTGGTTCTGAGACAGACAAAAAACTACAGAAGGAGGTAAGGGAAGCTATTAGCATAATAAACGCTCTGAAAATAAATATTGGTGTCTTGAGCAGCGCAGATAAACAATTACATGTAGCGACGATGCTCACTCAATTGCATAAAGAGGAACTAGAATTAGCTGATTTTGGAGTATTTGTATTAGGAGGCAAAGCTACGGCCTATGGAACAAAGTATACTGAACAAATACCAATTCTTGCTGTATTTGCAGGAGGTTACGCGGAAAAGTGCTCCGATGTTCCCAAAGCGTTCTTAGCTGCCAACCCATACGCGCAGACCCCCCTCCAACCTGCGTTAGGGGTAGTTAATACGAATGGATCTGTTGTTCCTGGTACCAACCTAACGGATATCATCACATCTCTCAACACTTTTTATGTGAACTACCCGAAAAGCAACCCCTTCCCTTGGGTTAATAAAAATGTAAAGTTGGGTCAGGCAGCATGTGCCGCCATGACGATGTACCAAGATTTCACGAACGCCAGTATGACACTAACTATTGCTGGCACATCTATCCCTCTGCCGACAGCTGACAGCTCCACCGAAAATAGCCCCGTTGGGTGGGAGTGGGTCACTGACACTACAGTTAGTGACTACAGAAAAATATTCGATCCATTCGAGTCCACTATTATGTCCGGTGTTTTGGGGTATGGGTATAACAAAAGTTCATCTACATTCTCGAATAGGGTTTTGGGAAGCAGCGATGATAATACTCCAGCTGGTGTTATAGTACGACGTGCCTTCGACTACGCCAATTTCATGGGATCGCCGGGAACAGCTGATTATGCATTCCAACAGCTTAGTGGTCTTGCTGCAAACGAAAGTCCAATTGTATTTAATGTATTACTTGGGTATAAGATTTTCAAAAACAACGATGGTTTTTGGGCGACCGATAGATCGCAATATTCTCTCTCTCTGATTGAAGGGCTGGAATGCAATGAAGGCTAATGAAAAAATAGCATAGTGAAATACTTGTTCAATATGCTAATCCAGAGTATTCATCAATTTATTTGCCTAATTTGCTCAGCTTACAAGGTCCATTGTATATAAGCTTGCTACCTACAAAGAACCATTTATGTTTCTTCAGTTTCTCTTCATCACAATCAGAATCCGAGTTAGATTCTGAGCCACTTGAATGGCATATCTCTTCTTGACTCCATGCATAAAAGAAGAAAACAATGAAAAATGCAAAAAAAATTAGTCAACGATATTATCTCTCCAATAGATATTTTAAGTTTTTAGGAAGAAGAACAGATGCATCCACCAATACGAAGCGTAAACGCATGACATTTAAATTACCGGTATGATCTTCTTAGTCTCATACCAGTATATGTTGTGCCTACTCGACGTAGTTCTCTATTACTGAGCCCTCTCATGTGACATTCGCCTGAAATAAGGCACACGCATAAGGCTGTTAGTAGTACTATTATAAATATTGAACTCATAATAGTACTGCATGTTTTATAATAACTACACTCCTCAATTAAAATGCCTAGTAATAGGTCTATAATAATTTCGCTAATAATTTCGTCGTCGTCGTTATCATCTTTGCAATAACACATTGTAGTTCCAATGACTAAGAACAACATGAGTATGTATATTTTTATGGTAGGTGACTTCATTTATGTATAATAAAAGTAGCTTTGTATGACAAGTATAAATCAATTTTTTAATTCGTAATGCTAATTCGAGCAATTTTTTTTAATCTTAAATATTAATGGAGTCGCCTCGTAGAATAAATATACCTCTCGATGAAAAATCATGTTGCGTTTGTGCTGTATGTGGAAGAAAAATACAATACAAACGATTTTCGTTAATAATATTGGGTGGTTTAGTGTCATTAGCTCATCCAGAGATTCAAAACTTTATTTACATACCTCTAGTAGCATTTGTTTGTGCACTGGTAATATTTTGGAACTTTCCAATTTTGGTTTTATTTACTAACTCTAGACCACTTTATTATGAGGATTTGTTTATTGAAGATAGAAATGAGATACAGATGGATGTTAACCAGCAACTTAGAGAGAAGTTTGAATCTAGATTCCAGTGTGTATTGATAGCAACAAACTCATTGTTTGTTGCAGCACTATCAGATTATTGGTTTTATCAATTTACAGGAACAAATGATGTGTCATATGTTGCTTTAATGGGAATTACTGGAGGAATTGTAAAAATATTTCAAATTGTTAATCACACAACAGGTAGCATTGTTCTTGCGATTACAAAAAGGGTTTTAACTAGTGAAAGAGAGATTGTAACCCATAGCATTGAGATTATAGATATACCCGAATATAGTGGTGATGCCATATAATATGATATTGAATAATAGAAAAATGAATCTTTTAATATGAGAGAATGTATGAAATATCGAAATGCCTGTAGTGCTTATTATATTTGCGGTAATTGGAGTGTGTTTATTCATAACACTCATATATGAAGACCATATGCATCGGTCAGAGACATAGCGCTCTTTTGGTATAAGTTTTCTAAAAAAAATGTGTGTGAAATTGTAAAGTTTTAGATGTGTAGTTTTTTGATCATATTAATTGAAATGAGATATCGGTAGCAAATATAAATAATGGGGGTCTACGGGGGGTTCCCCCGGCCAAAAAATTGAAAAGTAAGATGGTGATAAGGAGAAGTGTAATCAAGAAGAATAAATTGAACTAAAAGTTAAAAGTTTTAAAATGAGTATGAGTATGAAGATATCGGGAACGAGTTTAAGTAAGCT